CATAAGAATCAGTAGTGTACACAGTATGTTTTTCCACTCCAAAAGTTTTACCATCAGTTTCCCAATAAGTATCATACTTTTTAGCACCTCCATGATAATTAGTATATTCTGCTGGATTATTTGTAACACTACCTTGTTGTTGAGTAGATGGTTGACTAACAAACTCTTTAAACCCTTCTATATCTTGTTTACTACCTAATATGTGGATTTGTTCTGGTTCAACTACATATTCATTTCTAACTCCATTTCCTCCTAAATTTCTTTCAAATATATTTTGAGTATTTATTACAGCAGCTATGATTTTATTTTTATTAAAACCTATCTTCGGTTCTAATGTAAAATCATCTAACGTATCCGTATTTTCTAAAGCTGTTTGATAATTTCCAAAATAAACACCTTTGCCAAATTCTCCTTTTTCAGAAGATATAAACTTATCAAATTTTTCTCCTTTAGTACCATGATAAACAATATCCTTCACTTTACTATCTGGAAATATAGTATTTAGATATTGAGAATAAAGTTGTTGAGCTTGTTGTTTTTGTTGCGGAGTTACTTGATTATTTAACAACTCAATTAAATAATCTATACTGTTTAATCCTAATTGCCTGTCGTTTTCTGATTGTACTTTAATCAAATACTCTTTTTTTAGTTTAATAAGAGAGTCTATATTTAATCTATTAGGTAAAGAAGAACTCAATATATATTGAAAAGCACTATTAATGTCTTGAAATTTATTAAAAGGAATGGGTATTCCTGCTTCTACTTTTTTTAAAGTGACACCTAATTTAGACGCTTCTTTTTCTAAATCGTATGTATTTAACTTTTTATACTTATTATAACCAGTGGTTTTTAAGTTATTTATAAAAGTATCGTTTAACTCTATTTTAAATCCTAAAACCTCGTGTATCTGATTAGCTAATTCAGGATTAGATTCAAATAGTTCATCTACTCCTGGTTTAACACTACCTTGAGTGGGTTGTTGAGCAGTTAACTCAGTTGCTGTTTCAGGACGTTTAATTTTTTCAGGATTTTCATAATCTATATTAGAAAGATAATCTTTAAACCGTGATTTATTAGTATTTATATCTGAGTTATTTTGTCTTACAAATAAATCATAAAAATTATCTAAAAGATTAACCCCATTTTTATCTAATGCATTCATAAATAATTCAGCTTCACTTTCTAAGATAGTTAGTATATCAGTAAAGTCAGTGATATTTGTAAAGCTTAATTTAGTTTTATTTAATCCTGTTTGTAAGAATGCATATAGATTTAGATATTTAAACATAGAACTTATTCTTGCATTTTCTACAGGGTCATTTACTTTGTTAACTGTAGGATCAGCAAGCTTCTTTAAGTCATTTGTATATAGATTAGATTTATCATTATCAAAATCTTTATCAGCTATATATAAATTAAATGCAGATTCTTGTTTTGAAGAATCAAATTTTAATTTAGACAAAACAGGAAAATCTTTTTTAAGATTTGGATAATTCTGTAAAAGCTGTGTCATTCTAACAGCAAATGAATTCTCATTATCTTGAAAAAGATGGAAGAAATTAAATGCATTATCTAATGCTTGTACAGCTAACAGTTTTTCATAAGTATATCTTACGGCTTTTTCATTAGACAAATCTTCAAATAGTTCTTTTGTATTTTTAAGTTCTTCTTTGAAATAGAATGAATCAACATACTCTTGAGTCATTGGAGTAATAGACCTTAAATATTCTCTTTGAGATACAAAATTTAAATACTCATTGAAGTTAACTTCAAAGTTATTCATGAATGTTGATGGATGTAAAGGATATAAACCTCTATTTTCATAACTATTTTCTGCTTCAGAATTTTTAATCCAAGCTTTTTCTTTAAACTCTTTTTGAAGCTGCTTCATATCAAGATATAAAGTACCATTCTTAACAAATGCACCTCTCTTAAGTTCTTTTGCCATAGATGTTGGAATAGTGGTATCCATGTTTAAAGATATAAAACCATCTTCTTTTTTATATTTTCTAATGGCATTTTGAAATATAAAACTTACCAAGTCATTTCTAAATACATTACTAAACATTTCAATGTTTTTACCAGGGAATGTAATTTCTAAATCTTCTCGTATTTTATCTTTCTTGCCAATTAAGTAATCACTAATTGTCTTATGATATCTTAATTTAAATAAAGGTCTACTTACAGCCAGAGCTAAAGGACCATTAAAAAATGACTTTAAAATTGAGTCATCAATCATAGCTTCAACTATTTCTGTTGGAACTCTTTTATCAAAGAATAAATCTTCAATATTTGCTTCTGTTTGTTCTACATCAGACAGAGTAGACTTAGTACTTGTATCTGGATTAGATGACATCTTCAATGCAGTATAGCCAGCAATCTGTTGTTCTAATTCTAGATAATGTAAGAACATTGCTTTTGCTATATCACTATTTCTATTATCTGTTTCAATTAGATCTAACATTTCATTTTCCGTAAAATGCTTTTGCTTTTTACCTTTAAAAAACTCATTTAATAAGTCTTGACCTGCTAAATATCTTTCATCATTTTTAGATGTTCCTTTCAATTGATCTTTATCAAAGTATTTTTTAATAATATTTGATGCAGCTTGATATTTTGCAAGTCCTGGACTTTTAGGTTTTTTACCAAGCACATCAGCAAATGTAGATTTAGCAAGACGTTGTTCATCTACATATTCTCTAACTAATGGATTTGACACAAAATAAATTGCTTCTTTTACTGGCACACCAGCTTTAACAAGATAGAGTAATGTTGGAGCAACCTCATAGTTACCCTGAATAAAGAAGATCCATGCATCCTTTTCAACGTCTACCCATCCGTTCATCATTTGTGATATAACATCTGAGATTTTATTTGTTCCATCAACATCATAGAGGTCTGACATAGAAATAACTTCTTTGCCATTTTTATCCATTTTGTTATGTCTCAACCGCATATTACTTTTTCTTACCTCTTTGCTGATAATATATTCATCAGGCATGTAGGCACCCAATGTATTCATGATCACATTGAATGTATTTTCAATTGCCCCCAGACCTAAAGTTTTCTTACCTACAATATTTGATTCATGTTTGTATACATTATATAATGCTTCAAGTACTCTCGTAGGACTAATTTCTCCAGTATCTTCAGTCATTTTATTCTTCTTAGGATTATATTCCATGACCTTTGATGCTAGTTTATCTGCAATTTCTTTAAGAATAAAAGTACCGTTTGGCATAATCAAAGAAGCATAATTTTCTGGAAGCTCCAAAATATTTTTCATATCCTGAATCATCTCATTTTCTAATGCTATTTTTTGTAAAGTAATAGCTTGCAAAAATTGATCAGTTCCTCTAAGCTTTTTAATTTCATCATTGTCTTTATATTCTCTTTTTATTACTTTACCTTGTTCATCAAGTGTAGTAATATATGTAGTCATTTTATCAATATCAAAGTCAGCCCCAGACTTAGCAACAATATCTGCTGGAACAATGATAATATTTCCTGCTTGAGGTGGTAAAAATTCAAACACTTCAGCAAACTCCATTTGTGCAAGACCTTGTACTGGAATTCTTACACCAACAAGAGTTATTGCTTTTCTGTTAGCTTCATTGTCTGCATCTAACCAAGCATCATCTTTAATCTTTTCATTTAATCTTGCTAATGAAGCATCCATATCCAGTTTACCATCTTCAAAGTATACACCAACAGTTTCTCCATCTTGGTATTCTAAATTGAAAAGATTATAATATGTACCACGCATTGCAATCATTACTTTGGATGCTGCAGTATAACCATTAGATTTTCTATGATAACCAGGAAGTAGATATGTAGCTGATGCCCACTTTTTTATTTCATCTTTTGTTGCTTTTCTTAAATCAGGTTTAGTAAATTGACCAGCAGTAAGACCTACAGATACTTGTACTAGTGGTTCCCCAGAAACTTTTTGTTTGATAATTCTCTTATTAATCATAGAGAGTAATAACTTCTCTATTTTAGCAGCTTCTGGATGGAAAGACAAATCATGTTCAAGTTCTCCAGACTCATCATATACATCAATAAACTCAATAAGATCATCACTTAAAAGATCTTCTCTTTCAAGATTTTGTCTAATCATATTTAAAAGCTTACCTGTACTAGAATTGTCTTTTGTTTTATAAACTCCTGGAGAAGTTTCTTCATAACCCATTTCTTCTAGAAGTTCTAGTTTTAATAGATTTGTGTATTCTTCTACATTACGTATATATTTTTTTACTCTATCATTAGTAATATCATTATATTTAGTAGACTTAATTTTACCTCTTTCATAAAGACCTTCTAAAATCATTTTTCTCATCTGTGTAGAAAAGATTGATTTATCTTTATAGCTTGAGTTTATTTCAGTTTGATTCTTTAAGAAATCAGCAAAAATTATATTTTTAGTAAACTTAACATCTTTATTAAATGTGCCATTAGGATTAAGTATTTGATCTCCAGAACCAAGATGTGACACTTTAGATCCAGACTCAAATAAAACATAATCTACTTGATCTTCCATCATTTTTTCATGTAAATCAAATATTGGTGTACCTTCTTTCCATACTCCTGGAATTATTGGTGCAAGTGAAAATTTATGAAATGAATTTATAGGAAGACCAGTTGCTTCTATATTACCAAAGTACTGCAATTTATATGGTGGAAAGAACTCTACCACATCTTCTGCAGTAATATTTTCTCCTAATGAAACTTTTCTATACAGTAACTCTTGTTCAGCACTCCAATTTCCTTCAGCATTTTTAAGTATTCTATACCATTCAAATGAAATTAGACCTTGACCATCAGCAATTTTCATCTGTGGTTTATCTTCATTGAAGTATTCTGATGCTGAGATATCTGCAATTTCTTTTGCTTTTTTCTTGTCTTTAGTTCTTTCAAATACAGCCTCTTCAATTGCATCTCTGTATTCTTTGTACATTACAGAATTGAAAGTCATTTCTTTCATTATAGCTGTAACTAAAGTTCCATCATAGTTTCTTACATTATAACCTCTTCTTTCAGCATAGTAATTCTTTAAAGAACTAAGATATACTTGTGCTCTTGCATCTGCACGGAACCCTCTACCACCAGAACCTAAACCAGCATTTCTTTTATGAAACTCTTCTTTAGCATGATTGTATTGTGCTAAATCACCATATGCTAAGATTACAGTTTCCATTTTATGGATAAATGAGTTATAAGTGTATGCTTTTACTAAAGCACGTTCTACCTCATCATCTGTAAGTTGATCATTAGTTATTTTTACTCTATTAAATAATCCCTTATCTATATATTTAGCTTTTTGTAATCTTTTTAAATTTTCATCTGTATCTTGATTAAAATATTCAGCTACATCTTTTCTTATTTTGTTTCGTAGTTCTGGATTATTATCAAGTTCAGAAATAAAATTAAAATCAGCTAATGGATTTTTAGAAACTTTATCTAGAATAGAATATATTTCAGCTTGAACTCCCTGAGATAAAACATCATCAAATGCTGTAAATGCTTGTCCAGCCATTACTGGAGTTTTCTGATTGTCTTTTCTTTTTACTTTTCTGTTATATCCTGCATAGTTTTTATATTTATCTATGTCTTGTTGGAATCTAACTATTCTATTTGCTTCTGCGGCAATATAACCTTCAACTATATCATATCCTTTAATTTCTCCGTCAGCATACTCTAAAAAGGATTCTATATCTACATATAATCTACCAGCCTTTTTACCATTATAAGTTATTATATCCCCATCTACAGAAAGACCCATTGCAGTGTTTTTAGAAGCATGTCTCATAAACTCTTCTACACCATTCAACAGCATTGTATGAAACTCTTGTAGATACTTACTTGTAGCATCCATAGCTGCAGTAGATGTCCCACCTTCATTTTTATAACTTACCATTTGTGTTCCAGCCACATTACTTAGAGTAAGTTTAGTATCTGTTATTTTCTCACCATATGTAGATGACATTGGATCAAGATCAAAAATAGATCTTAATATTTTAGAGAATGGAGAGAAAGTATTATTGGCTTCATTCAACCATCTCATTTGTTTAAATCTACCAGCAGGATCTGCGGCATCTGTAGTTAACTCTTGCCAGTTTTTAGCAAAGTTTATTGCCGTTACAATTCTTGTAATAGTATTATCTACCATGTGTTCCCAAACTCTATTACCTTCAGGAGTCTGAACACTAAAGTTAGAATAACTGTCTGAAAATTTATTTTGTATTTCAGCAATAGCTCTAAGTCTACCTCTTACTTCTTCACTTTGTTTTTCATTATCCCTTAATGAACTAGGAAGACCATTTAGTAAAAACGTCAATGGATCTCTTTTGAATAGAAATGCATCTGGGGAAATACTTTTATTTACTTTTTTAATTACCTCATACATTCTATCAACACCAAATGTTGCACTAAAAGGTTTGGTAGTATTATTTAGTATGGATTGAATAGCAGTACTTGATTGATCTAATACAATACCAAGTGCTTGAAGAAACTCATTTGCTTTTTTATAATTGAAACGTCCATCAGTCCCAAAGTCTGCAACTATTTTAGCTGTGTTTAACAAGTTTCTATCATACTTATCTTTTATAATATATGGATTGATTGTAGAATCTGCTGTTGCAAAATTAGATTTCCAATCCTGAATTACTTGGTATACATCAAAATTAGCTTTTGCTATTCTGGCTTCATATTCCTTAATAGTAGGTGCTCCTTCAGATTTTTTATACTCTTTGTTTAGATTAAGCTGTATATAAGGAATTCTTGGTTTCTTAAAGTCCTGCCAGAAATTTGTTTCTGAATCAAATTCAAGACTAGATTCATATTCAGAACCCATTTTAATTTTAAATGGATCTGGTAAAAGATTTAGTAATTGCTTAAGCTCAGGATAGTTTTCAGAATTTTCATAAATTCTAATGTACATATCCATTTCATCATATGAACCTTGTAGTATTTTAGCAAGTCTATTCCATGTGATATCTACATCTTGAAGTTCAGGAAGACCAAATAAACCTTCTCTACTTTGTACAACTTCACCATTAATTCTTGTTACTTTAAAGACACTAGCAAGTAACATCATAGTTTCTATACTTGCTAATTCTTTTGCTGAAATTGTATTGCCATCATTCTTTATAAATATTGAACTCTTTTCAATATTACTTGGATCTTCTATTTCAATATATTGCTCTCTAAGAATTTTAAATTTAGATTTCTCTAAGTGATAAGCAATAACATTATTTTTTTCTTTACCGTCAAGTGTTCCGGTAAGATTACCATAGTTATCAGTAATTTTAACTAAAAGATCGTACTCTTTAACAAACTTAGGATCTAACAGTAACTCATCATTAAGTTCAAGCTGATCTATATAAGATATTCTAAGTCTTTCAAATCTATCATAGATATCTTTATAAAGATCTTTTTTATACTCAGGATTCTTTAAAAGTTTTATTGCTGCGGCAGAAGTATTAAAGTCTCTGTTATAGTTTTGGAATATAACAGCCATCATACTATCCATAGCATTAGAAATCTTTTTAGACTCTTCTAATGTAAAATTATCATTGATGGTTTTTGCTCTGTTTAGTTTCCCAAACATTACATTATCCATAGAAGGTTTTAGATTAGATAGAATCTCTGGATTTTCTGAAGCTCTATACAACTTGTCAAACATTTCTTTAACAGTATCGATATCTTGAAGATTTGTAGCAACCTGTTTCTTGTTAGTTCTACCAAACATATTCTTGATGAACTGATAAATTGCATCAAAAATCTTACTTAAGAATCCTTTAGTTGTTTTTTTACCTTTAGACTTTGCATAATCTCTAAACTCTTCAGCCAAGTCTTCTTCTATATCAAAGTATGCATCTTCTTTTGTAGCATATTTTCTATTTGCATATTTTGGAAGTTTTAATAGTTTTTCATACATGTCTATCTTAGTGTTCTTACTTAGGAACAACTGTGAGAATCCATGCCATGCTTCGTGGTAAAGATCTACTGATGTACCGCCATCAGCTTCATAAAGTGTAATACCATATCCTGCCCAGGTTGCAAATGCATCAGAGTTTACTACTTCAGTAATTCTCTCAAGAGAGATGAATTTACTTAATGGAGAATTTTTCCACCATCTTTCAGCAGCTTCTCTATCTGCTTTGGATGTGAATACTTTATCAAGAAATTTTCCTCTTAGTTTGTCTCTATTAAGACCATTCTTTTCTGCTTTTTTATATAAAGCACTGTTAGAAGAACCTTCAAGAATATCAGCAAATAAATTTACTCTAGTTGCTGGATTATTTTCAACATTAGTTTCTTTAACTTCTGCTTCTGTTAAAGGTTTAGCTGGTACAGTAGATTTTATATCTGGACTTGCATCTAATGCATTTGCTCTAAACTGAATGATTTGTTTCTCTGTAAGACCAACAGCTTTAGCTAACTCATCTACTTTCATTCTTGGTTTGTAATTCTCAACTTTACCACCAGCATCTTTTATCTGGTTTTTCATAGAAATGGTATATGTTGATTCCTTTTGTGGTGTAGATGTATTAGCCGGTTTATTCCGTGACTGTGATTTTGTAGTAGGTTTTGTTACTTCTTTATCAGTTTTAGTTTTTGTTTGAGGTTGTGTTTGTGTTTTAGGTCTATACAATGGAATAGTTCCTTCATTATCAATAGTACCTTCAGGGATTACATAATTAATATATGCATTTAATCCTTCCTCTTCTGCTAACGTTTGATCTGTATATACTACTCTGACAAATGATTTGATTGTATCAAAGTAATTTTTTAAAGTTTCTTTTATTGTATTACCCTCAATTTCATAATCAGGAAATGGTTTTTTCATTCCAGTAAAGTTGAAAGAAACATTTGCAGGCCAATATTCATTAGAACCTATTTCTTTACCTGTTGCAACATATTTAGGTCTTGCTGTATTACTTACACCAAGTAAATGATCTACTATCATTTGTTTACCTTCTTCTGTATAAAGAACTGTCTCTGGAATTTTTTTTCCGGCAATTTCTACAACAAAAGTTTTTTCACCATTTATTACTCTTGTAAAAACTTGTATTCTATCACGATTTGTATTTGAATCATTTTTTTTTGTATTATTAATAAAGAGTTCAAAATATGCTTTTCTTTCATCAGGAGTTAATTCTCTACCTTTTAATAAAGCTTTTGTAGTAAGAACGGTTGCAATTTTTTCTGCAATTTCTGGTGTTATAGATGAATAACTTATTAAAAGTTCTTGTTCTGCAACAATTTCACCAGGTTTATTTTTTTGAACTATTAGATATTGATAACCCCTATACTTTCCACTAGTGATTGGTACAGCTCTTTTAACATCTGCTTCAGTTATACCTGCCTCTACAATAGTAACTCTTTTGGTTGCCGTAGGTGCAACACCAAATGTAGCTCTCGTAATTGGAAGTATAATTTGTTCAACATTACCATTTTCAATTAATTTTCTGAGCTCATAAAGCTGATTAACTTGTCTTAATTGATTTTCAGTATATTGTTTTATTAGTGAGTTAAGTAACTCTTTGGAAACCTTACCACCATTTTCTTCAATTTTTTCAGCATGTCTTTTAGCAAGAACTTCTGGATCAATGAGTGTATATTTTCTACCTTGTTTATTTTGAGGATTACCAATATAGAGCTCACCATTCTGATTAGTTACTCTTCTTAAATACTGATATACAATGCGACCCTCTTCAGGATTATCTGTTATATTACCTTCTTCGGTAAAATATAAGAAATTACCATCTTCATCTGTTATAACTGCAGATATACCCTTGTCATCAGGGTTTTTCTCCATATGTGTTTTATCACTTGTAGTTAATAAATCACGATCTATGTTTCTAGTTAGTAATGCTGTTAGAGTTAACACTCTTCCCTGATAAATAATTGGTTCATTTCCTGATCTTTCCTTAGCAATTCTTGCAATTGATTTAACAACATCAGAAAATAACTTTTTCTCAGGATCCATTTTATTTCTGTCTTCATCAGAAACTGTTTCTGGATTTTGTGCAACAGCCATTTGAATAGTAGTAGTCCACACACTACTGACCTTTGCACCATTCTCTTCATTAAAAGACCAAAGAATCTTTGGATCAACATCCACTTTAAGAGAAAAATCTTTTTTAGATTTATTAGTTTCTTTAATCTTTGAATCTATTTCATCCTTACTCATTTTTTCTTGAGCAACATCTTTTCCTACTTCAGCAAGATCTGCAAATCTTTTTCTCATTTTTGCAAGACCAGTAAAGTCAAAATTATTATCTACTAGATAATCATTTACTTCTTCATCCTGTGTAACTAATTGAAATACATCTGGAATTGCCTGAGCATATAATAAAGCTTTTACTTGATCACCAGAACCTTCTTTTACAACACTATATGTTTCTTTTATTAATTGATTAATATCAATAGCTGGTAAATTAGAATCTTTAATTCTATCAATGATTTCACCATAAATTACTTCATAAAGATCTAATACTTGATCTCTATTTAAACTACATGCCATTTTAACAAAGATTTGAGTTTTCTCCTAATTTCTTCCATCGTGAAGTTTTATTTGATGCTTTAGATTGCTCTTTTGATTTATTAAGAGCTTCTTGGTCATTCATAACTTCTTTAACAGTATCTTTTGACTCTTTAGAATCTTCAACATCATTTGGTGTTAATGTTGCTTCTGGTTCTGGTTGTGTTGCTTCCATAGTTGTTTTTTCAAAATTTTCTACAAGTTCTGCTTCTGTAAATTCTCTAGATACATTTGTTTTAATGTTCTTTAAAGTGACTTTATCACTATTTACTTTAGTTACAATAACTATTTCATTAGTACCTACTTTAGTAGGTCCTACAAAAATAAAATTTTTAGTAATAAGATATTCACCAACTTCTACATTTTGTATAGACACAACAGTCTTTAATTCTTGTAGTCTAGTGTTGTATGCTTCAGTTAATCCTGTAATATCTTCATCATTTGCTTGAGCTTTAAGGAACTCAGTTTGATAAACTTCTTCAATATTACTTAGTGTAGCATTCATTATTTTTTCTACAGCAGCAGAATTTACTGTTGGTGCTGTAGGTTCTCCAAATGTTTCACCTAGATTTTCTTCTCTTGCTTGTTTGACAAGGTCTTTAAGTTCCTCTCTTGTAGCTGGTCTAGAAACTCCTTCTGACGGTTTTCTGGTAGTCCCCGCATCCTTAGATACACCAGTCCCTTCCTGTACTTCTGATCCACTGAAGATTTTTGCGATTTGTTTGTAGTTGAAGATTTTTCCATCTTTAGTTAATTTAATTAATTCTAAGTTATTTCTTACTTCATTGAGGGCATTAATTTGATTTGTTATATCATCAATAATATCACCCCTGTTAATTACCGTATATCCTAATTGATTTAATCTTTCTATTGAGTCTTCTATCCACAACTGAATTTTTAAAAGATCTCCAGAAGTTAAATCTTTTGTTTCTCCATCTATAAGCTTGTCTAATGCTTCAGGATATTGATCAGAAAGTATTTCTGTAATATTATCTGCAATAGTGCTGTCTGAAGATAAATTACTAATAGACTTAAGATCTTGTGTTTCATTTGCTTTAGTTGCATTTGCAGTAAGTCTCTGGAAGTTATTTGGTAATCTATTTAATGCAAAAATATAATTGTTTGCATTCTCCCCATAAAGATACATCTTTTTATTAGACTCTATTAAAGATTTTCTTTTACCATCAAGAGTTCTAATATCTTCTTGTAGTTTTGCTATTCTATTTAGTAAACTATCTTTTCTATTTGTGTTTGCTTCTACAGTAACAGAGTTTCGGAGATCTGAAATTTTAGCAGCCATTTTTCCAACTTGTTTGTTGATTTGACTGATCATTTCATCATTTGACATATAACTAAGAACTGTTATATTTCCACTAGCATCTCTTAGTACTTCATACTTAACACCATTTATTGTAGCAATTGATTTTTCTTTATTTGAAAATGCTGCATTAATTACTTGACCATTTACAGTAGATAGCTGACCAATTGATTGGATTGGAATAACAAGTTGTACTCCTGCTTTATCTAAAGTTACGTCACCATTAGTTACATTTTTAGAATCAACCTGTAATGGAAATACTTCTGTTAAACCTTTAGTAGATTCAATTGCTTCAGATATTTTTTTGATTTGGTTTTCAATTTCTCCAATAAGTTCAGGATTTCCAAACTCTCCTTTTTCAATTGCTAGATTAGCTTGTAATGCATCAAGTGTAAGTTGTAATCCAGTTATGTTACTATTTACAACTACTTCTACTCCAAAAGCCCCATTAGACATTCTAACAAGCTTACCTGTACGTCCATTAAAGATGACTGCTTTATCTACATTATCTTTTAGTTTATTCATTACTGGATCAGACTCAGGAATTCCTTGTCCCATTTCTTGAGTAGGAGTTTCTGTTTTTTTAACTGGTGTTTTTATTTCTGGTTTGATTTTTACAATTCCAAAGTTTTCAACTTCTGGTAAGTATTCTAAATCAAATGTATCTTGTCCAGCAGGTACAATACTAGCTAATTCAATATCATCTATATAACCTATTTTATCAGAACTAAGAGTAACTTCAAAAGGCATTAATTTAATCTCTGGAGTTATTCCTGTATTATTGTAAAATAAATTTGCATAGATTGATTGTTGTGCTCTAAAGTAGGTTGAGCTTTCATATTTTGCTTTTGGATCTCCAAAAGTTTTCCAGCTTTTTTTAGTTTTGATATCTACAATAGCTACAGAACCATCTTCTTTTATAAGAAGTAAATCTACCTCACCAGTTACACCTTTACCGTCTCTTAAAGATTTGTCAAATAATTTAACATTTTCAGAAAGAATAGTATAAGTACCATCTACAATACCAAGTCTAAATTTAGTAACTATACCTCCTTGACTTGTTGAAGTTACCGGAGCAAATAATTTATCAAATGCTTTTCTAGACATTACATCTGATATTTTAATTTGCCGTCCTTTTAACTCTACAGTTGAGTTATAGTTAAACTCACTAAACTTAGATGCTGTAGCTGCATTAGGTGTCAAGAATATTCTGATTAATCCATCAACATAATCTCCGGCATCAGATGATTCTTTAAAAGCATACTTCTCAATTGTATTTCTTAAGTCTTCGTAAGTACCTACAGTTTTAAGTGAGTTTTCTACAGCTTCTAATTTTTCATCAAATCTAAATTCTTTCCATCCAGAAGTTTTACCTCTATATACTTCTTTCTTAAATGCTTCCATAAAAAGTCTAATGCGATCTTCTGGAACTATTTCAGGATCATTAAAGAATTGATTATATAGATTTTCTACAGGAGATGGTGATACATTTCCTTCCGCATCTACTACAGGTTTAATTGGACTATATGTAAAAGGTTCTTTTTCCTTTATAGAATTTTCAACTTCTTCAGCAACTTCGGTAACACGATCTGGTCTTGGATCAGTAGGACCTCTATCTTTAAAATTTCTACCAATTACATTACCATCTTCATCACGTATCTCAACTATTTCATCTTGTTTATTAATTACATTTTCTTGTATAATTTCAATAGTTTCTTCTGCAATGTTTCTAGGTTGAGCCATCTTAACTCTTGCATTCAAATAACCATTTAGACTTGCTATGTCTTCATTGATCATAGCAATAGTTTCTGGAGTTAGTTGAATTTTTTCATCTACCTTTTGAGGATTAGGATATTCTCCAGCTTCTAAATATGACTGGTATCTATCAATCATTTTAGCAATAATCCATGTAGGAGTATTAGCTCCAATTTGAGTATTAGAAAATTTCAATACAGGTGGTTCTGCAAGTTTTGCAGCTCTTTCTCCTGCAAGTCTTTTAGCTTCTTCATTAAACTGGTTAATTAAATTAGTCTGTGTTTCTAACCAATTTTTTCTAAGTCTTTCGTACTCTAAAGGATTTTTGGTTTTAATATCTAAAGACTCCCCTAATACATCTACTAAATAAGTATCAAACTCTTCAGTGATTTGTTCACGGAATGGTGCATCAAAGTCAGAAAATTCTGTCTTAGTTGTATATTGATCTGGAGTATTTTCATCTATACCTTTACTTCTAAAGTCTTCTTTAACTTCAGATATAAGATTATCATACTTTTCATTAATGGCATCAACAGCTTCCTGATATGCTAAAAATTCTTTAGTATTTTCTACATCTATTTCTGGAGCTGCAGGTTCTTTAGTAAGTTCTTGTTCTATCTCAGCAAGTCTTCCAGAAACAGCTTGTGAATAAATTATAGATTTTAATGCAGTATCTATTCTTTCATTGAATTGTTCTTGAGCATCTTCTATATCAGAAGTGTCGTACTTTTGAGAAAGTTGGAAAACAGATTTATTTTTATCACGATCATTTTTAAGAACTTCTGTTTGCTGATTAAAGAAATCTTCAGCACTTTCATTTTTCTTAGTAAAGATTTCTTCTGCAACAACTTCTGCTGCTGCTTGCACCTCTACATAGTTATCAGACTGTAGCTGTTCAGCAGCTTTTGTTAAAAGTTTTTTCTCATTTTCTAACTTTTGTCTTTCTTCATCAGTTAAAGTTTCTGCAGTAACTCTCTCAGATTCTTTTATTCTATATTCTTCCAAAGTCATTCCATAGACCTCTTGAAATTTAGCATCAAACTTTTCTTTTTCTTTATCAAGTAAACCGGCTTTTTCACTTTCAAGTTCTTCAATTCTTTTATCAAGTAATTGTTTTTGAGTAAATGGTTCACCAGCAGGTTTTTTATTTGCTAATTCTGCAGCTCTATAGAATATATCAATATAATCTTCATATAATACTGAACCCTTGTTAATTATTCTTTTATTAGGAACATCAAAAAATTGTTCTGGTAATTTTCTGGTTTCAATCCATTCTGCAAATTCGTCCAAATCTACATATACTCCTTGGTCAGCTAAAGTGTTTAATAAAGTATTGTTTTCAATAGCTGCAATTTCTTGATTAACGATCTCTTTTGCTATCTCTTCTCTATTATTGTAGAGATCTTTCATAAACTTAAAGTTTCTCTGTAAATGCTCATAAAACTCTCTTGGAGTAGCAAGCATATTTACATACTCAATAAGTTTTGCATTTTCATTTTTAAGTATATGTGTATCTAATAGATCTGTAAAAAGATCATCTATTCCACCTTTACTTTGAATTTCTTGTTCAAGCTGCATTCTTTCTTCTGCAGTATCTGCAAGTCCAAAAAGTAATTCAGTGAATGCTTCTTTATATTCTAAAAACTCATTAGTTTCACCAGACTCATATTGATCAACTAATTGTTCAATAGCTTGACTTGCGGCTTGATCTTCATCTAAATTAGTATTAGATTCAAGAATTCTTTTTTTAATTTCGTTTAGTCTTGTTGTAATAATATTGCTTTCTCCTAATGTTTTATCAATAAACAAGTCTACAAGTGCTTCTTGTTTTTCATTAAACTTAGAATATAATTCTACAAGTTCTCTTTTCTTTGCTGCTTCCTCAAGAGCTTCTGAAGTACCAAAACTTTCTAAGTTTTCTACCTCAGTTTTAAGCATTTCTATCTCTCTTGTTAATCTTGTTGGATCTGTAAAGCCAACAAAGTTTGCAAAATTAGATTTTTTCAGTACTGATAAAGAAGCTATTCCTTCATATAATTTATTTAATCTTTTTGCATTATCATCAAATGAGTTATGTAGAAAAACATAATTATAAAGAGACTGACTATATGCTTTATTATAAATCTCTGCTATTGCTCTTTCTTCAGTACCTTCTGCATACTGAGTTGCATCAACTTGGAACTTCATTTTTTCTTTAGCAGTATTCCAACGGTCTTTGATTTGTTTTGCATTCTCTAATGCTTTGTCAAATCTTTCTAATGCTTTTGTACCTTGACCAGGTTTTAAACTCCATGCTTGTTCTATATCTTCTGCTGATGCTTGTTTGTAACCTTCATAGTGTTTTATAAACATGTCAAAGGTTCCATTCTGTAATGAACCAAGTACAGCAGATTGAAATGCAGCAAACTCTGCATCTTTTATTTCTTTAGTAGTATGCTCTTCTGGATTGTCTACAACATTAGCTACCAGAGCTTGATTAGCATAGTTATTAATTCTAGGATCAAAAAAGAAGTGACCATTTTTATACATAGTATTTAATTGGTCTACAACAGTATCTGCTAATTCTTCTCTACCATCTAGATATTCTTTGTATGATGCATCTTTTTTAAGGTAATCATTATACCCAATTGTGGCATATTTTTTAATAAAACCAGGAGCTTGCAGTATAGTCCCCATTAAGAAACCAGATAAAAATGTTTCAAGACCTTGAGCACTCCATTGTTTTTCAATAGCATCCCCCATTAATCCTAAACCATATCTAAAGTTTCTAGCATCTTTATTTTTATAAGTATTTACATAGTAGTTTTGAAATGTATCTTGTAAGATATCTTGCATAACTTCTTGACTACCTTCAACAACATTGGCTTTAAAGTAATTAAGACCTACTTTACCATATGTTTGAGGTTTTGCTAGTGACTTTATTGCATTTACAAAATTGACTCTTTGTTTAGTAAAAGCACCTTCTAAAGCTTTTTTACCTGGATCAAATAAGATTTGAAACTCTTTACCAACATTTGCAACAGTTTTTCCAAAAGCAAATTTTGGTACTCCTTTTAAAAAACTTGCATTTGTAATTGATGGAAAAACAAGTTTGTAACTATAGTAAATTAAAGCTGTGTTAGATAAAGTATTCCAGAATGCACCTTTAGATGCTTGTTTCATCATAGATTCTTGTTGTTCAAGACTAGGTGGTGCTCCGTTTTCTGCTACATAATCATTATATAATCTATCATATGCTTGATATTTTGTAAAACCTCCTTCAAGTTTACCTTCTGATAGTGCTAAGTTCATAGACATCATATCATGCCAAAGTGCACCAGCAGTAACAGAACTTCTTGCAAGATTAGTTATATTATCTGTATTCTTTAATTGTTGATATGCAGCTGTAGTATTGTGTAAAGGATTAATAAAGTTTCCAAAATGTCTTGAAGCAGAACCAAATAGTTCTTTTGCTTTTGATAGATTTGAATAATTTTTTACACCAGACATTAATTTACCAATAGCTTTACTAGCATCAACTAATGCTCTTGGTAAACTACCAAGTTTATTTAAAAAAGTACCAGCACCCTCTAAAGCACCAGTAGCAACATTACCTCCACCAAACAAACCTCCAATCAAAGCACCTTCAACAGCACCTTCTGCAAGAATACCCATTGAGTATGATGCAGAGTTGAGTAGGTTTACAGTAAATCCTCCAAGACCACCTTTTGTTGATGCACCTATTGCATTGTAGTACTCATAGTCTCTTGCACTTTGTTCATCTGCATAAAATAAACCATCACCATTTAAAATACTTTGGTATGATTTAATAGGATCCATAAATCCTTTTGACAACATTGGCCATGCAGAATGTGTTGCCCATCTTTTTAAATCATCTCCAAATGTAGTATTTTGATTAAACCAACTTTCATTATCAATTAGTGGGTGAAATCCTACTTTATTATATGTTTCTTGACCATAAGCTTTATATTTTTTTCTAAAAGTACCTTGTGGAGATGCATCATAAGCATATGGTTGTACATATGCTCCCTGATCAGTCATGTTATTTACTTTAGCCAAACTACCATTCATGACAGCTTCAAATGAACCTCCTGTCTGACCATTTGCTTGTGAACTTTTTACTTCTGATGGTGGATAATCTGGTGTAACACCTGCAGTATTATCTTTTATAAAATTAGTTTGATTAACAAAATTATCTTTCCAGTTTAATTGTGGCGCAAGAGGTTGCTCAATCTTTGCTGGATCAAGATAATTATTCTGAGACATCAGCTGTTGAAAAGCTGACTGTTGATTATTAATACTTTCTGCAGAGTTTAATGTTTCTTCTATCATTTTTTAATGTTTATTTCCACCTCCAAAAAGGATTATTTACTGTACCACCAAAGTTTGTATTTGCTTTTTCAATTAAGTTTTTATTGCCTGACTGATGTATTTTTCTATAAGTATCAAAGTTTAAAGATGTAAGCTTTTGAAACATTCCAAAAGTTTCTTCATCTTTTGCATCAATTTTTTTACCACTTCTAGAATTAAGATCCCACTGAAATTTATGTTCTACTTTAGATCCATCAGGTCTTAATTCATAGGTAGTACCGGATGCAATATAATCTCCTGATCCAGGAACTTTTTCAATTCTATAATTACCCGTTCCATTTGGATCATTATACTCATAGCTTTTTTGATTTAGTAAAGTTTCCATAGGTGTGGGAAACTGTTTATTGTACAACTTATTACCTGCCCAAGTATCTTTAGGTGCAATAAATGTAATACCATTTTGATAAATCTTATCAATCTTAGCTTTAATATCATTTTCTTTAACATCATCCCCGGCCATACTTTTAATAACTTTTTCAATTACTTCTCTTGGAGCCATCAATTTCATTGACCCAAGTTTTTCATTTTCCATAGATATTGTAGTTGCTCCAATAAAGAATGGTTTTAATTCTTTATTAGTGTTTAATTGATTTTTAAGTTCAGCCACAATTGCAAGTGCTTCACTTTGTTCTATCCCTGTTGGATCATCACTATTAGCAGGTTTTTGATTTCCTTTTGTAGTAATTCTATATTGTGAATTATCACGATTCCAAATTGTTGATAAAACAGTATTGAACATACTTGATGCAGATTGATTTCCTGGATCCCAGTTTACTCCAGGCGCAACTTGCATCATACCTGTTTCTGACTTAAGCCCATATATATTATCTTTTCCTTTTTTACTTGATGTTCCAGGAATATAAGAGTATAAACCACCTTTTTCAGGATCCATGTTTGTAAGTTCATCAAATGATTTATCAAATACATCTCTTACCCAAGAAGCTGTTTCATGAACATCTTCTCTTCCATCACCAAATATTTTTCCAATATTTGTTATAGGAAATACATAATTATACCATTTTAATGTTGCTGGACGATTAGTCGTTTTAGAAATATTAAATCCTAAAATTTTTCCAATTTGTCTGTCAACTTGATCTGCAATTTTATAAAACTCTTCTGTATGACCGTTACCATCTAACACATAACGATTCATCATCAAATCAACGGCTTGATCAATTTTTTCTTGAGTTACATTTTTATATGTTTCAGGATCTTTTGCTTTTACTTTTGAAACTATGTGATTTAAATCTTTTTTAAACTTAGCCCTAATGTTATCATAGTTTTGATTTCTAATTTGAAGCAATGCATCATCAACTCTTTTTAATTGTTGCAAATTATATATTGCTGGGTCATTTGAATATACTTTAGAAAGAGGATCTCCTTGTTTCAACGATGCCCAACTTTGCATATATGAATTTACTTCCCATAACTGGCCAGAATCAGCCATTTTTTTAATAAAGCTATTATTGTCTTTTTTGTATTCAGTCCAGATACCATTCCATGCTTCTTTCATTAGTTTTTTATTGGCATCTGTACTACCTGCTTTCCCTGCATCAATAATTTTATTTGCTACTTTATGTGATGGGTTAAAGTTTAATATAAGTTGTGCTAGTTGTGATGCACTAAATGATCCAGTAGTAATACCGTTTTGAATTGTTTTCATTAAATGGTTTCCACCTTCTACTGCACCACTTAACATTTGATTTCTACTAATTCTTTGTAGTTCATCAAATGTAAATTTACCTTCAGTTTCTGAACCTGTACCTCCAGGAACTGTAAAATCTAAGTTAAATCCATTTGCTTGTGGATTAGTAATTAATCTACCATTTTGATCATATGACCAATACCCTAGACTAACATTATGATCAGCAGCTTTTTCAAACATTCTTTGCTCATGTTGCAATCTGAGTTCTTCTTCTCTATTTCTATGAGCTTGTTGTTGTCTTTGACTTGCATGTTTATGTCTTAAAAATTCAAGACCAACAGGATTTGCTTTATATTCTACTTCATAGTTTGCAAAAGCATAAGCATTTGCAGCACCCATTATTTTTTGTTCTGCTGCAATAGCTGCATATCCTGCATCTACTTTAAGTCTTGCTAATTCTATATCACTTAGTATATCATCTGGACCCTCTTCTCCAGCTGCTTTTTTGTCATTGATTTGATTATTTAAGTTACTTGTATTTTGTGCAATTGTTGCATTTACTTGTAAACTTTCTGTAAGTCTCTCATAATATGATTTTTGTTGAGGATTTACATTACCAGAATTAACATTTTTTTCTAAATTACCAATAAGGTTCTGAGTAGTATTTAATTCATCTTGAGCTTTTCCATCTTTTTGCTCAGCATATTTTTTAATGTAGTCGTACTTTTGTTTAATATAATCTTTTTCAGCTTCAAGAGTACTACCAAATTTTTCTTTATTCTGATATGCATAGTTCATCCTTTCTACAAATGCTTCTTCTCTATACTTATCTTGTATATCAGGTCTATTAGCATACTCTGCTAAAAACATTTGTTGAAGAGTTGGTAAAATTAATTCTCCATTCTTTTTTCTTACAAAGTATAATCCAGACTTATCTGGTTCTTGTACAACTGCACCAATGTTATATTTTTTAGCAAGATCTAAATACTCCTGGAAATCATTTACATTAGCAGTATATTTTGCATTTGCCATGTTTAAGGTTTCATCTAATGTTGCATCCTTAAACATTTGTTTTCTTAACTCAAGTCCTTGTATACCTGTACTCCACCATTGTTTTCTTTGTTTTTCATCTTGTGAATTTTTAAGAGCATTGGCAGATTCATAAGTATTTTTCCAATTTTTAGTCCAAGCCATATCTTTCATTAAGTACTTATCCTCATAAAAAGGTCTAAATACTTGCATAGCTTGATTTACATTTTGTTCTAAAGAAAGATCTAATCCTGAAACTCTTTTAAGATTAAAATCAATTTGTTTTAGTAACTCATCTTTCTTTTTAAGATTCATGTCATGAGTAAGGTCAGCACCATATAACTGGCCATACAGATTATTTAACTGTTTCCAATTAGTATCATATTGCGTTTGTTTAGTTTGCAATAGATTTCCATAGAAATTTAAATCAGGTTGAAACGGCTGATAATCTGGTATAAAATCTGTGACTCCTTGTAGATACGTTGCCATAATTTGTCTTTGTGTAAAACTATTAAAATTTTTTTAGTTTAATAAACCTATAAAGTTTACATGATAAATGGAAGCCATGAATCAATATAAACAAAACCACCATCTTCAAACATTTCTCCACCATCTCTAGCTGTTCCATACATAGTATTTACCATATTTGGATCTGCTCCACCTCCTGAATTTGAATTATTACCACTCATCATTCTATTAGCACATGCAGAAGGATTTGGATCACCATTATCTTTACACCACTTAAACCATTCTTCTTTAGTTTTTCCTGAAGTTTGTGAAGGATTAGTTGTTTTTGCTGTAGGTTGATAATACATTTGTCCACCTACTCCTGGAGATACTTGATAGTTCGGGAACATCTGATTTAATGCATCAGTTTTCCATCTATTGGTAATTGCGTTAGTATAGTAATTTCTTAAGTTGTTTCTCATTGCCAACTTAGCATTATCAAACTGTTGATTAGCAATTGTATTTTGATCATACAATCTTTGCTGTGTTGCTTGATTCAACATACTTTCCTGGTTTCTAATGTCTGTAGCTTTCATCTCAAACTGATTTGCTATGTTAACATTAGCATTATTATATTTAGAAAGTATATCTGCAGCATTCTTAGAAGCTTGACCTTGAACACTTGATGATCTTGCAGATAGTGCTTGTGGTCCAGCAAACTGTGCCATACCTGCAGTTTGTATATTTGCTTGTTCTGCATTAGCAGCAAGTTCTCTTGTTGGATCTAAGAATGTAGGTCTTGGTGTTTGAAGTTTTGCAGGAGCTGCCCACGGCATATACTTTTTAACTCCCATTAAATCTCCAAATGCACCGGTAGTTTTAATTGTATCTTGTAACCACCATTCAGCAGGAGGACCTGGTACAGGTATATCTTTAGGTTCTGTACAAGGCGGGCAAGTACCATCTGCATTTGCAGTCATGTTTATTACTGTACCATCAGATTTTTGACATGGACAATCTTTAGGTTTTGGAGGATCACAAGTACAATTACCTTGAGCATCTTTTGGTTTATATGAAGGGTCCGGTGATCCATCAGGTAATTTATCTTTTTCACATTGACAAGGTCCACTTTCTGGAATATCTTCAAATTCTAGATTTCTTTTACCAACCATATATTTATGACCAGCTGTTGTATCTCCATAAGTAGTAAACTTACCTTTCACTAATCTGCCAGAATTTTTTTGATACCAATTATTATCTGAATAATCATATTTATCATCAAGAGGAGATATTCTATTACCTATTGATCCATACAAAGCTCCCATTGAAGTTTCATCATCCGCACCTGAGTGAACTAAACTTACATTACCCAAAAAATTATCCATAGCATATTTTGCATCTGGATTAGAGTTATAAGCACCAGATGAAAAGTTTTGATATGCTTTTGCATATCCGTGCATTGTTCCTTGCTGGAGAACTCTATCTTTTCCTTTAGGGTCTAAAGGAACTCCTAGTATATTTGACATTGCAGCAACATTAGTAAAACCTTTAACATTAAGAGATTTAAGTGCTGCTTCTGCCTCAGCTCTTGTATATTTTTGTCCAGTTTTTGGATTAACGTACCCTTTATTAAGTACAGTATCAACATCATCAAGTTTATGACCAACATCAGAAAATAATTGCGGATCAATTTCATTAGCTTCAAACATCAAATTTCTTTTTTGATGATTTAATGCTTGTTTTATAATTTCCTCATCAGAAGGTAATGCACCATATTTATTTGACCAAGTATTATTAGCATTTCTTGTACCACCTTTACCTGTCCAAGCATCTGGATTTTCAAGTGCTTCTTTAGTATTTTTAATAATCTCAGCTTTAACTGTAGAATTATTTAAGTTTTCTTCAATTAATAAATATTGTGCTGCAGCAACCCTTCCTGCAGGTGTATCTGGAAAACCTTTTAAATCTGTAATATCCTTACCTTCAGGAATCATAAATCCTGATGATTTAAGTTTTTGTGTTTTTACTTGACCATTAGCATCTTTACGAGTTACAGTAATTTCAGCATTTTTATCTTTTTGTTGTGCATCCCAAATAGCTCTTTGAAGTTGTTCATTAGTCATATTAGAAGCATCAATAGTTATTCCATTCCCTGCTTTAGTTAATGGAAACATAGGACCTGATCCAGGAATTCTTTTAGGCCTTCCTTGATAGTTTTGAGATTGACCAGAACCCATTGCCATACCATAAGCAGCTTCTGGCATATCATAGAATGGCATATCATAACCACCCATTGTCATACCATACTGTGCCATAGGAGGAGCTTGTTGTTGCATCTGTTGTTGTTGCATCATCATTGCTTCTTCTTCTGACATAGGTTGTTCTTGTGGCATCATTTGTTCTTGACCACCACCTTGGGCCTGTGCTATTACTTGCTGTACTATTTGAGCAGCTTGTTGTGGTTCAGCACCAAGTTGTGTAAATATTTGTACAATTGCATCTGGTGGAATGTTGTTCTGTAATAAACTCATAACAACTTCAGAAGGATCAGCACCTCTTTGAAGAGCATTTGCAACTTCTTTCATTATCTCACCCATTTCATCTTGACCACCTTGTTGTTGCTGTTGCATCATTGCCATTTCTTCAGGAGATGGTTGTTGCATTCCTTCTTGTGCTCTTCTTAATCTTCTTCTATATCCACTATACATCATCATTTCTTCTGGTGAAGGAGCTTCCATTTGTTCTTGAGGAGGACCCATTTCTTGTGGTTGTGCAACAGGATTACCATCATTCATCTCTTCAGCTTGTTGAAGTATGTTTTCATCTGTCGCTCCTTCTTGTTCCATTTGTTTTTTTAACTGATCATTTAGAACAGATATTTCTTTATTAGGTAGAATATCTTGCTCAGTTAAACCTCTAGCTTCCATACATGGTTTTGCTACTGCTGGGATACCCTGTGGGAATCCTTTCATAGATTCTTGTGCAAGAGCAAGACAGCCTAGTTTAACAACATACTTTTTGATCATTAACTCTGCAGTCTTTCTTTCTATTGCATCTGTCTCAGGATCTTCTAGTATTTTTCTATACTTCTGTACATCGTATTGTTTAGCTAGTTCTGCCGGAGTATAAGATTTATTTGTACCTCCTTTACCAAACATGTTTAGTAATTCTGGATCTTTTATTCTCATTGCTCTTGTGTCAGAGAAAATAAAAGTATCTTCTGGAAGATTTAAAGGAACTCCACCTTGAGCATGTCTTGGACCAACAATAATTTTATGTTCTGGCATTCCATCACCATTGATGTCTCCATATACTGTTTCTCTACCTTCTGCTTCTAGATTTGCTTCATCTCTAGGGACAGCTTTGATGTATTTACTTTCCCGAAGTTTTGGTGCACCAATGTATGCATTATAGTCTGCACCTCCCATAGCAGGTACGTCATTTACTAATGCTCCTTGAACTTGGTATCCAGTTCTTGCTTGAGGTAACTTTTTAATTCTAACTTTTATCATTGGTTATGTTATAAATATTCAACTTGTCCTCCAGATGCCAAGAATTGTTCTAATTCTTCAGGAGTCATAATTACTTCTTCATCCTCTTCGTAATATGGGTCATAAAAACCACCATCTTGCATGTATCCACCATACTGACCAAAGGTTGCTCTACTGCTTCTATCTTGTCCTTCTTGATCATATCTATATAGACCAGCCTTAGAACCTATATCTGTCCAGTCACCTCTATCTTGTTCAGTAGCTGTAGCATAGATATCCATTGCATCTGTAGGTTGGCATGTTTGTGTGCTTGAGTTCCAAGTAGTTCCAGGACCACATTGTCTTTTTTTCTCAGGATCAAATAAATTTAAAGCTCCTCTTGCAAATGCATTAGTTTGATTTAGAAAAGATTCTGAATCAACATTAAACATGTCTTTTCTTTTATTTTCTACCCCAACTAAATTTCTTTTAATTGGATTTTGATCTTTAACATAATAGTTTTCTGGTGATGCAGCTGCTGGTGGTTGAATACCAAATGCTGGTGCTTGACTTACAGGATTACCAAACTCATCAAAACCTTTGGTTGTACCCATTGGTGCTTGACTTATCATATTTCCATCATATGTGCCATATTGTTTTGGATTAGGACCTGACATCCAAGCCGGTGGATTAGTATTAGGATCATTAGCACCACCAGGCCCATATGTATGTAAACCTCCATGTCTAAAATATTTTAAATTTTCAAGTAACTTAAGTTCATCTTTTGTTAAATTACTTTTTTTATCATAATATCCAGGAACTTCTGAAGGAGCTTTTTTACCAGGTATCATTTTATCATCTCTATCATACCAGTTACCTTCTGCATCTCTAACTGTTCTTACTTTACCTTTATTTTTATAATCTTCAGAAGCAGTATAACCAGCACCTAAGAATTGAGCATCTTCTCTAGAAACAGGATTTATTGCATTATAAAAATCATCTGGGTTTTCATAGTTTGTAATAGCACCTTCCATAGGTTCATACTCCTCTTCATTTCTTGCAGCTCTTCTATCCCATCTTGCAATCCGTCTATCTAGTCTATCACCAGAACTTTTTTTTCTAGTTTGCTGCATATTATTATTATCATATGAGTTTATATTTTCTGGACCCACATAATCGTAATTACTTAAAATATCATCTGCTGCATCAACATCATAAATATCAATCCATTTTTTAGGTTTTCCAAATATTCCTTTTTTGGTAACATATCGTGCAGCAGGTGCACCGGTAAGTTGACCCATATAAGGATTACGAGAACCTAATTGATATGGTAATGACATTTGTTTTGTCCAAGATCCTGCATAACCAAATGCTGGATTCCAAGGAGCTAAATTTCTAAATAATCCTGATTGACCTCTAACAACTCTTGGATTATAAGTAACTTGAGCTACCGGTATACATGCATTATATGTTGCATTCCAAACATATCCTTGAGGACAATTTTTACCATTTTGTGTATTATTATTTGGATTATTATTTGGATTAGGATTTACATTTGGATCATCAAAGTTTGTATAATCATATAAAGATTTACCATAAAAATCTTCATATTTTTTATAATCATCTTGACCAGTTTGACCAGCTTTCCAAGTATCAAAATCTTCACCAGGATGTGTTGTTGCAAAATCATCTCTTTCACCCTCAACCCAATCATCATATGATAATTTATCCCCTACTACTCTTTGCTCAAGATCTTTATTCATTATATTTTGACCAAATTGAGCCATTGGTAAATCTTCTGGTTCATAGTATCCGGTTTCATCTCCACCGTAGATAAATCTTACTAAAGGATTTTCAGCATCCATATCTACAAAACCTCCTTGATCATATGTCAAAAGATTTTCATCACCTGCGATAAATTGACCACCTGAACCCCTTACTAATGGAGAATCAATAAAGTCTGGAGTCATTTCAGGAAGTAATGGTATTCCTTTTTCATTATTGATTGCTGTAGCTTCATATGCTTGTAATTCAGAAGGTTTTCTACCACCTCCATAAACATTGGCTGCACTTTTGTACAATGGTAATGAAGACATAGCAAGCATATTCATATACTCAGGTGTAGTAACTACTGTACCGTAACCTGGCTGCATAAATCTATTGTCATAAAAGTTTGATGCCATGTTAGCTCTAGATATATCTAGACCTCTTGGTATCATTCTTTTCATTTGTCTATATAACTTTCTATACTCTTTTGGTGATAAAGCTGTGTTATATCCAGTATACCAATTAGGAACTCCTCCAAATTGTGCTGTTTGCATTCCTGTATCTTCAGCAAGATTTTCTTTAGGACCATCTTGCATTAACATGTTTAAGATCTGAGGATTACTTTGTGCATTTTTATAAATTTCTTTTGTAAGAGCTACATTAGAATTATCTTTAAGTTTACTTTTAAAGATATCTTTTCTAGCTTCTACATCATTAGTAAGGGTATCCATTCTTTTACCTTTACCCAATGATTGATCTTGAGGTCCACCATCTTGGAATTTAGAAGAGAATGCTTTTACAAATTGTTTTTCTGTTATACCTCCAGTTTTATAATCAACAGCTTTACTTCTTTTATTTTTTCCTTTAAGTCTATAGTAATCTTTTTCAGTAGGATAAAGACCCTGCTCATCCAAAAACTTCATAATATCTTGAACAGTCGGCTGTTCTGTAGGATCTAGTATTCTTTTATCATCAACATCTCCTCCACAAGGACAATTACCATACTCATCTTTAGGCATATAATTTCTACCTGTTGGATTATCACATTGACACTGATTATAAAAAGCATCCCAAGTCTTATACCCTAAGTAACCTAATCCTCCTGCTCCTATTAATGCATTACGTCCTATTCTATATTTATAGTTCATTGCATTTGCAATGTCACTAGCAACACCAGTTTCAAGTGCTGGATTAACAACATTAGGACCTAATGCAGAACTTGTATATCCAAGAACTGGAAGTTTTAATGGAGTTACATTTTTTGGAGATGTTCTTAATGGATTACCTAATCCAAATATTTGTGGTATATAAGTACTTAAAGCAAAATTTTCTAAACCTCTACCAATTTTACCCCTAGTACTTAACCTATCTACTGTAGATGGTGGAGTAGAAGTAATATCTACGCGACCAACCCTACTTGTAAAAGGACCGTTTGGATTTCTTCCAAAATCTACTTGAAAATTTGGAAAAGGTGTATTAGGATCTTGCAAAAATTTTTCTGCTACAGTTCTTAATACAGATGGTATAAAAGGTCTTTGTATTTTAAATTTAGTTTGAGTGCCAGGTGTTAATTCTTCTCCCAATGGTCCAAACACTTTAATAGATGTTTGATTAGTAGCAGGATCAACTACAGTTTTATAATAAAATCTATTTTTAAATGTTAATTCTTTTGCTTTACTTGATGTTGATCCAAAAGGTAATGTTTGATTAGGGCCAAATTTATGTGAAATCTCAAAAAATTTATTTCCTTTATCATCCACTCCACCAGTTACTTTAGAATTCATGGGATATACACCACTTACTAAACCATCTGCTGCAGCCATTGGTTGTACTTCACCAAGCTCAAATACTTTTCTTTCAGGAAGTGTTTTGCTATAATCCCAACTCATTGAACCATCTGGTTCTATAACTGCAGCAGGACTTCCAGAGTCTTCAATTTGACTAACTATTTTTGCTACATCATCTTGATATAGTAATAATCTATTTACTTGTAAACTACCATCAGGATTAGCACGAGTTCCAACATTTCCAAAAATTTCTTGATTTGGACCAGCACCATTTAAAACCTTCCATAAATGATTTCTGTTTTGTGTAAATGTGGTTTTTAATTGTGGAGCTAATTTTTTTCCAATATATGGTAATTTAGTTAAAGCTTCTCCTGTTAATGTAGCAAGTGGAAGTGCTTTTCTTATACCTGATACATTAGTCATTGGACTTAAACCCCTAATTGCACTATAGCCTTTATTAAAAGCTTCTATGCCTTTTTCAACTTGTCTTGTTAAACCAGGTAGTAAACTTAATCCTCCCCATTGTGCTTGTGGTAAGTAATCCATTGACCCATATGATTCTGATATAGGTCTATAATCTCCTAAATAATCTTCTATACCTGGTACAGATTGAGTACCTTGAATACCTGGTGTCATATTTATTAGATCTTCCATAGAAAAAGGTTTCTTCATTTTATTTTGACCAGGATTATTATATTGATTTATAACAGCATTTTCTGGAGAAGAACTTTGATTTGAATCATCATAGTAATCTGAATAATCTTCATCTGACTCACCACCCGTATCATAGTAACCACCAAATGCAAAAGCCTGTTGTTGTTGTTCTTGTTCGGTATCTAAATGAGAATTATCATTATTTGCTGCTTCTTCTTCATCATAATAACCTTCATCTGACATTGCCAACTCATCTTGTTCAGCATCTTCAGACATGCGTTGATCATATTCTTCTTGACTTTCTCTGTCTTGTGTTTCACTAGGTTGTTCTTCTTGTTTTTGATTTTGTTGTGAATTACCACCCTCTAAAGACTCTGGATCAATTTTACCTTCTTCTGCAAGTTTTCCTAATGCAGATCTTAATATCATAAGAGCAGTATTCTCATCTAAAGCATACTCACCAATTAATGAACTATAAATTACATCTGGAGTAATGTCAGACATTAAAGAAGCATATACATTAGTATATATTGCATTTAATCTTTGAGGATCATTACTTGGTGAATTTACTTCCATGCCCATTTGAGCCTTTTTCAAAAACTTGGCTGTCTTATTATAATACCCTGGTTTTTCTCCTGGAAGTGCTTTTCTTATTCTTACAGATTTTTTCATAAGATATATTATATATTAAATATACTAAATTTTAATTTAATCAATAAACTTATAAAGTTTATTCATCCTCAACTATATATCCATCTTTGATATATTGATCAATTTCTTTTTTAGAAAGTTTCATTGAAACACCACCTTTTTTATAATGACCTCTCCAACCAGTATTAAAAAGCTTTATTAAGTCTTCTTTTTCTCTTTCCATTTCTAAATAATCTTTAGCACTCATTTTGTTCATATCCGTAAATCTAAAAGTAGGATCAATAGTGCCTATTTGATTTCCCTTACCACTTATCCATTGTCTTGTATGTAAACCAGTTCCTCTTGCGGTATTAGTTAATGGATCTGTAGCACGACCAGGAACACCTTTTGCTGAACCTATATTAAAATAAATTACCACCTTCAGCAATTGCAGTATATGTTGCTGGTATTTTTCTTAATGCAGACACTGTAGATGAAACTGGAATTGCTAAACCTTTAGATAAATTTTTAGCTAATGCAATTAACCCTCCTTGAGCTTGTGGTAGATAACCTCCTTCTTTAAGACCTAACATATTTACAGAACCTTCATCATAGACCGTGGGTGATTTAAAATCTATACTCTCAAGTTTAGCAGGATAAAATCTTTTAGGGCCAAAAGTAAATTCTCCAAATTTTGTTGAATATTTTGTAGGTTGACTAAAAGTTCCAAATTCAATAGGTGAACTTTCTCCTAATCTAAATCCTAAATTCTTAAGCATAAATTCTTTAGGATCTAAATTCTGATATGCTTGTTCAAGTTGTAATTGTGTTTTTGCAGGATGAGTAAATGTATATCTTGGAAATGCTTGACCACTAGCAAGTGCTTTTTCTGCATTTATAATATCAGCTTCTGTTGAATATAAATTTTTTAACTGAGAAGCATTACTACCTGTCATTAAACTAAGAAATTGCTCAGGTTTTTCTGCAGTTGTTATATTTGGTAAGTTTGCATTTCCAAGACCAAAAGTTCTACCTGAAGGAGCAGTATATTCAAAAAATCTTGGTGTTGACTTTAATAATTTAGCACCTTTTGAAATAATACCTACAGTGGGAAACAACTCCAATGCTGCTTCAAGACTTTTTAAAGCACCACCTTTATAATCACCCTCTGAAAATTTATCATATGCACTTGAAATAGTTCCTTCTGGTCTAACTGCATTATATATAGTATAAGCACCAAATAAATTACCAGCAGTTAACCAAGGTGCAGCACTACTTCCAATAAAACTAGCAAGTGGTTTATTAAGTAATCTAAGACCTCCACCAAGAACTCCTGCACCAGGTCCCATAACATATTTCTCAGGATAAACCATATTTACAGGACCATCAATATATCTTCCCTGACCATAGCGACCAGGAGACCATTGTGCACCTTCAGGAGTTATTTTAAAATCTGATTTTAAATGTCCAGGAGTATATCTATATTCACCTTGAGTTTGTTCTCTACGTGGATCAAATTCTCCTTCAGGTGAATAAGACCAATTTACATATTCACTTATTAGTTTTTCAAGTTTTTTTGGATCGTTAGCTATTTTTAATCTTTCTGCATCAGTAACATCTGGAGATTCAATTAATCTTCTTAAAGCAGCATATTGTATTTGAGCAACCATATTTTCTTGCTCTTTAATTAGTTTTTCAGCTTGAGCATTTTCATAAGCTGTATTATTATTAGGTGCAACCCACTGTTTTTTACCTGTTGCAGGATCTGTAGTCCATGCACCTATCTTATTTCTTACTGCAGTACTTTCAGCAGGTAGTGGCATTATATTTGCTCCTACTCCGGGAGGAACCCATATTTTATAACCATCTTTATCTGTTACATAATGACCACCATTTATATTTAAGAATTGTTGATCCTTTGTTTCTTCTAAATTAAGCAATAATTCTTTTTGAGTAGGACTAAGTTTTTCTGCATCAGCACTTGATCCTGTTTTTTTCATAAGATCTTCAAATGCTGTATTTATAATTTTCTGAACATTGGGAGCATATTCTTTTGTTAGACTTTCTGCATATCCAAAACTAGAATTTTTTCCAGCAACAATTTTTGCAGCTTCTTCTGGTGTAATGTTGAGCTCAAGTGCTTTTTTTAAAATTCTATTATATGCTTCATTATCATATGCATTTTTTGCATTTTCCATTAATGAACCAGTTTGTTCTTTTACTTGTCTTACTTGGTCATCATTAAATTTCCATATTGTTTTAAACTGTGTTGGTTGAAATCCACTATTGTAAATTCTATCTGCAACAACTGCTAATGGCCAAGCAGAAGTAGTTCCAGTTGAACCAATGTTACTATTTTCATCATTATCAATTAAAAGATATTGTGAACTAAGTGCTTCTCTTCTTGTTTGCATTTTTGGTTTACCAGTCTCTTCATCCATTACTACTTTTCCATCATCCCCAATAACTGGAACCATTTCACTTAATGTATTTGTATCAAATACGTCTAATGGTTTTATTTGTGTAGATTTTTTTGATTTTTTAAAATCTTTTACATAATCTTCATGTTTAATTTTTTGAGCAAGATTTTTTTCTTCTTGAGCTATTTGCATATTTTTTATATACAAATCATCAAGCATTTTATTATGTGCAATTTGTTGATTTCTAAAACTTTCTTTAGCTTGAAATTTTTCAGTTTCTTGTTCTCTTTGAAGAATTACATTTAATACATCTTCACTAACACATTGACCTCTATAAAAAATTTGACGATTTGGACAACTTTTTGAAAAATCATATTCAGCAGAACCTGACAAATCTGGATTTATAATAGGAAAAATATTAGCTTGTTCTTCAGCAGTTCTTCTAGGCATAACATCTTCAATAGAAGATTCTTGATCTGGAAAAACTGGAACAGATTGAGCTTCCCATAATGGAGATGTATTTTTATTTTTAAATAAACCTAATTGCGCTTTTGGTAAAGACTGTGGTATACTGGTAATTCTATACTTAGCCATGATTATATTTTTTCAAATGTAAAACCTAATTTTTTTAATTCTTTCATAGTAACTTCATCTACTTCATCACCTAATTCAAACTCTCCACCCATTTTATATCCACCAATTGGTGATTCTTCTTTGTATGGATTTTTTAATAAAGATGCTCCTCCAATACCAACACCCAAAGGAATTGAAATATTATATAAATCATTCATTAATTTAGATAATGTTTTAGGATCATTTTTTAAAACTGTTGCAAATTCTTTGCCGCCAGATATTTCTTTATTTTTAATTTGTTCAAGAAATTTTTTTGCCATATTTTCATCAACATAATCAGAAGGAGTTAAATTATTATGTCTTCTTAATTCCATTATTCTTGCATGCACTTCTGTTGGATTTGATAGATAAGCAAGCTTTTTTTCATCCTCAGTTAAATCTTTTGTTTCACGATCTACTGACCATTTATCAAAAAGTTTTTTAATTTCTGGATCAATACTGCTTAAGATTAAATCTTTTTGACCAGTTTCTTTTAACAATTTATCTGTTATCCACTCATGTGTACCTTCATGTATTGTTACTAATTCTTTTTGATAAGGACTAAATGATGGACTTCTTCTAATAAATGTCCCATAATGTTTAAAAGGTTTATAGTCAGTATCAATTTGAGTACTGTTTGGTTTAAAAAATGCATGACTATATAAACTACGCATAATAGGATCTGACTGATGTTTGTATGTTATACCCATAACATCAAACATTGGATTTAATTTATCCTCTTTTAAATTAGAAAAGAAATTTTCAAAAGAATATGGTTTAGCATCAGGCATATAATTTTGAGCAATCTTTAATGCTTCTGTATATTGTTCTTCTGGATTGAGAACAATATCTCCATATCTTGGTGTTTCATATTTAATCCTGTAAGGATTTAAATTTTTATTGTTTATTACATCCAACATATCAGCTTGAATTTTCATTTGTGTTGTAGGATGTTGTATCCAATTATGTAACCATTTATTACCTGCAGATATTGCATCTGCGTTAGACTTAGCTAAAAAAGCTTGTCCCAAACCTTCATCTAAAATTGTTGCAGTATTTGCTATTCCCCTTCCTAAAAAATTTGTTTTTGGAATATTTTGTGCAATAGATGACAAGCCTTTTGAAAGTTCAATTAATGGTGAACAAAAAGGTGGACAAGGTAAACCACCTTTTTTCATCTTTGTTAATGAAGGTATAGAAATGTCTTCTACCACATAACCTCTATCCACATATTTTTTAATTTCATCTTCTGTAAGATCTAATTCAACACCATACTTAGCAACTTGTAAATCTTCTCTATTACTAGGAACAGAGACCATATCATTTAATAGATTTACTATAGATTGATTTCCTTTAGTAACTCCTCTTAGATCTTCTATATCTGGGTCTAATGCTTCCCCAGCTTCCTTTACTCTATTAAAATAATCTTTAAGATCTTTTTCAGTAATAACTTGATTAGGTTGAAATCCAGCTAATCTTCTAAGAGTCATTACTCTTGCATGCATTTCGTCTGGTTGAGTTACATAATCATAGTTTTCTTTTAATTTTTCATCCCATTCTGAATTTCCTGTACTTATTTTTTCAGGCTCTACAATATTTTGTTCAACAAGAAATTGATGTGGTTTATCTAAAACATTATAAAATTTATTTCCTGCTTGTATATGATGTCCAAACTCGTGTTGTTTTGTAGCTTCTATTTGTGCTTCTGGTAAAAACTTATTTAAAATTATTTCTTGAGTTTTTGTATCATAATATCCTGCATCATCTAGTTTTAGTTTATCAGAATAAATATAAGGTATCATTTGTCTTGATCTTTCTAAAGCTTCAGGACGTATTTTATCTAAAAGTTTTTGTCCTTCTGGAGTAGGCATTACCCTATTTTGATACCAGTTTTGATAAAACTCTTGTGGTATTCCATATTGAGCTTTAGGTAATTGTCCTCCTCTTCTAAAAGGACCATAGTATTGTTCATATTCTTCAGGGGTAATATTATATTGTTTTAAGTAATCCTCATTTCTTTGTCTTACTTCATCTTTTTGTTTTTGATATTCTAACCATTGTCTTTCATACTCCTTTTGTTTTTTTAAATCTCTAAGTGTAGCCGCACCTTTAAAGTTAACTTTTCTTCCTTCTTGCTCTGCTCTTTCAATTTCTCCAGGAACAAATTCAGTTTCATCACCTACTTCTTTATCATAACCTTGATAATATTTAGGATCATAACCTGTAAATTTTTGAACTAAAGCTGGTATAGGTCTATTAGTTTTATGTGTACCAAACTCTAAATCTTTAGTTTGTCTATAAGTAGTCCATTTATATTTTTGACCTTTACCATACATTAAACGTCCTCTATGTTTTTTAGATTTTTTTTTGCCAGGTTCTAATCTCATATGAGGTACTAGCATACTTGGATCACCTTCTCTATAAATAGGTGGTTCTGTATCAGCAGATTCTAAGTCAAATCTTGGTATTATAGATTCATCTGGAAGATCTACATAATCATATTCTTTTATATTTCTTATGTCATAAGAAGGGTCATTGCTTTTAAGACCTTTTTTTACATGTCCAAGATTAATTAAGTTGATATTATAATCATCATTATATTCATGACTTATACCATAATGATATTTACAATCTTTACAACCCGTATTAAATTCTCTTTTTATTGAATTTTTATATTTATCAAAAGGCATGTTTGTTAGGTTTGTATAATAACCCGGAAGACCTTGACCATAATATTCAGCATCTAAAAATAGTTTAGGATCATCCTGTGGACGATACTTATAATCTTCTTGCCATTCTTTTGTTATTAAATTTGGATATTTTGCAAGATTTGATAAGTTTTCTTTTTCAATTTCTTTTAGTTTTTTATATTGTTTAAATTTTTCAAATTCAAAATTATTCTCATCAGGAACATAGTATATAGATTTGTCTGCATTATATCCTTTTGGCTTACTAGGATCTACAACTACTTGGTAATTTAAATCTGGATATACATTAACGTATGTATCAGCTAGATATCTGTCATCAATATCTTCTTCATATTCTCTTTCAGGATTATAAATACCAATTGTTTTAATAGGGTTTATTAAAAATGGTCTATTAACTTCAGAACCTTCTGGATTATTCATTATATCTTTATCTAGATATTTTAAAGTAAGATCATCTGGCCAATAAGAATAAGATTCTTCTTCTTCAGTTGGTGTAATTTTAGTGCCTTTATTATATAATTCAAATTTTTCTCTATAAGCTTTAGATTTACATCTTCCTTCTTGTGCATCAAAGAAATAACCTTCAGGACAATTTGTGTTTTTTCTTGTACATCTTTTTGTTTCTGGATTGTATGTATAACCTTCTGGACATCCTTGTTCTCCACCATCCTGATAGTATTTAGCATTAGGATCATAAATCTTATTCTTTCTAGATTTAGATTTTTTAAACCAAGGATGTTCTGCAAATAGTCTATTAGTAGCATCAAGACTTCTTGAGTAGGCTCTTGAGTTTTTTTTATTTGGAAGTTTTGGAGCTGAACCACCACGTCTAGCAGTAGGAGTTTCATTTATTGAATGTAAAAAATCTTCTGGTTGACCTAATTCAGGTTGCAATCTATAATTAGTTGTAATTTCTGTACCGGGTTCTAAATCTTTTGCAGCAACTAAATATCTTTGATTACCCCTACGTATACTTAATGCTGTTGCATTATTTTCAGAATGATTATGAAAATTACCAACAATAGGTGTAGGTTGATTATTAACATGTGCTAAACCAATTAGTTCTCCTTTTTTAAGTGGTTGTTCAGTAAATAAACCTTTACCATGTATGTTAGATTTTTTTACATTTAACTTTTTGTCATATGGTGAAAAACCTTTTTGCATAGCAAACATTTCAGTAGGATTATTTGAACCTACTACTATGTCTTTTTTTTGAGCTGGAGCTTTGGCACTTCCTAACTTCTTTAGCGCATCAATAAGAATTTTTTTATTATACATTACCTTGAAGAATATTGATTTTTACTATTTGACATTTTGAGTATGACGTTAACATCATTACACTGCTCTTTTCTTAAATTTAAGAAATTCAAGTAATGTCTGAATTTTTTTCTTTGCAATTCAGGTTTACTATAATCCATATTATTTGGATTTAATATTCTACTGTATCCATCTGCAGCTGTAATCCAAGTATTTTCAGAAGAGTAATTACCAAGAAGTTGAGTAGTACCTGGAACTAATGGACCTGTAGGAGGATAATTAGAACCTATAGGGAACTCTGCACGATCTTTTGTAATATCCCAGAATTGATTGAATCTATACTTCTGTTCTTCTTTAGAAAATAATATATCGTATGAAGACTGGTTTGTACCTATCTTAGGATATTGTAGTGATAGATTAATATCGTTCTTAGGATATATATTTAAATTTAAGTATCCGGAAACTTGTTCTGAATTATAAACTACAGCTGTATCAAAGTTGTAATCAAGAACATGATGTTGATCTATACAACTATCACCACGTCTTCTGTATGCTTCTAAAATATATTCCATTGATCTAGTGGTCATTACTGTTTGACCAGTAACAATTGGAAATTCTATTTCAAAGCCATATTGTTGACCATAGAAATTACAGAAACCATCACAGATAAAATTATGTTTCCATATACCATTACCTTTTGTACTTAAGAATATATCTTTAGTTGGTATTAATAAATCAGGATGCCAGTCATGAAAACTTACCCAGTATTGTTGTTTAGGGTCATAGCTCACTGTCCAAGAAGCATCATCAAAAAGATAAGGATCTCCTAGTCTGTATTTAGAATTTTTAGATCCATCAAGAATAAAAACATCTCCAAATCCTTTTCTATCTAATGGTTCATATGTAACTCTTCCTTTAAATTCTTTTTTAAGACGGTAGTCTTTTTTAGCAAAATAAAGAACTGCACTAGAACTGTCATAAGTTGCTTGACATCCAATACCAGCTACAGGATTATCTGTCCAAGGATATTCAGGAAAATCTAAAGTTAATTGATATGGCATATATAAAATAAACCACCACTTTAATCCTGATTGGGATATCTCTTGTAAACCTTGACCATAACTAAATATTCTACCTTGATTTTGAGACATATAGAATATACCTGCTGGTGTAGATATTACAGATAATCTATTTTGTGATGATCCATATTCATATGCCTTATCGGCATTAGAAACAGATTGTTGTGGCTGAGAAAATAATCCACCATCCCCAATAGTAATCTTAGTATTTAAATCTGTCTCAAGTGTATCTACACCTTGATACATTAATGGGCTTTCATTTTTAAAAGTAATAAATATACCAGATTTGTTAATTGACTTAACACCAGATATTTGCCCTTTAAATTCCTTATAGTTATTTACTAAATAGATAAACCAACTATCTTTTATTGCTTCATCTTGTTGAGGTAATGAATAAATTATTCTATCTGGATAATATGTGTAACAATATTTAGCTACTTCTGGGTCATAATATCTTGATTGTAAACTACCTACAGAAAAATATTGATTGTATAGTTTAGAAACACTTAATGAGTAATCATAGATATATTCACTAAGTCTACCCATAATATCTGGGTTCATATCAAACATAGCTTCAATATCAGTATATTTATAAGGATCATAATGTTTACCACCCTCTCTTGTACTTTGTTTTCTAAAATCAATAAGTACTTCAGATTCAACAAAGAAATCCCTTACTCCTGAGTTAGCTAAATAAAAGTATGCATCTCTTACTGACCATAAACCTTTTTCTCTTTCTACAAAATTTTGAAAAGGAAAAAATCCTGGAGAACCACCTTTAGTATCATCATTATAATTATATTTTCTATTACCAAGTATACCTGGTACATAGTAGTCCAAATTATAAAATCTTCCTGGAAATGCACCTGTACCAGGTACAGCAGGAGAATTAAAATTAAAAACTTCTGCTAAATCTCCTGGATCATATGCAATACTATTTGTAGCAAATCTTGCACTTGGTATCATACTATATAAGAAGTAGTTATATTCAAACCCATCTGGTTGTCCATATAACCAATTATAAAAGAACATCATGTTGTTCTTCTCCGTATATCTATTTATATAAGTATCTCCTCCAAAAAATATTGGAGTTCTTGTAATTACATTTGCACTATAATTTTGTCCATTAATTGTAGGACAAATCCACCCGGCAGGTTGTACATTATAATTTGATAATTTTTGTTCACATGGTGTAATAACTGTTTGAAATTCACTACCCAATTGACCATATTGATTTCTCACTCTTCCTTTGATTGCACCATAATGACTTGCTATTTGTAAACTAAATGGTAAGTCTTTTTTATCATCATTAAAATCTGGAAGAAGTCCTGGTAAAATTGCAGGATCAGAACTATTTTGAACTAGAGTTCCTAAAGTAACTAGTGATTTATCTTGAAAACCTGATGTTATTAGATGTGGTCCAATATTTACACCACCCAAATATTGTGGACCAGACATTGTTCTAATTACAACAGCATCAGATCTTTGTAAATTATTAATTGTATAATTATAATAATTACCAGTTGTAACATCTTGATATTTAGATACTTGTTGAATATTATCTCTCATGTAAAAACTGTCATCTATTCTAAATCTTTTCAATAAAGAATTAGAAATTCTAGACATAGTGTTATAATATCCATGACTTACTTGTTGTAATGCATATTGTCTATATGGTGTAATTGCATAAAATATTTTTAATGCAATATCTGCACCTTCTGAAAAATAATATACAATTTGATTTAATGCTCCAAGAGTTCTTGTTATTGGATCTAAATATGCAAAATCTGGTAATTCTATTGTTCCAGCTATTGTTGCAGGAACTACTACATTTGATGTAGCTGCAGCAGCTGTGGCAGCAGCAAGACCTTGATCAAAAGCTGAAAGTTGTGTTGCACCATATCCACCAGCTAACATTAAAAAAACATCTGCTAATGCTTGACCAGAACTATAATATGATCCAATAAATGCATTGTATGACGCAGCTGCACCAGTAACAATTGGCATTGCTGCTAAAGCTGCTGCAGAAGCAGCACCTGCTGCATCACTTGCACCTGAACCTGGAACAATAGTTGGAGAATTAATAGTTCTTCTACCAATCATAGATATTATTGCTTCTGCAACTCCAGCTATAATCATTGGTAAAACCACATAATCAGAAAGCAGTTTAAATTTAGGATGACCATTAGGTTCCTGAAAATTCATATCAGCATACCCATTTAATGATCCATACAGTTTAAATTCTGTAGTAGAAAGAAACGGAGTCCGGAACATTGTATCCGGAGAATGAAATGTAAATATATCAGTTGGTATATCTTGATTAACTACATCATTATTATTACCTACATTTTTTATATAAGGATCATTCACATTATAGTTATGGTCATTTTGATTTATTGACCAACCAATTGGTTGTATTGTGTTATATGGATAGTTAGGATATAACCCTGTTCTGTTTTTTGCAAGTGCACCTTTTAACTCAAATGTCCTAAAGTTATTTACCATTCCTTTAGCAACAATAGTTTTGTTACCTTCTCTTGAACCTCTTAATATTTCATAACCTACAATACCAGGAATATCATTTCCATCTTGATCTTTAGGGAGAATAATGTTTTCAAACATTACTCCCATGATCCTTATAAAGTATTCATCTCCAGATGTTGCTGCATTTGTTGTAGGTCTAAAGTGCATTACTTCTGTATTAGCACTATTATTTATAAAGTCTTCTGGAAATTTATGATGTCTTATGTTTTTACCACAAAGATCATAGTAACCTTCTGTTTGACCAGGTTGAATTTGTGCAGCAGGACCAGTCCAACAATATTTACTTGGATTCCATATATCTGGTCTATTATTTGGGTATCTTTCTGATGATTGCCAATAACCCATCTCACCAACAGCAAGTAATGTACCTCCATCTGGTAAAACCCATTTACCATTTACAAGTGTTGCTCCAGGTAATGTTGTAGGATATGGACTAAATGAAGCTGTGTTATATACTTCAAATACTTGGTCATCTGTTGCTAATACGTTTTTATCATTTGTTACATTAAAGAAATCTGTCTCAGCCATAGATATCCCTCCTGGAATTTGAAAATTCTTTGAGGGCCTACCAGGAATGTGATATGATGCTGATTTATCTCCTGTATCATAAATCCATCTTATATAAAAAGTATATACTTCATCTCTAAGATAATTTGTTTTATTACCACCCTTTACATAATAATCTGCCGGGTATTCAACACTTGTCCATTTAGCTCTAATTAAATTAGCGAGAGGTTGATAATTAAAATCAAATTTAGATCTGGGTCCTACCCTCATTAAATATCCATTAACATCTGTCATTTGATCAGATGTTTCAAATACTGGTGTTTGTATGGGTATTTGTTCTAATGGGATTTTAATATTACTTGGATTAATTTGATCAATAGCAATTCTACTAGTTTTAGTAGAATAAATTCCCATCTGTGTAGCTACTGTTTGTTGATTTGTTGATTCTACTATTGCTAGAATAAACTCATCAAAATTTTCTGAGTCAGCACTTACCTCAACAGTTAAAGAACCCTCTAAGTCATTTTCTGTATAAACAAACTGAAAATTACTTTGAGAAAACCAATCAGTTACTTTTTGACCTTTTATTGAATATGCTATTACTGCAAAATATGTACCGTTGGCAAGTGTCCCACCAGATTGACCTAATATTAAATTAAGACATGGTGTTTCCATTAGTCTTGCAATTCTTGTTTTAGGACAATCTAATTTATTTACATCTCTACAATGCTCACAATCTAAAACATATGGTCCACCACCAGCTGGTGCAGGAGTAGGACAAGTTTGTTCCCATTGAACTCCAGGCCAAAGAAAGGTTGTATCTGAACCATTAGAATAGAAATTCATATTGATTGTTCCCCCTACCCACTGATAATCTGGAGTTGGCCAAAGTTTAGGATCTCCTATATTTAAAAATCTATCTGGATTTAAACCATCTGCCCAATATACTTGCCAAGAACAATCTTCTTTTTCCCTTGATGCTCCAGATATAAGGTAATGCTTATCAAAGCTTAAACAAGGATCTTGAACTATTTCTCTATATGTACAAACATCTTCTTCAAGCAATCCTATTTCTGAAGTAACGGCTAATCCTATTGCATTATAACCTACAGAATAAATTATCCATTTATCAGAGTATAAATAAATTGCACCCAGAATAAATTTTTCAGTTACTGTTGCAGGCATTGATCTACCTACTGAGGCACATAAGATATTTGATGTTTCATTAGATAATGTACCTACGTCACCTTCAATTGTATTATTTACAACATTGATAGCATGTGTCCACATCCCTTCTTGTACAAATGAAGGGTCTGAGTCTTTATTTAATCCTTTAGTAAATGAATTAGTAAAAGATTTGCTAGTATCTTGTAATCCTTGATATTTCGCCATAATTAAAGAACTCTATTGTTTGTATTTCCTCTTATGTATGGATTATTTGGTGAATGGCTCATAAACATATAGTAATACTTGCCATACATTGCTTTTCTATTTGTCCACCAAAGTTTTTCCATTTCTCTAAAGTTTGGTGTATTAACTAAACTAATAGCATTATTTCTAGCCTCTCTAAGTCTAGTTTCAACAACTTGCATTCTTTGTGAAACATCTTCACCATTTAAAAATAAATTTTCAAAGATTCTAGATTTTAATGCATACTCATAATATTCATTAAGTAACTCATGATCTGGAACAAGCAAGTGTCCATTGTCATCAGTCATATCTCCCTGATAATTTAAATATACTTTACCACATTCAAATGTTGTATTTAAAAATCCATCTTTAATCCAACCTTGATCTGCAGTATTATAATAAAGATTTGGACATTCACATTCAATCTCTTGACTAGATTTCATTCTCAAAGGTTTGAGATATCTAAATAATCTAGTTACACTTGGATTAATCACTTGAATAAGTTCATATGCCTCATTCTTACAATTTAGAAACACCCTTGGTTTTGCTAATGGATCACCATATGGTTCTTGTGGATTATGTGTAATGCATATTCCTTCTTTACCATTTAAACAACATGTGTTATCTACAGGACAACCACACTCTGTAATATTATTTGGCCAATCAGTATATGGTAATTCTTGAATATTTGTACCACCAGCCATACCATCATAACCTATTACTTCTTTAAAATCACCACAAATAAGTGCATAATTGAATGTATAAAAATCATCCGGTAATTTTACTTTGTGATGAGTTACATCTAATATAACTTCCTTTGTTTGGTTAATTCTAAGACCTAACTGATAATTAACTTTTCTTACAAGCTTTATAAGTTGCTGAGGCTCTATCATATTTTCTAGAGCAAAAGTATGTAAGTCAATAGTTACATCTTCCAAGAGTTGGTCAAATGTTCTATATTTAAGAGTATAGTTAAAGTCCATTATCTAAGTACATTTTGACTATCATCAGCACCATCTGTAGGTACTTGCATAGCTATAGTTAATTCTTTTATTACAAATTGCTCTACCTCAGAAAATAAATATTCTGGAAAAGGAAGTGGATCATCTTGTCTAATAAGACAAGGATCTGTATCACATGCATCTACTTTACCTTCAAACACTGCTTCCATTCTTACAGCATCCCAATCAATATTTGGTGCATACAAGTATCCGTTTAAATACCAAAAGTATTTTCTTGTATTATATTTAAAAGTTGTAGATTTAGTTATAGAAATCCAAGTACCTGGATCAGTTCTAAACATTTCTATTGTACCATCTATTGAAGACACAGTACGTATAATAGGACCTAGAGCACCATCAAATATAGTAGGTAGTTTTTCTTTTGATCTTTTAAAGTAACAACCAGAATATACTCCAATACATCCTGCTTCTACTTTATCTACATCAATAAGTTCAATATAGGGAAGAACCTTGAATATAGAACTAATTTTCATTAGTCTAAATTGATTGTCTTCTCTTTTAAGAAGTGTCTGACCATACTTAGTTAATGCATAATAAATAGTTCTATCTGTTAAGAAAGGATCTTCCTTAACAGCTTTTAATGCATTTCTAACTCTTGATACGGCTTCACCTATTGTTGTCATATGTCAAATTCATTATAGCTCTTAAGAGCTTTTGTTTTAACTTTATTCATATAATCCTTGTAAAGTACACTATTATAAACTTTATTAATTTTTGATTCTGGTAAGACTTGTACATACATATTCCAATTTTCAGGATATGTTTTAGCTACTGCTCTTTTAAAATCTCTGCATGCTTGAAACCCCCAAAATTCTCTGTTCTTCATTCTGTGTTTTGGAGCATAGTTTGTAAAAAATATTTTTGCTAGTTTGCCATCTGTGTCCCAGTTGTTATTAGTTACCTTTACACCATACTTGTTTGATTTGGCATAATCAATATTGTCCTTTTTACTTCTCTCACAAGTACCAATAAAGATCCAACCAATTTGTTCGGGTAACTGAACACCATCCCTTGTATCAATAACTGTTTGATGCAATACTTGATTAAACCTTTTAATAATTTTTCTAAGCATTTTATTATCTAAGTCTTTATACTTAGGATGTTTCTTTTTAAAATTTTCAAAGAACTCTTTGTTTAAAATAGTGTTTACTTCAGGTCGATACCTTGAAGCCTTTACATTTGGTTTATTAAATTCCCTCATATTAATATACTAAAAATTAATGACTTTAACAAATATACTAATAAAACAAAACCCCCACGAGTGTGAGGGCTTGTCTGTTTGTTACAGAAACCAACAAACCTGCAACCTTATCCTATAACAGTAACTCTAATAGAGCCACCACCAAATGCTGCATCATTAACATTTATTGTATTTAAACTTGTAATGGTGTAAGTGTAGTCAACACCAGGTACTAAACCATTTAATGGAGGAACTCCATCTTGAGAGACAGCAACAACAATATCTAGTGTGTTTAAGTTATGTGTGATAGTAACACTACCTGCTCCCGGAAGAAAAGTTGTTGTTGTGTATTTTTGAACAACTGAAGTAATGGTATTAGTAATAGTAATATCTGTACCAGTAGCACTTAATGAAATTCCAGTACCTGCTTTTAATCCTTTAGTAGCTAGAGCTGGACCAACCCCATTATTTACTAATGATTCATGTGCAGTAGTACCAGCATCTGTTAAAGTAACAGCAGATCCTGGATCTGTATTAGTCAACGTAATTGCAGTTGCTGTACCAGTTAATGAAATACCTGTTCCTGCAGTAAGTCCTTTTGTTGCTAAAGCAGGTCCTGTACCATTATTTACTAAAGTTTCTGTACCACCGGCTGAAGTAAGTGTAACTGCAGAACCTGGATCAGAGTTAGTAATTCTAATTGCGTCAGTAGTAGGTACAGTACTTGCATTAAGTGTAATACCTGTTCCAGCCACAAAGTTTAATGTATCTCCAGGAGCATCAGCAATTTGAATATTAGTTGGATCATTATTAGGTCCCCATGTAAATCCTAAATCAGGATTAATCTGAGCTCTATCAAAATCATTTGGAGGAGTTACAGAACTAGGAACAACTGATGCACCAGTAACATGTCCAAAGGTGTCAAATGTAAAGAAGATATCTTGAATAAAAGTATTACCTGAATTACTGCTTGATAAGTTTGCTACAGTTGATGTATCTTCATGAGAAATAGTTACAGCATTTGTAATTGGATTAACACTTACATCAATACCAGGCCCTTCAAAAATTGAAGCTGCAATTGTTTGAGAAATAATTATATCAAAATATGCTTGAAGTGCAGGAATATCTACAGATACAGTATATGTAGTTGTATTACCTACTGTATTTTGAGATACATCAACATAAGTAGATCCTACTACAACTGTTACTGGAGCTTGAACGCTACAGATGTAGTTTACTAGTTTAGTAATAATAGTATCAAGATAATCATATCTGCTAATTACAGTATCTTGATTACATAAAATATCAGTACCTGTGTAAACAATACAAGATGAATTAAATACTTCAGGGCATGAAGGAGGACATGGTGCCGTTACAGTATATGTATTTGTGCATCCACAATTTGAATTTCCACAGTTATTAGTTGCCATTTTTTTTATTTTTTAATTAAACTTATATATACATTAACAAGGTGATGGTGTTGGTATTATTGGATCACAAGGATCAATAAATGCTTTTAAACCATCTATTCTAATTATAAATCCACCAAGTTGATCTGCATGACCAGCATTTTGAGTAAATGCCCATGTATCTGCAACCCCTGTTAAACTTGGAGTATATGCTCCTGCTCCAGTTGCATTATAACTTGATGGTGCTGTTGGTGTAAATGTTGGTACATTTTCTCCAGATATTATATTACTTATCATACTTCTACCAATCCCACTATATTCCCAACCAGAAACTGCTGAAGGATATGTCTCATCATATAATGGGCCTCCCCAAAATAATATACCAGTGCTTGATATAGAAAGACTTCCTAATGAATGAAGAGCTGCATTTTTACCACCAGTAGTTCTTACAGTTCTAAAAATAATATTTCTTGTCCCACCACCTAAAGCATAACTACCATCAAAAAGTTGTCCAGGAGCAAGTATTCCAGAAGGAATAACAGAATTACCAAGATTAAAACTTAATCCAATACCCACATTACCTGCAGCCCAAACACCACTATTATAAGTAACTAATTTACATGAGTCAGGTGCATTTCCAGATTGCACAGTATTAAATGTATTACCATAAGCTAATCCTACATAATCATTAGCATTTGTTGCAGGATTAACACTACCACTTCCTCCAGAATCAGCATTTCCCATTGGTACTGTTACATATCCTCTAAAATGTACTTCATTTCCTATTCTTCTACACTGAGGTCTATTAGCATTTGATGCCATAAATGAAAAACCATCTAAATCAAGCCAACCAGTATCTTGTACTTGTGCAGATAGTGTTCCAGATGAATATGTTAGATTTACAGTAGTTGTGTCAGTTACATTTAAAGTTGGACTTTGTAAGTATTGATAAATATCACAAAGTACAATCCAAATATTAGTAATTGCATCAGCAACCGTAGTAGGGGTATTAACCCAAGAACCTAAATACTCAGTACCATAAGGTGTTGGTGCATTAGACAATGTTGGAGTGGTAGATGTAATACATGCACCAGATACTGCAGAGATAATATCAGCAGGTAAACCTGTTGCACCCAATAGTGCACAGTATCCATAAGTATCATCATTTACTAATGCATTTAGTATAAGATCAATTGTATAAGCATTTCCTCCAACAATAACACCATCTGATAATGTACAATCTACTGCTATACTTGGAAGTGTAAATGATGGTGGAGGAGTATTTTCTAATACAGTAACTCTAATATCCAAATTGTCTATTTGAGTTTGTATGTCTGCAATTTGTGCAATTAAATCACAAAGTTTATTTGCAATCATTTGAACATAGTCAATCAACTGCATTGTAGTTTGACCATTTTCTACAAAACATGGAGCTACTGAAACCAAACAATCTGGACATGTAGAAGTTGACTGAAGTTGATTAACTGGTAAACCTTGAAGTTCACAAATTTTATCAATTAGTAATTGTATAAGAGCTTGAAAATCTTGAGGACCACAAGATGTAATTCCAAGACAAGTAAGGTCATAATTTGTAACATTAGTTTGATCAAGTAATGTACAAAGTTCTGTAGCCATTTTTGCTACAACATCAGATATAGTATCTCCAGTACATAGACTAATACAATCTAATGTAGGTCCTTGCCATATCACACAATTAGATGATATTGGAGAGCATGGTCTGTTATCTAAATTTAAAGGCTTCATATTTTGTTCTATTTATAATATACAAATTAATTTTTACAATTGCAAGTAGAGCATGCATTTACTGGATTGCAACCACACGTACATTCTTTACAATCATAATTTGGATCTTTTAAAGCTTGAAGATCTATAAGTTCTTTTTTAATCAACCACTTGTCATCATCTTCAGGACAACAATTTGTAATACCATATCTTTTCTCAAGAGCAATCTTATATAAGATGTCTGCAAACTTGCAAGTTATTTCATCATATTTTGCCGGTGTACAAATTGGTGTATTATATCCTGGACGTACTGTTCTATTATTTTTAAATACTGGCTGTGGACACACTCCTTGTTGACATTCTCCAAATGTTTCTTGGTAAAGGAATTGACCAGCAGGTAGATCTGGAAGAATCCATCTTTTAGCACATATCTTATCTGATGTTTCATTTACTAACAGTGTTAGATCTACTTCATTATTTTCACAGTCTATATAACTAATAGTTTGTGTTGTAAGAGTAAGATTAGTTATCTTAGTACAGATACATGGAGCATCTACATAACAATCTTCACAGGTTAGAAAATCCTGTACTACCTCTACATTTTCTAATGTGGTAAAAGTTCTTGTTTCTGTTACTTGCCAACAGTTATCGCAACCTTTTATTTTAATTACTTCATTAAGGTATAAACTTAAATCAGTTGTTGTATAAATTACATTAGTTTGATCAAAACAATCTTGTAATCTGTAATAAACTTTTTTACAAGCAATACAATCATCAAAAACAAATTCAACTACAATAGGTGTATCTGTTGGGGGTATAATATTTATTTGCTCTACAAAATAACAACCACAATCTATTTCTACACTTTTGCCTACATAGGCAGATAAATCTGTAGTTGTATAAAATTGTACTTGTTGTGTTGTACAGTTTATTAACTTATATGCAATCGGTGGAATACATGATGGACAATCATCATAGAATTGTGCAACTATAACTTCTTGTGGACAATCACAAGCTTCAGCAATTTCAATTTCCCAACATCCTTCTTCTCCAACTATTACAACTACCTGATTACTTAAATAATACTGAGACAGATTATTTTGTGTAGTAATTGTAGCACCGGTTTGACAATTAGTTAGTAAATAACAAACTTCAGGACATTCACCATCTACACACGGTAAACCTTGATTTATTTGATATTCACCAGGTGTGCCAGAAACTATAGGATATATTCTTGAACAAAATTGACTTACAGTAGGATCTTTTATTATTTGATTATCACAAGATAAGTATTGTAATTTTTTAACAGTTCCTAATATTGTATAGCATAAGCATTCACAATTACAACCTGTACCAAGAACTTCTATCTCAACAGCATCAGAACAAGTAAAAGGATCAACTTCTTGTACATAAAAACAACCAATTGAAGTTTGACCAACCAAACTTATTTCTATAAACTGACCTAAGTATGCAGAAAGATTTGTATGTGTATTAAAAGGTAATGCTGTACCTGCACAAGAAAAAAGTCTATAACATTTTACATCACATCCTGGACAAACAAGTGTATCATTACAATCAACAGCTTCTGTGTAATTTGCTGGAATGTTTAATGGTACATTTGGGAGATTAGTAAAAAATGCAGGATCTATTGTAAATGCCTCTGATATAGTATAGCATGTATTAGGTAATAAACCTTGATATGCTGGACCAGAATATAAATATGTTCCTGGAGTAATTGTAACAAAAGGATCTTGTCCTGGATTAAATGATATTACTTCATCTGGATTACAACAGTTTGTAAACTCATAATAAAGAAACTCTGTAAAACATGGCTCTGGTGCATTAAATTCTAATTCAGCAGAACAAACAACTACAGGATCTAAATTATTTGTTGGAAAAGTATTATCATAAAATTCTACAGAAAGTATACAACCATTAACACCATTAGCAATTAAATTAATAATTGTATAACTTACTGTTACAACTGGAAGATCTGGAAACAATCCAGAAACAACTTCTGGACTTGATCCCCCTCCACTACATGTAGTACCAAATACTGCATAACCTGTTGTTCCAGAATTCATTTGTCCAGGAGGGTTGATAACATCAACTTCTCCTGATATTGAATATAATCCTGTATCTGGGTCACATTCTGAGACTCTTACGGTAAGGGAACCTGGAACAATTGTACACATTATTTAGTAAATTTTTTCATTTGTTGTTGTAACTGCTGCTCATACTGTACTTTACAGTCATTACATACAGTTTGTCCATTAGATGCTTTTTTCTTTTGACATCCACAAGACAGTTTTTTTCCGCAATTTGGACATGCACTCATTTTGTTGGTTTTTAGAGTTTAACAATTTTTACATTCAAATTTATTTAGAAGCTTAACTGCATAGTTAAACAATGTCATACTTTCTTGATTTTCATGACACGTTTCAACTTTTGCCTTAGCTGCTTCCAAATACATTTTAATTAAATGAAGATCTCGTAGCTTTTGTTTTATTTTTACTGGAGGATCACAATCTGAAATACTCAATGTGCACAGTATTTTTTCATATCTATTCAATGCACATGTAATTCTTAAATGATTGTATTCTACGTAAACTTTACACTCAGGATCTACAGAATATTTAATACCATATATACCATCTGGAAGATTAGCATATGTACTACCACATCCTTCAGTTTGTAAACCAAAGTCACAAGCAGTAAGTGTAGGACTAGATTCTGGTACAAAAGATAACTCAGCAGTATTTTTAAATCCAGGAACAACTACATAAAGTCTTGGATTAAATATTCCAACCAGTGGTGAGTATACACTTGTGTCAAAGATTTTGAACACACATGGATTTGATACAGTAGGTATCTCCAAACTTAATACATGATTTGCCATTTTTTTATAATAAAAAAGGAGAGGAGAGATAGACTCTCACTCTCCTTATGAGTTATTACTATGTTCTATTATGCTGGTAATGGAACCACTGGAGTAGGACAGTTGGTACCTGTTACATTAGGTTCAGCATTACAACTTGAACAGTTTGTTAACCAATCAGAGATTGCATTCCAAACACCATTTGGATTTAAAATGTCTCCTTGATCTACAATAACTTCTACTAAATATTGATCATTGTCAAATGTTCCAGTAGGATTGTAGAAACGAGGTACATTGTGTAGTAAGTAGATTCTATCATATAGAGAGTTTCTATCAATAAATCCATTACATCCAACAATTGCATCTCCTTGAGTAATCTCTCTGATACGGAAGTCAGTTGCAAAGTAGCTTTGTCTGTAAGATTCTGACAAGATGTAATCTCTTGCTACAGTTTCTCCAGTACCATTTGCTTGTAATCCATAACATTCTACACCAACACAAAGTGAGTTAAACTCACAAGGTGAACCTGTGTAATCTACTTCAGAAGCATAAAGTCTTACTGGCTCTAATTCATAGAAGTCAGAAACTTGGAATGTACAGTTACCAAACTTAGTATCAACATAAGCACCAGTTAAAGCTAAACCAGCACACATTGTGTTTGCATAAACTTGCTCAGTCCAATCCTCATAATTTGCATATGTTACACCTGGGATTACAGGTAATGTAGCAGTATTAACATTATTTGGATAGTAGTATGTCCAAGTTGCTCCACCATCATTTGAGAAAGTAACTACTGGATATGCAAAAGGATTTACAATTGGAGACTCTAAAAGTTGATTAGCCCAAGCAAGATATACTTTACGTGGATCAACTGGAGTAGGTGCAATTGCAGCAGGATCACAACATCCTGTATAAGCCTCAAGAGTCTCATATGCATTGTGATTTAAGTATCTCATTGCAGGAGAACCTTTAACATCTAAACGTAGATAATAAGTCTCACCACATAAGAACTCTTTACAACAAGTACCTCCTGTTTCACCAGGGTTGCTGCTTGAAGGTGGATTTGCATCTGTCCATGGAGTATATCCAACATGGATAATATAGTTAGAAGGTGCATTAGCATTAACATACCAATACTTGCTTACATACTGAGGTTTGATAGTCTTAGTTTTGTTAGACTCTTGATAACCTCCGTGGAAAGGACCAATCTTATCTTTAGGATAGATTGAACCAGCAGCAAGAATTACATCACAACAAGATGCAGGAGCATCATCAACAATAAATGTTTCAGGGTTGATAAATGTAATTGTACCAGGAGCAAGCTGGTAAGTAGTTGTTGCACCAGGTGCAGTAGGAGTACCTAATTGTACACCTGTTAGGTTAGAAACTCCATTTGTTGCCAAAAGGACTTTTCTGTACGCATGATCAAAATAAGCCATTGTTTTTTGTTTTAGTTAATAAATATATACTATAATATAGTCAAAAGTTTTTAATTATCCAAATTATTATAAAAATTATCCGGCCATATCATTATCAAGTAATCTAAGAGCTAATGGATCTGTACCAAATGTTTTTAATTTGTCAACCCATGTTTGCATTTTATCATGCTCTTCAACTTGTTCTTTAAGATAACCAAGACATAATTCATATAACATATGATCTTTCATGCCAAGTGCATGATCAGCCATCTTTTTAATTTGAGTAGATACTTCTATCTCATGCTCATAAGATAACTGAATAATCTCAGGAAGACTTCCTGGAAAATCTTGTTGAGGTTGGTCTAATCTTGGAGTTAATGGTTGTACACCAAAAGATAAAAGATACTTACGTGCTATGTCAGCATGAGTAAGTTCTTCATCTGAATATTTTCTCCAAAGACCAGCAGCTCCTTTAAATCCTTTTTCATCCAACCACATCGTCATTGCCATGTAGATTCTAGAAGAATATTCTTCTTGTTGAATTCTATAATTAAGATATTCTACACATGACTCTGTAATTAGAGGGTTCATGGTTTTAAATTCAGGAGTATCTTTTGATGTTCCTGTACTTGGTTTATCAATATTTGGTATGCCAGTTGATTGAGGCACTTTTACAATTTCTGGTCTTTTTAAAGTTCTTGGTTTTGATTCCATTATTTATTAGTTACTACGTTCAGCAGATTCTTGTGTTCTAGAGAATTGGTTTCCAGACTCTATGTCTCCAGCTAGAATACTTACTGCCTCATCAATTATTAATTCTATTATGTCATCTTTAAATTCACAATCTACATTTGTAGTGGAAGTAATCCCGGTGTATGGATCTGAACATCCATCAATTTGTATTTTTACCGGTTGTCTGTAGTAGGTTAGGTATGCTTCCTCTACTTCAAATTCATTGTTTGTGTAAAGATGTACTGTGTCGTTGATTAAAGTTGCAAATGTTTCTGCCCATTCAAAACTTGGTTGTTTTGATTTATCTCTCAGAAGTTGATTAAGATTCCCTTCTTCTGCAAGATATACAGTCATTCTTCTTTTATCACAACACTCTTTTTTTGCATAGATGTCTACACGTTTCCATTGTAAATAGTTTACAGGAACATCTCCTTCATAATAAAGATCTTTCTTTACTGAAGTCAAAGGTGTTTTAATTAAAAGTTTTTGAAGGTCATCCTTTCTACGAGTAGATTGTTCATCACCTTCCTTAACTACATTAATACCATGTAGCTGTCTCCTAGACCATTCCACCTGAGCTTTATTAAAAGCCTCAACAACTTGCCAGCAGGTTATGTTATCATAATCTTGACTGTCAAGTTTATTGAGTCTTTGTTTAATCTTTATGGTAATAGTACTATTTAACATTATCCTCTTTTAATATTTTTCCACATTGCAGCTGCAGCAATTCTTTTACCTTTTTCACCACCACCTGCAGCAGCAGCTACTTTTGCAAAACCTTTACCTTTCTTACCAATGTCTTTTCCAGCACTAGCTTTTTTAGCAATGTTAGATTTAGTTTTTGCACTAAGATCAGCAGAAGGTTTTGCTGAACCACCCATTTTCTTTTTCATCTTAGCTCCAGCAATTCTATCAGCAGCAGTTGGTTTAGGATTTTTATCTACACCAGCTTTTACTGAAAGCATACCAAAAGAAGTAGAACCACCATTTTTGAATGATGGTCTAGAGATTGGTTTGTAACCTTTCTTTTCCCTTCTATCACTTTTTCTTTGGATTCTTTTATTATCTCTTTCATTAGCTTTTTCAGAATCCTTTTCTCTATTTCCTAATATTGTGCCAGCTAAAATACCAGATCCTCCACCAATTAAACCTAGTATATTTTTTAAAACACTTTTATCAGGTTTTTCTCCACCACTCTGCATTTTCTTAACACCACCTTTCTTAAAAGATGTAGGGTAAAGAGTTGCATTATATCCAGGCATACCAACAATTTTTTGCACACCACCTTTAGCCATCTTTTTTGTAGCACCACCTTTTTTCATAGATCCACCACATTTAGCACACATTTTCATTTCTTATAATTTTTAGTTTAACAATTCCACTTTCTTAAAGACTTATTGATCCTAGAGTTAGGATCATTAGCTGTCTTAGCAGATGTAAGTTTAGCTTTCATACCTTTCATTATTTTTTCTTACCTTTTACAATTCCACCTTTCTTCATAGAAGGTTTTAAAGGTTTTCCTGTTTTAGGATGTTTAGTTGCTCCAACAGGTATAAGATTTCCACCTCCTCTATTAATCTTTGGACTATATTCTGTTAAAGGTTGTGAACCGCTTGTTCTTTGTACATTTTTAGGTCTTACTGGACCACCCACTTGTTTTTTTACTAACTTTTTCATTATACATTTATTTTTTAATTAATAATATTTTTAACACTTCCATTTCTTTCTAGCTAATCGTAATCTACTATTTGGATCCTTAGCTGCTTTAGGCCACATCTTCATTTGACCTGCAGATCTAGCACAAAATGATTTTTTTCTAGGACCTCCTTCTGGTTGAGGAGCTTTAAGATTACCACCAGTAGACTTGTTATAAGAAGCTCTACCTTTAGCATTAAGTCCTCCAGAAGGAGATTTTCCTTCTTTTCTTGTCCAAGCAGGAGTAGAACCACCTGATTTCATCTTAGGTTTCTTACCAGCTTTCTTCATTGAGATAGCTATTGCTGCTTGTTGTGCTCTACTACTTGCCATGACTATTTTTTTACACAGTTGTTATATGTTTTACCATACATCTTTTTAGTACCTTTTTTTTCATAACCAGGCCAACAACTCTTTGCACTTCCACCCAACTTCATTTTTTGTTTGGGATAAGGATTTTCTTTATGCCATTTTCTAGTTGCTGCCACACCTTGTTTAACTGTTTTTGCTTTTGCTTTAGCAGTTAAATCTATAGTATCCCACTGTCCTTTATCTTTAGTAGGATGGTTGACCATAATATGACCAACCTTTCCTTCTCCTTTTTTTGTAGTCTTCTTATATACTACATGTTTTTCACCACCGGCAGTAACTTTTACTTTCTTAGTTTTTGCCTGTGCCATTATTAAATCTTTTTACCAGATGCAATACTGTTAAATTCTTTTGCTTTCTCAGCTGCCATCTTTTTTACATCTGCCATTAACTTTGCATTCTTCTGAATCTCAGAAGCTCTTTGTAATGTAGACATAGCAGATTCAACTTCCCATTTTCTCATTTCTGCTTTGTTACCACCAAAAATAGAAATACCAACTGAAGAACTTTTCTTAGCTGGTGTTGATTTTGTTGTTGTTTTTTTAATTGCCATAACTATCTAAATCTTGCTGCTTTTTGGGCTATACCCTTTGGCTGTTTAACAAATTGTTTTCCTTTACTATTACCTTTAGCCTTTGCTTTATTTGTAGCTGCTTTTTCTCCTGCTGATAAAGAACCCCAAGCAGCTTCAGGTAAATACCTTTTTTTACCTTTTGACTTTACCTCTTTAGAAGAACCTTTCTTCTTATTTGCATAAGTTCCAGATGTCATCCACTTTTGTGCTGACCAATCTCTTAAACTTTGCTGAGGATCTTTAGCCATTACTTCTTAGTTTTATAACCACCACCCTTAGACTTATATTCTTTAGCTAAAAGTTGTGCTTTTCTTGCAGACCATTCTCCAGGATCTCCTCCCTTTGTACCAGCTTTAATTCTTTCAAACAAAGACTTACGCATACCAGGCTTAGTATAAACACCAGCCTGGTTTACTTTGCTTTTAGTTGTCTTCTTAGTGGCCATTATTTCATTTTTTTAGCTCCACCTTTTTTCATCATACTAGGTTTCATAGCAGTACCATACATAGCTTTTGGTTTAGCACCACCAGCCATCATCTTTGGTTTTTTAGCTCCACCCATTTTCATTTTACCTTTTCCATCTGCAGCAAAAGCTGGTATTTGTTTACCGTCTTTTGTTACCATTGGCATTTTTGCTTTCATGTTATTTAATTTTAAGTGTTCCAATATTTTTCACAGGATGCAATTAAATCTTTTAAAATATCCTCATTCAAAGGATTTTTTAAGTGTTCAATTACATCAGATACATTTCTACCAAGTAAAGCATTTGTTTTAGCATGGTAAATATATCCATCCGGCTTATTAATAATATACTTAAAAAATACGGAATCTCGTACAATTGATTTAATTTTTAATGATTCCATATCTAAATTTACTGCATCAAGGAATGTTCTTGAAGCTCTTTCTTTGTTTGACTCAGCTCCTTCTCCAGAAATATATTTATCCATATTCTCATAAATAATATCTAGTGGAGTTGATTTTCTGTACTGAGAACTATTTGCATCTACTACTTTAGCAACATAGAATAGTTTAGTACTGTTTTTATCATATAGTTTCTGAAGTTCTGAAAGTGCTTTGTTACGCATCTTTTTGTATTCAGTTCTTGCCATTACAGTTTCTTCTTCTTTATCTAGATAAAACTTAGGTGGTACTGCTTTTGCTCTGGCATCTTCATAACTTTTTGCTATCATTGGAAAACCACCTGCCTCAATTGCATGAAGTTTTATTTTATCAAATGGTTTAGTTGGATCTAAATATAATGGTTCATTACCACATGATATCTCAATTTTATTCCAAAACTCTTTATTATCAGGTTTTAGTAATTTTACTTTATTCCAAAAATCTTTATCATCAATTTCAATAAAATTTGCAGCAAGTTCTTTTTCAAGTTCTGCAATTGAAGTTCTAATTTCTCTGATTCTTGCTTCTCTTACTTCTGAGTCAAGTAATTTAATCTCAGGTGCAAATTCATTTAAACCTGTGATATATCTAATTACTCCATTTAATTCTAAGCATGCAAGTTGCTCATTATGAGTTACTCCATCAAAGAGACTCATTCCATATTCTTCAAGCCCCATATTAGTTGCTTGTTTATCAAAGTAAGGTCTAACAGCAAGTGATGTTTTTTTAATGCTGCCTACCCCTACTTCTACCATTGTAAATCCTGTTGTTTCCATGTTTTTGTTGGTTTTTATTTTTGTTGGTTATTAAATTACTTTTTAAAAAAGAGGGAGGAGTTACCCCCTCCCTTTTTTATTATATATGATAGATTAGAATGAACCACCGGTTACTGGGTTTCTCATAACAATCTTCAATACCTTAGTTGGGTCTTTTACCCAAATTGCAGGCATTGTTTGAGACATCATTACACGGTATCCGTTGAATTGACCAGAAGACTGGAATCCTTGGGTACGTCCCATGTAATCCATAGTACCATTTTGATACCACCACTTCAATTGATTATCCCAAGACAATTTCAATAAGTAGATATTGTCATTAGTGTTATCAGTGATATCAAAGATGATAAAGCTATAAGAAGATAATGGGAAACCATCAATGATTGGGTTCTCAATATCATTTGTATGAACATTGTCAAATGCTGAGTTAAGAACAAACTTAACATTTGCCAAGAATGGAATTACATATGAAGTATAAGCAAATCCAAAGTTCAAGTCCATACCTTTACCAGTGATAGCACCAATATCAGCAGCCTGAATCAATAGACCAGAAGCAACAGCTTCTCTTTTGATAGCTTCATTTACCATTCTCATTCCACCCATACCAGTTTGAACTACTAGAGATCTTTTTGGATCTGGACCTTGGAACTCAACCTTACCATTGAAGAAGTTGTAGATTTCTCCACGGAACAAATCAAGTGTAAAGTTATTTTTGTTATATACTCTTTTAAATGAGTTATCTAACTGTCTCCAAAGACCCACAGATAATCTAATGTCATCTGGTCCATCTTGACGTACACGACCTCCTTGTCCCCACATTAAGTAGGTCTCAATGTCACTTGCAACTTTACTTAAGTGTGCAGCTTCCATTTGAGTCAAGAATGTTCTAGATAAGTCACCATTGTCAAATGCACGTTTAACTTTATCTTTACCCATTACTTTAACCATATCTTCTAATGAAGAAATAGAAGGATCCATACCTTTGTCAAAAGTTCTCCAGATCTCAGTTACAGGAACTGTACCATCTGCATTCATTCCACCTTTGATCATCAAGTCTGCACGAGAAGAGATAGAATAATGTACGTGAGCTTCAGCACCTCCTACAAAGTTGTAGAATTCACGGAAACCAGTTCTTGTTGTGATGTCAGAGAATCTTTCACCATACTCCCCACGGGCAGAACCCTTACGGAAGATTTTAGTACCATTAGTAAGATATTTTGCATCTAGATACTTGTAGTTATCGTTGTTTACCAACTGTACAGTATAGATATAACCGTCACCTACAGGAAGGATATCCTCGTCAGTGATGTACATCTCAACTCCGTTATATTTGTGATAAGTGATGATATCACCATGTCCAAATTCACGTCTGTTGATTTTGATACGGAAGGTAGATCCATCAGTACCTCTGTAAGCTGCTTGAGGTTCAATATCCTCAACAATGTATGGAAGATCAATAGATACAGGAGTCTGCCATCTATATTCTCCTCGGTGGTTATCCACCATGATTACATTCTTACCACCAAAGCTAGACATTTGGTAAAGGGGCATTTCCACCTTCTGAGCCATAGCCCATAGGTCTACTGGACCAAGGTCCATTGGTTCTGCATCCTTCAACATGTTAACCAAGTGGTAGGAGTCTACGTGTGAGCTTGCCTGGTAGGCTGTATCCCGTAGAAAGATACCATTGTTTAAAACTGGAGTTGCCATTTTTATATTTGTTTTATTTGTTACTTAATTTAAAATCTTTTAAACATACTGTTTTTTGACAATTTTCTAGGTTCAGATCTAGAAGGTGTTCTTCTTGGTTCATCATCATACAATGTATTTGTTGAAGAAGCAATCTTTCTAGACTCCTCTGTTTTCAATTGTCTTACAGTTTTTTCTACTGCTTGTCTTGATCCTTGTTCTCTTACTCTATTCTTATATCCATTTGGATCTGCAAGTAACCAAAGTGCTTCAGCAATAAGGTCATGTCTTGGTTCTACAAACTGATATTTCTCTAAAAGGTGGCCTAGTAAGTTTGTAGGTTTACCAGAGATAGAAGGATAATTAGGTTGAACTAATCCAGAAAATAAAAGACCTTGTACTTTTTTATCTAGTTTTAATCCACCAATTGTTCCTGCAGCAAGTGTACTATACACATTTTCTTGATATGCTTTAGCTTGTTCTGCTTGCATATTTCTTCTATGCTCTTGTTCTGCTAGTTGTCTTGCAACAATTTCTTCTTGCATTGCATCCAACTTTGGTTTAAACTGATTAGCTTTTTGTTCAAGTCGGTTTAAATCTCTCCAGTCTTGAATCTCTTGTTCAATTTCTTCTGGAGTACCAAAGTTTGTAGCATGTAAATATTGTCTTGCAATTTCTGCTTGATCATATTCATCAGCAGGATCAAGTTGTCTCATTTCCTCTACATAAGCTAGAGTTCTAAATAGACCTTTCAAATCTTGTCCTCCATCAGCTACATATTTAGCAGCAACTTGAAGTTCTTCTGGTAATGCTTCAAAAAATTCTCTTGGAGTATCTCTTCTTATTTGATTTTCTCTTTCTTGAAAATTTGCTTCAAAGAGTTCACGAAAATCTTTTGTAGTATATTCTTCTAATGGTTTATCATCATCAAAAGGTACTAAAGACCCATCCTCAATCATTTTCTGTGCTAACTCTGCAAGACCTGATTTATCAACCTTTGGTCTTCCTTTATTACCGGCTTCTTCTTCTTGAGCAATTAGATTATCTAGTTCATTAATTGTTTCTTGAACTTCAATTTTCTTTTCTTGCTCTTGTTGTCTTTCTTCTGGTGAAGCAGTAGGGTTGTCAAAGAACGATGTATCAACTGTTTCTTTATGAAACACTGATTTAGGTTTTTCTTCTTCTGCAGGGAGCATTACATTCTCTGCTCCAGGCATTCCAAAGAGGGCATCAATATTTACATCTACCTGTTCTACCGTTGTAGAATCTTGGACCTGATTTTCAGGATTTGTGTTGGTTGTTTCCATTCTGTTGGTTTTTGTTTATATATCAATATATAAAATAAACTTCAAAAATTTAAAACTCTGCAAAAAAAATTTTGTAATATATGGCTAACTACTTATTTTCTTTAGGAGGTTTTACATCAAATTTGTTTTTATTTTCTTGTGCAATTTGTAATTGTCTATCTGCAATTTGTTTCTGTGCTTGTATTTTCTCACGTTCTAACTGAGTTTTTTGATTTTCAATAGTCATTCTATTTACTTCTTTTTCTCTTTGAAGTCCAGTTTGTTCTTGATATTGTTCTGTTTCACGAATATCTTTCATAGCATCTCTATAGTCAGACATTTGATTTTGATCAACATCTGCCATAGATCCGTAGCCAGCAGCTCTAATTTCTGCAACTAGAATATCTCTTTGTCTATCTTTTTCTTTCTCAGCAGCAGTTGAATCAATCTTCATTTGTTCAATCTCTTGTTGTTTTTGAAGTTGTTCTTGTTGCATTTGCTGTTGTTGCTGCATCTCCTGTTGTTTCATCTGCTGTTGTTTTTGTTCAGAATCTTTAAGAACACTGTTAAGAGAAGCAATAGAGTCAGATTGTACAATTTTACCTAAGTCATATATAGAAGCCCCTGTTGTATTATTCTGAATAGCCATTTTTTTTAACTGCTCTAGAATAGCTCTGTGATTTGCATTAGTACTTATAGCAATATTAAGATCTCTAAGTAAAAGATCTGTTCCATTAATTTCAAAGTTTACTTTTTCATCTGCAGATGTTACATATGTTAATCTTGCTGAAGGTTTTGTAGAATGATAATACTGAGCTAAGTCAGTTCTCATTTCATGTACTCTTGGCATTAAATAATCACAGTGTTGAATAAAGTAAGTTTCTGTTTGAGCATAAGATGCTTGCATTGCTTGCTCTACTCCAGTAGCAGTAGTCTGTGATAGTTGTTGTCCCATTCTTTGTGGATTTACACCTATAACTTCATATGCTTGCTGTTTAAAATAGTTTGCAAGGTTAATCCTTGACATAAGTCTATTAGTCTGTTCTAAGTCAAGTTTTTGGAAATGAGAGAAGTTTAATGCATTTTCTGTATTTGTAATTGAAGTATCCAAAGGTAACATCTGGAAGTTCTTCATTGCAACATATGCTTTAGCTAAATTACCTTTACCCCAATCTTCTCCTAATGAATGTCTAGGTAATGAGTTTTGATCAAGCATGATTACAGTACCAAGCTCATCTACTAAGATATCTGCAATCTGGTTATTTACAATATTATATCCAATCTGATATGGCTTCATTAAATCAATAAGTGCAGTAGACTTAGTATTTCTATCTGAGAATACAGAACCTTCTACCGGAAGTTTACATCCATATAGATTTGCTTCTCCTTTAAATTGAAATTTAACTGGTCCAATATGATTTCTATTTACTCCAATGTATATAGGAGAAAATCCACCTGGATTATTCATACCCCAGAATGATGGTACATTTGGTCCTATTTTAATTCCACCCCAAACCTCATTAATCCAAATCCAATCAATATGTTCTCCAAAGAGTAAATTATCTTTTGTTTTATTTTTAAAGAGTCTAGTATCATAAATTGGCTTATCTGTAATTCTATAATCTTCAGAAATAATTTCATTAGTTACTTCACCTTCTTCTGATATTTTAGTTAAGTGACCAATTTTCTTTTGAGATTTCCAGTATGCTGTTGTTACTCTTAACAAGTATGCTGTACCCTGATCATAGTAATCTTCACCTTCGGCAAGTATCTGTGCAATAATATCTGAACCATCAAAAATATTACCTGCCATAAATGATGTATACTGTCTGTATGCTAAAGATGGCATATTGACATTCCAGTCATGTGTTTTAGTTCCATCATAAAAACTTCCATCATTTTGTAAACCACCAATGTTATAAGCAGCAGATCTAATTGGATATACTGATTCAAGTGCTCTATGTTGTTCTTCAGTAAGTACATGTCCAAACTTATCAATAACATCTGATACAGTAAACATATCTGTTTTACCTACCCAGTTACCTTGTGATATGTATCTAATATCTGGAGATTTGTGATAGAATGTAAGCACCGGATTCCAGAGTTCTACTTGGTAATCATCTTCCATCATATAAAAATGCCAGAACTCTCTATCTGTAATAAGCATATCTCTAAATGCTCTTTCTTCAAGTTCATCCATTCTAAATCTTTCAACATCTACTTTATGTTGATGTTCAGCCCATTGTTCTACCATAGATCTATAATCCTTTTTAAAGAATTGCTCTATTTCAGGTAGTGTCTTTAAATTATCTGGTGTAAGTTGTTGTTGGGCTTCTTCTGACCCAGGATCTAGTCCTTGTTCTAACATAGCCGCTAACATTTTTGTAGCAGCATCAGCCATTAATGTTTGTTCTACTTGTGCTCTTTTTTGTTCAAGCATTTCATTGTATGAAAAATCATCAACAGCTCTATAGGTTAATCTTGTTGATCTTTTAGCAAATTCTGCTACTAAAACATTAACAACATTTGGAATAATAGGATAGAACTTTAATTCTAGTGCAGATACATCTTCTTTTGTTAATAGTTCTACAACATCTCTATATTCATTATCCTCTTCAATTATATAATCAGTTCTATCAATAATACCTTTTGCAAGTTTGTAGTTTTTCATTAATCTTCTGGCATTTCTACGGATTTGTTTTAATCCTTGCCATTCTAACCAGTCTAAGTTCCAAGCAGCCCACTCTTCTGTTTTATCTTTTTTAGGTAAAAACTGCAACGGCTGAGTAATACTACCCAATCTATTTTGTTCTGTCTTAGCTCCTTTTTTAAGTTGTAATGCGTTGTATACTTGCATAACCTATTATTTAATATTTTTAAATGCAGATTTTTTAAATCTACCAGTAGTGTTGCTCATTTTACTGCCCATATGTCTAAACGGACTCTTATTTAATTTAAACAAATTTTCTGACTTTTGCAAGTTTTTAGCAGTCTCATCCATTATTGTTCTTTTACTATATCCTCTATTTGACTCTTGAATTTTCATAAAAGCAACAAGAGCTGCAAAAGAAACTAGTCTATCCACGTTAACCCCATCTGCATATTCTCTCATCTCTTTGATTAACATAGGGTCTGGTATACGTTCAATACCATATGTTGTTCTTACAACAGTACCATCAGATTTTAATTCTTGATCTAATTCTTCTTTAGTATATTCTATGGCATAACTAAGAAGATGTGATTTAAATAAAGTACCCGTATTTTTCCACCCATATTCTTGGAATACATTGTTATTTGATCCAAGATCTTTTAAGAACATGATTTGATTTTTTGGCACAAGATATTTCTGCTTACGTCTAGATATCATGTATTGAATAAACAATGATATATTATTCTCTACAAGTGTCCAAGCATTATACCATTCAATAATAAGTTCTAGTTGCTTATGTGTCTGATTAATATCATCATATCTACCACACCAAGCTGCTACAATTTTACCTTGTTCTATATAAGTTTCTGATTCTGAACCAGTATGTCTAGTTACTTGAATAGGTGCTTTCATCACATATATAGAACATAATGATTCTGATGTTGTTGTTTTACCCTCTGATACAGGGTCAACAGATGCATAGTAATCACCAAAATTTGGATCCTTAACGGGTCTTTCCCAAACAACAAGACATCCTGTTTTATCTTCTGTCTTTTTGTTTACTGGAAATTCTATGATAGGCCTTTTGTTACTTTTAGTAACTTCAGGTCTACCATCAGCATCTGCTGAAATATTTAAGAATTCAAAACCATATTCTTTATCTTCTATTCTTCTTTCTTGTGCTGCAAGAAGATGTGGAGGGAATACAGATACTGTTCTATGATCAAATGCTTCTTTTATATTTCTTGGATGCTGAGAAATTCTTAACTGATATTCTTCTGGAGCAAGTTCATCTCTCCATTGTTTGAATTGTTTTTCTAAAGCATCTACTGCTTCTTCTACAAGTGAATTACCATATTTATCAATATATGGTGGCATTGACCATTGTTCTGGAATAAATAAACCAGAAAGACCAACAGTACCTTTATCATCCATAAGATCTGTTTCTACCGCATATATATCTTTTGCAGTAGGGTTTAGTATCATATCTTTAAGTGGAAGACATTGGGATAAATCCCCCACAGATCCTGCAGCTATAAACATTCCCGTAGTGATGAGACCTGATCTCATTGCTGGTCTCATATACTCATATGTCTGATCCATCTTAGGAGCAATCCCAGCCTCCTCATGAAAGAAGTATTTAACTGGACCCCCTACACCATTTGTTGGATCTTTCTCAAATGACATACCTTGTATAGTTCCTTTAAGACCAACCTCAGTTTTTCTATCTCCTTTTCTTACTTCAATCTTTTGTTGCCACATCATAACTTTATCTGGTGACATTGGTCTATACCAAGCAGTATGCTCATTTAAGAATGCTGCATACTCTTGTAAAAATTTCCAAGACCCTTTTTCATTTATATAGTCTTTTAGTGATGCACCCATCTTTAATGTTACCCCTGCTTCAAACCATTGTTGATTTATAAACTTACCCATATGATAATATGAAGAAGCAATCTGACGTTTCTTTAAAATAGCTGCATGTTTATAATTTAGTTCTGCTAATAGTTCATACAATGCCATGTGATATTGTGCATCTCTAATTTTAGCAAAACCAAACTGTTGAATTTCTTTGTCAAAGATTGGAAGAAAGTTTAACCACATGTAGTACTCTCTTGCAACAAACCATGTATTATCTCCATCTTTAACTATAATACCCTTACGGCATTTTGTCTTTTGATCATCCCAGTAATTTATAAAGTCTAGGGATTTAAATGGAGCTGTACAGTATACTCCATCTTTTTTAAATTTAACTGATTCCGATATGAATACTTGATTTGTTGTTTCATTAAAGTTATACTTTCCTGGTTCTTTGAATAGATCTCTAATGAAGTTACTGAAGTCTTCTCTGGATTCAAAACTTGTTGTTGTCCATGTTTCATTATCATAAGTCGGTATGTCTTGATAAATTTCACTCATTACATATCATATGCTAATCCTTGTCCACCTCTTACTCTACTAGATTGTTCTTCCTGTAAATCTTTATATGCACCTTTAAAAGATTGTCTTATTGCTTCATAGTTTTTAGCTGCTGCAATAAGAGAGTTCATATTACCATCACGACCGTGTGTAATAGGTGTAGTTTCCATATATCTACCCAATCTATCCAACATAGTTGCAATACCTTTGTATGCTCTAGATGTAGGTGTTTCATACATTTTCTGACAAAACTGTAATGCTCTAAATACTGTTTCATCTTCAGTAGAAAACTCTGCTCCAATCTGATCCATAATCATATTCTCTTTTTCCATATCTGGTGTAAAGAAAAAAGGATTTAAATCCGGATTAGGGCAGCACATATAAAACAAATACATATATATTTTAAGATAGTCTTCAGGATATTCATCCATAACATCTTTTAATGCTCTCAATGTATAGCAATGTTCTGTTGGAATTACAACACCATTCTGAACATCAAATAGTTTAGTTAGTATCATTTCTTTTTAATTTTATTCTTGTTATTATGAAGATAATGAAAAATTGCAAGTACTTCATCCACAAGGTAAGGTATTGAAATTGGCTTAACTTCTTTTACTATAGGCTCACCATTCTCATCTGTTTTATTTACCGGATATCCCCACTCATCCTCTTTCTCTATTTCAAAAACTATATGATGAATAAATATTCTTCCAGGTTTTAATTTAGGATTGTGCTTCAGTATAATATACATATATATACTAAGCTGTAATGCATAGTGGTAAAAATTACAATCATCAAGTGAATCTAAAGGTGGATTCATTTTTTCAGATTTACCTTCCCAGTCAACATAAGATTCAGTATCAATCTTTTTATTAGTCTTATAGTCAATGATATTTACTTTACCATTGACTACTTCAACTAAATCTGATTGTCCACAGATACCTGCTGATCTTAAATAGACCATATGTTCTGGATACACGCCTGGTTCTAATTTTTGTGAAGGAGCAACTTTAATACCATTTTGAACTTCTGATGGTTTAAATACAGGTACTGTAACACCTTCTCTTTCCATAGATGCAAATGAACATAAGTCAGCTTCCCTTTGATTATGATACCATGTTCCAAGTGTTAGTGATCTTTCAGATTCATTATTCCAAATCTGTTGAATCAATTTTGGCTCAATACCATGCCATTTAGAATTTTTCTTTTTACTTACTTTTTCTGCTATTTTCTTAGCATCAAAAGGTTTTTTAAAATGAGAGACTAGTGTAGTAACACTTATCCAATCAATGTTACTGTCATCAAGACTTCTGTAACTATGATCATCTGCATTAAATACAATCATAACTCCTCTAATTTATCTTCTTCTTCTACCGTAGCAATTGCATCCCATTTACCAAGGGGACACTCAGAGGCAAGAGATCTAGTTTTAAAATTTAGTGAACATCCACATTCTGCACAACAAGGTTGAGTACCTTTCATAGCACAGTCTTTACCTTTTAAATCTATATGTTCACATTCATCACAAATAGAATATCTTAGTCTAGCTATTTCTTCTACGGTCTCATCTCTAATTATACTATTGGTTATCCCTTCCAGGATCTGTTTCCGGTTTTGCCAAATTAATTTTAGAGTATTTTTCATCTTTAAAAGTTTTTCGTTTTAATAATTCTTGTTCTGCCTTTTTATGAATTTCTGTTAAAAGTTCTAATTTTTCCTCAACATTCTTTTTATTATGATAAGCACCAAAAGTTGATGTGTCATGATTTTTTAAAACTTTTTCATAATGAGGTATTGCTTTCTTTACTTTTTGAATTTTAATAACAAAGTGACCTAAGCCATCTACATTTATTCTTAAATCACTTAAACTACTTAGTTTTTTTCTTAATGTTTCATAATAATTCTCTACTAAAGTTTCAACTAAATCTTTAGAGACTTCAAACTCTTTTGTTATTTCTTTATATAGACTACTTGCTTTCTTCGGTATCATTTCCTAAAAATTTATAGTCTAATAGTATAGTTCCTTCTGTTTGAACTTTAATATTTGGATTAAGCATAATTACTTTTTTGTTACTTGCATCCTTAATCACAAGTCCATTTTTCTCAGCTTTATTTACACTATTTCTAACAGTTTGAGGTGATTTAAAAATCCAATCTTCTTCAGAAGATGCATCAAGACAAAAATTACTAAGTTCAATTGGTTGATTGAAACTAAGTAAAGTAAGACAGTCAAGATCAGATTCACTCATTGCTATACGGTTAATATAACAATGAGTTAAAATCTGAAACTTTACAATATCCCATTTGGGCATTCTAACCCTTTTCTGAACTTGATTAACAAGTGCCATTAACCTCTTTTTAATTTTTTACCTCTAGCTGGTGCTTGTGCTACAGGTTTTGGTGGTGTTTGTGTTGGAAAATCTTCTTCTTCATCTTCCATTGGTGGTTGTGTAGCAGCCATCATTGATGCATACTGAAGTTGCATTGTTGCTCTTTTATATCTTGCTTCTTCAACCTCAGTAAGTAATTTTTCATACTTTGCTTGTGCTTCAAGATAGGGAAGAGAATTTTCATAAAATTGTTTCATTTCATCTCTTCTTGCTTCTAATTGCTCAGGAGTTAACTCCTCATTCATTTGTTGGTTTTCCATGATATATTAATTAAAGTTTACACAAATATACTATAAAAGTTTAAATAGAAAAGATTTAAACAAAAAAAATCCAGGTATACTATATACCTAGATTACTTTATATAGAGAAGATAAAGTATTATCTATTTTTAATTGTGAAGTTTAATATTGATAATAAATAAAAGTTTCTGGAGATATCTATTTCAAATGAAAAGATATCTAATGAAGAAATTCTTATTCTTATCATTATTTTATCCCATTGTTTTGTGGATGATTTCCAAGAGTTTCTAAATTTCATATTATAGGTTCTGTAACATTGCTAACATTCGAGGGCATGGGTAGATATCACTCTTATCCTTCCTCACTGAATTGTGGGTGTAAATGCCAGGTGTACCCTTGAAGGCTTCCTTATCAATGGCCCATATCTCTTTACGGTATGCCTTGGGTATGTTGTATGTCTCACATAGATACACAAGTAACTGCCGAGTGCTTTCTATCTGCTGATCCGTGTATTTATGCCATAGAACATGACCTTTGAATGGCTTTTCCAGGATAGTTACCTCCGAAGGAACTACCACACCCTTAACATAGTTGAGGTACTTACCATTGATCTGCTTAAGTGGGCCCCAGTTGCACACCTCAATGCCAACACTAAGTTTGTTGAGGTTCTGATACCGGAGGCCATGCATTTGAAAGTCTTGACTATCAATGCCAAGGTGATAGGCCCAGTGCTTGGAACTAAAACATTGTACTATTGTACCATTGTTTCCAATGACAAAGGCAGTAGCTATTCTTGTATCATTGCTATTCCAGAACTTAGCCACCCCCACAGCATTACCATTACCTGCTGTATGGTGAAGATATATCTGTTTTTTATCAAAATCTTCATGGAAATACTGGTTATTATCTAGTCTCTCCTGAACTATTTTCGTTAGATCTAATTTCATCTGCATCTTTTTTCAATTCTTTTGCTCGTGATATTAAATTCTTAGCACTTACCCACAGGTCTATTCCCTTCACCGCCTTGTAATTTTCATTGATACTCACCACTTCAATGGATACTAGGACCAATGCCAACATCTTAGTTAGCATTAAAGGTATACTGAAAAAAATAAGAACAATATCATTGAGGATAAAATAATCAATTAAATAGAATAATATAACAGTAAATTCATATAGTAACATCTTACTAATGACAGCAGATAGTCTAGATGATGTAATAGGTTGTTTGAGTTTACGTGCCTTCCAAACTCCTGTAATAGTATCCACAGCTATAGAAAATCCAATCATAAACATAAGCCCCGTGATAGGCATGAAGAATGCACTCATCATTGATAGGTACAGAGGCCACTTATTCTGTATCGTCGTTGCTAGTATTGTTAATTGTGTTTTCATATTGTAGGTATTTGAGATTTAATAAAACGATATATAGTATATATTATAATAATTATTAGCCATATACCGCCTAACCATGCTAAGAAATTAATCCAACCAGGGATATATTTTATTTTTTCAGGTTTTATTGTTTTAGTTACTACTTGTGTTTTGTAAATAGTATTACCGGGTACAAGTTTATAAATAGTATCTGTCTTAGCAATTACTTTGTATTTATTGTCTTTTATTCTAGCTTGAAGTTTAAGTATTGTTCCATCTTTTTCAGATAGTCTAGAAGCATATACATTACCAAGAGAATCACAGAATAATGTATCTTCTATAAATACAGTTTCTCCTGGGATCTCTATTGTGGTATCTCTGTACTGTATAACTGTTACTGTACTATCCTTTTGGGTACACAAAGGACAATATTTTGCAAGCTTTTTTTCTAATGAACAAGAAGTAATAAATACTAATACTAAACTAACTATATATAACTTTTTCATATTAATTAACTTTATACATTACTGATCAATTGAAGTTGGCATTGTATTAAGATACCCAAGTTATTAGAAATGTTGTACCAGTTGCATTGTATGCTGCTCCTAAAAAAGTATTACTCATAGCTCCAGCATCAAAATTAACTGTTGCACCTGCAGGAATAGTTTGCCCTAAAAAAGTTCCACTAGCAGCACCAACATTAGCAACTGAAAAACTATATGCTCCTGCTGGAATTGATCCTGCTCCAGATGTATTAAGAATATTTGCAGTTCTTACTTGACCAGTTGCAGAACCAGTTAAAGCATTATAAATACTTTGAAGTCCTTCAAGTACTTTTAATTGCCAAGGAAAATTATTTCCCTTATTTCCGTAATCTTTTAAATTTCCTATTGACATAATTAATTTATTATTGTAAAGTGAATTTTAGCAACATTATTTAAACTTATTGCTGGATCCACATTTGTTATTGTAATTTTTGTTACACCATTTCCTGTTTCAGTTCTAACTACTGGTGTACCTGTTAAGCCAGCATCTGTATAATTTATTGATGCTAAAAAAACAGAGTTTGTTGTAATATTACTATTAAATAACTGAAAAGTAATAGAAGTATTTGGTAGATTAGTCAAAGATACAGTAGTAATTATACCACTTAAAGTATTTAAAGTTACTGGATTTCCAGAACTACCTGTTTGAGTAACAAATCCAGTATTGTTAACTGGTAAGAATGCAGAAATTGCATTTGCAAAATTCTGAATTGTCATACCATAAGTTAAATAACTATCACCTTTTTTAACAGGTCCTAGATATGCACCTAAAGGAATAATATCTTCATTAACATTATTAATAGTTGGTTTAATTAACTCTTTAGTCTTAAGGTATATAAAATTTAAAATGTCCATGGTTGTTGTTATTTAATAAATATACTATAATATACGAAAAATAATTTAGAAAACAAAAAATCCCCAGAAAAAAATCTGGGGACTAGCCTGGTTTGTATTAACCTTGGAGAAGAGAGATACAGGCTATAGTAGTATACCAATAATAAAAGCAGTAACTATTGCTATTATAATACAAAAATCAGCAATAGTTCTTCCATAAGGATCATCATGCCAAACATTGTGCATTTTATTGTATATAGGTTTATTTAATGCTTTTGCTAAAAAAAACATAATTACAATTACAAATAGTCCTAGTATAAATATTATTAATTTCATTTTACCAAATTATTGCAATAGCAGTATCATTAATCATAAGTTTTATACTGCCATCTATTTCAATTTTTTCCCCAGATTGTAGAGCATATGTTTGAACATAGACTTTATCTCCTTTTTTTATATCAGTAACTTCATCTCCTACGGCAAAGACTTCAAGCTTTAACCATTTTTTCATAGTTTCTTGCATGATTGTTTCTTCATCTTTAGCAGATAATTCAACTGATGATTTTTTTAATTCTGGCATTGTTAACAATACTCTTTTACTTCTTAGACTTTTCATGTTGTTGGTTTTATTTATTATGCATCGTATCTCTGAGAAGTTGACTCAGAAATTTTTTCTCTTTTTTCTGATTTCATATCAGAGTCAGATAGTAAAGATAACTTAATTTGTTCTATCAAACCAACTAGGCCTAAATTACCATAAGCTTTTTCATTTATGTGTACCTCCATTCCCTGTTCAGTTTCTACTATGGATAACATTATTGATTTTTCTGCCATATTTAATTGTTTAATTAATTCGTCATATATCATACGGAATTCTAGGTTAGATCCTGTTTTCTTTGCAACAAGCAATTATAACTTTTTTTGCGCTAATGTCATCTCTTTTTAAACAACACATAAATTTGATATAAGGCAAATATAAAAACATTTTTTATTTAAACTTAAAAAGTTAAAAATTTATTCATTGTCATAGAACATTCTTTCTGAATCTTCTGTATGCCACTTATCAAATCCTTCACAGTTATAGTAATCTTTATTGACTAAGTAATCAGGTCTTTCAGGAAAAGGTTTAGTTACAAAGCTTGGTTCAGACCACTTAATTCTATTATTTGGTTGTAATGCTATCTGCCCATTATCAAGTAATATAATGTGATGACTCTTATGCTCTAATGGATCTTCTGCTAAAGATATGTCAGTGTTAATATCTCCACTACCCCAGTTTATTGTAGCATAGTAACTACCCGGATAGAACTTTTTATCCTTCATGTATACTTCTACTGGTGTATTATACAGATAAGATAAGTTTATAAGAGTAAAGTTGTAAGAGAAACAATTCCATATCTGTAAGTAATGAAAGGGTAGATCGGGTTCTGGTAATTCTGGTTTTGTTAGTAAAGCGTGACTTGGTAACTTGTCTCTAAGTACACCATTCTCTAACAGCACCTGGAACAATACAGCTTGTCCCGGTAGACATCTTACAGATATAATTACCCCCGGGGTAAATTCTCCATGACCTTTAGTACCTTGGTACATATACTCATTTCTAACAAACAACTTGAGAGGAAAGAAGTTGTGTTCTATGTATGCCATTATTTTTTAAAGAAGTTTTTCTTAGGTTGTTCCTTAGAACTAAACCCTAATTTCTCAATGATCTTATTTGCCTCATCTTCAGCAAAGGTAATAACTTCTTCTTCCTTATCAGCAATCTTCCAGTTGTTTAGCAAGATACTCATGTGCATGGTTTCATGCATAACAGCTGTGGCTTTTTCTGTAAGGCTATACTTCTTGAATGTTCCTAGGTTAATAAATAGAAATGGTTTGTATGGATCTTTTGCGGTAAGTTTCTTATCTGAAGGATCATAGTTAGTAAGTCCATAGATATAAACTCCATTGCCAGTAGTCTTATCCACTTCTTCAGCTTGAGCATCTTTACGATTTAACCCATGCATCTCTTTAACATCATAATGGTCAAATACTTCAGTAGCATTATTACCTGCTAATAGAACGTATTTACCCATGTCATACTTTTTCATACCAAGTCTTTTTAAAACAAAAGGTCTGGGCTTTCACCTCCAGACCCCTTGCCGTTTTTTGCTAGATAAGCAAATATATAAATTAAATTGGAAAAGATTTACTATCCACTTTTTTTCTATATAATTTTTACCGTCTTCATCAACTGAATCTTTTACAGAAAAAGTTATTATTCTACCACCTAATGGTTTAGGAGGAGCACCTCTCTCTATATGCCAACCATGTGATCCTTCACCATACTCTTCTTTGTATGTCCCAGTAATACAATGATTGATCTGTCTTTGTTGGATCTTATATTTACTATTGTGATATAATAATCCTTCTCTAACATCATTACGGGAAGAGTTCTCATGTATATGTCCCATAGTAAATAGATCCATATCCTCATACATCTCTAAGGCTCTAGTAAGATTCAAAGCACCTTTAGTCACAATACCTCCCCCGCCAGAACCATGATAGTACTTATGCTTAAATGAAGACACAGCATTTTTTCTATAGTGTAAACTATACACTATCCAGCCACCATAACCTCCAACCTGTATATTAGAATTATACTTAAGATTCATTATCTCAACAAACCTCTTCAGTACATCAGTCTCTTGGTACTTAATTATCCCGGTCTCATGATTACCATAACCAATTACCTTGATAATATCAGCATATGGTTTAAACCACTCCACGGCAGTATCTACAATTGAATCTAAGTAAAATGCATTATTATGTTCCGGGAGTATATCTGACTTATTCCTCCTATTATCTCCTCTACCTTGCATAAGACAGAATAGATCCCCTACAATAACCACAGGTATATTATTCTCCTTACAGTAATTAAGATGTTTCTTTAAAAGCTTTCTATCACAGTGTGAGTTATCCCAGTGTATGTCTGACAATACAGCAACCTCTGCTGTTTTTCCAGTAAAAATAACATTGTGTATATTCTTACTAATCTTTTTAACCTCCATTCTTTTGTTTTAATGGGTTACATAATAATATACAAAAATTTTCTTTGGCACCAAAAATATTTTGCATTAGAGATTGTGTGGACCCCCCTGCAGCAGCCACCCCCCAGCCGCAGCCAGGGTGGGTACCCCCCTGTCTCTGCCAGCACACGTGTCTGCATCAGCCAGAAAAAAAACTTTTTTATCCTCTGGGAAAAAAAGTTTCTTGTCTGTCTTGCATGGGCTAACCCTGAACCTATCATAAAATATAATTTTATGAATACACAACTTCCAACTCAGTCAGCTCTAGTGAGCATCCTTCCTTGTAAGTCTCATGACTTTCTCTATGTTATAAAGAAAGTCAACACTGATTTGTGGCTTCCAAGAATCCCCAAAGCAGTGGTAAAAGATTCCATCCAATCTCCTGGATTGTATGAAATCATTTACAGGCTTTATACTAATGCAGCTGGATATGAATCCATCTACATCAGTAAAGCCAAAAAGATCCAGACCTCTTAGGAGGTCTTTCTCTTTTTTTTCCCTCTACTTGCTAACCCTTAACTTATCTTGATAATTTATTCATTAACTAAAACTTAAACATTATGTTGAAAGCAGTTTACAGTGGGAACTATATCCGTAAAGAAGGTGAGCAAAAAGGTAAAACCTTCCATATTTATACCATCAAAGGTACAACCGAGGAAATTAAACAATATATTAATTCCCCGCAGTTCAAACAATATCCACGGAAGTCTGCAAGTGGAGAACCACAAATGCATACAATGTATATGGATGCATTTAGAGATGAACTACCATTGTATCTTAAACAAGATGGTAACTTCACATTAGACCAATCTGAAACAAGAAAAGATGTTGCAAGATTGGAAATGTTGGAGCAAACTTCATCAGTGCTTGCAACTGCATTTGCAAATAGACTTGCAGATAAAGTATTTGGTGCAGGTAAAGTATCCAGCAGTACTGCAAATGCATTCATACAAGAACCTGTTGCAAATGGGGATGATGCTGCATTGAATGAAGATTTGTAGACATTGTGAGATGAGAAAGTAGGACTTAGGTCCTACTTTTCATTTTTTTAGTAATTAGAATACCCTCTTTTTTGCTAACCCTTCACTTGAAATGGGAAATAATGTTACCGCATTATTTCTGATTTTTTTAGTAAATAGTAATTGAGTTTAACATCAGTAGATATTACTCAATACTCAATACTACTCAACAAAAAATAAATAATATTATTATAATACTTTGTATGGGTTAATTAAGATACAGAATAATTGTAGAGTTAAATAAAATTCTACGCGGAAATCTGTATTAGATAAGAGAGTTTAAGTATGTGAGTATTATACTCACTACTCATTTACTACTCATACATCCTATACATTATTACTATATATTATTATAGTATTTATATAATAAAAAAATATAGCTAACTTTTAATTACGTAATCTTTTAAACATATATATATGAATGCAACTATGATTAATCAAGTTATCAACAGAGAGTATACAGATACTCTTGCTTATCAGAACCTATTAGTTAATCAAGAACTATTAGTTTTTGCTAAACAGTACTACCGGGAAAAGTTAGATGAACAGAAAATCCGGGAAATTACTAGTATGGAGTTTGAAGATAAACTCTGGCTTGTACAACAGTATAGAGAAGAAATTAAATCAGGTCTTCCTGATTTAGATTCTATATACTAAAAACATTATCCTGAGCATGATATTAAACTGCTCTTTATTTTCTCTTTGCACTAACCCGTAAGGGTGAGCAGTTTGTAATAGTTCAAATGCTGGTAAACAAACAAGCCAGAATCAGGTGAAAAAAACTAATCCTGACATTTGAGTAGAGTGACATCTATTAGCACGTCAAAGCTACTATTACAAACTGAGTGCAGAGGGGTAAATAGAGTAAACTATTTAAATCAGGTTTGTTCATTAAAAATCAATTAAACTATTTGAACAATAGTGTATTGGTTTTCCTAAAGTTGAAAAACATTGTAACTGATGTACCTATTGTTGTAGGTTTTGTAAGTTACAAATAAAATCACTCATTAGCGTTTTAAACGAAAGGTAGCTCCTTTAAGTGATTTTAAGAAGTAAGCAATAGTGTTGCCGCAAGTACAGTAGGTAACTAAAACTATGTAACAATCGAAAAGAGAGTAGATTTTCAACAAGGAAGGTAGAAGTAATTAATCTATCGTTTTGTATCTCTCCAACATTATTGTTTACTTTTATTTTTTGCAAATGGTCTATATGTAAAAAAGCCATTCCTATTGACTATGTAGGGATTTGCAGGTAAGAGTCCTGAATATAAGTACACAATGTTGTTACCCTCAGAGTTGAAATGCTCATGGTGTGTACGTTAAACCTACTTGATGGGTTACTGAAACAACAGGTCAGTCTTCGTGACCTTAAGATAAACCAGTGATGGTATAAAGTGATATGTTGGTAACATATTGCGCAGGATTTATCCTGTCTACTGAAAGATACTATATTCCCTGTAATGTGGGGTGCTTGTGGCCTAACGGTTGATGCACAGTATTACAGAACTTCTAACAAGTAGGAGTTTGAGAGAGAAATCTCAATAGATAGGTATAGTAAATAGTATGTAGTAGAGATTGCCAGTCTTGAAGCGTCTATTAGTCATTTGTAGTCTGTTGGTAGAAATACCGTGGACAATTACATTTGACAGTGAGTATCCTTGGCAGGTGAAAACAGAAAGTAGTATAACTAAACTACCCAAAAGGTAGCATGTTATTAAGGGTTTGGACCACTACTTTCACATTCTTGGACCGCAAAATAATTATTACTAATTATAATGCAAAAGTGTCCAGACACGTACTAATGAAAATGCACTTATTCTGCTGTAATATGTAGATACCTGATGTCCGCAAGACAGATGGTAAAGGAAATAAGTACTATCTAACTAACAGGAGGCATCTTGTTAATCCTTTGCAGGGAAGTTGGTAGGAACAGGAACTTATTAGTTGGTACGTAGTGGTTTGATAGATACCTAATCTATTGTGCATGCAATATACTGTTAGAAATAATAGTGTGTGTAAGATGGTGAAAACTGTCAGAATTATTGCAAGTAAAAGGTCAACACTCAGCCCTTTACAATTTTAAAGACTAGAACTATAACGGTTTCGGTCTTTCTTTTTAGTGCTTCAAGCAAGTACTAAATACTAATGAGTAGTACAGTTAGTACCACTCAATGTATATGATTATTAACTATTTAAAACTAAACTTATGATTAAAAAAATCCAATATATAGCCTTGGCTATATTACTAGTCATTTTTCTTGAAGGAATGACAACACTTGGTGGGGTATTCCACTTTGAACAGTATAATATATTTGGATGGATAGTCCAAGTAATTATACTAATTGCTACTGTGACAACTGCATTAAGAATTGAATCTGAAAAATAAACTTAAAAATTAAACTTATGAACAAAACAATTCCTTTTGGCTACCACAGTTTTGGTGGTCACACAATTATTAAACTAAATATGAATCTTACAGCTGCAGATGCAGATGAAATTAGAGAAATATTTGGTTTTGCTGTAATGCGTTCAAGCAGAAAAGATAGAATGTTATGTAGAATAGAAGGAATTCTCTCTCATAATGATTCTCTTGGTCACAATTGGTTTCAAAAACTTGAGGTTTATAAAGTAAATGCCAAGATGGAGAAACTTGCAAGCAAAAAAGCAACATTGCTAGATAGAGCAATTGGTGCTGAGGATTTAATAACTGATTTAAATTTACCTTTTTAAAATTTATGATTATGAAAACAGGTATGATTGTAGTATTATGGTTTGTATTTATTGGTGCTTTGGCAACTTTAGTTAGTTGCAAGAGTTCATCACATTGTGATGCTTATGGTCAGGAAAAGCAGAGTATTAACACAAAAGATTTAAGCAAATGATTTACAGAAAGCTTAATAAACTAGAGCATCAAAAGAGGGATATTATATCCCTCATTGATGCTGCATATAATTCATCTGCAGATCCAGAGATTGTAATGTTTAGAGTAAATGATTTGCAGTGGGACCTTGATGTAATTGAGAAGGAGATTGAAGAAGAAAGAATGTTTATTGGTTTTAAATGGGGACTTGCTTTATTTATAGCGTCTTCAATGAGTTTAATTATTTACGGTTTAATATTATCACTATGATTACAAAATTGATTTTATTGTTTATTTTCCCTTTATTTTTACTTTTATTTAATGATGATGATAAATATATGGGACTTACTAAGTCTGAAGTTAAGTATGTAAAAAATCTGGAAAGAATGGAGACAGAAAAGCTCCAGAAAGTTTACAAAGTTGACAGTGACAGATTAATGGTTGAGTTTGGAAGTATAAAGTATTTAATAAATACTACTTCCGGTTTTGCTGAATCAGTTTGGGTTCTAAGTGAAGATGATGTCACTTGGGAGGACTTGGGACCAGAATATTAATTATATTTGCGTTCACCTTTAACCGCAATAAACAGATGAAAGGTGTTATAGTCTGTTTAATATTGGTCCCGTAGCTCAGCTGGATAGAGCAACTGCCTTCTAAGCAGTAGGTCTTTGGTTCGAATCCAAATGGGACCACTATAAACTAAATTCTATGAGAAATAATCCATACAACATTATTAAATCAGTTCTGGGGTTTGACCTTACTTGTAAAGTTCAAGACCAAAATGGTCAACCTGTAAATTCTGGTGTAATTTATTCTAATTACAAAGCACAAATTAAACCAGTTAGTCTAAATCAAATTACAAATAAAAAGTTTTGGACTAGCTTTAATCAAGACTTGTATGACAAACTACTTGATTATAAGCGTTCTAATGATTAATTAAAGACAGTGTATTGTAAAATATGCTTTTCCTGAATAAATGATAAGGGGGTAGAGATATCCCCTTTTTCATTGTTTAGCTATATATTGCTAAATATTATTAGTTTAAACAACTTAGATTACTATAAATACTATATATTTATCTGCATATTTATACAGGTAATGTTATATCAACTCCCTAATGGGAAAGTAGTTCACTTAACAATAGAGGAATTTCTTGATCTTACAGATGAAGATATACAATACCTCATGTCAATAGACTTCGGTGAACATATTAGGGATCCTTTTACCGGCTCTGCTGTTGATAAAAACACCAGAGAAAAATTCATAGACACAGAGTTTCTTCCTATGGAAGATTATGATTTAAATGATATTGCATCAGATGATTTACCATTTGATGATATCATTGACTTAACAGATCCAATGGATAACTAGTATTGCATATTGCGATATGCAATATTAAACACTTATCACTTAGCATGAGTAACTAATGATATAGTACATCTACTCAAAACAATCTATTTATTTATTTATTAATTTTTAAAACTTTAAGTTATGAACTCAAAAGTAGTAGTATTAGGTGACGAATCAACAAAAACAGTTGTAAATGTATCAGAGAATAATCCTGATTATGGATATATTCGTGTACAACAAGTAAGAATGATGATTGATGATAATGGTTTCTTACGTAGAAAACCAGTATCTGCATTAATCCCAGGTACTTTGTCTGAATTGACAGAATCTGGATTCTTTGCTGGTCAGCAATTGGATGGTAAAATTGTGGTAGAAGAATCTCTTGAGCCATTCAATGCTAAAACTCCAGAACGTGATCTTAAGATTGCAGGAGAGACTGGTATTGTTTGTACAATTGGTGGTCTTCCTATCTATCGTAGAACTAAATTTACCTTAGATGGAAATGCACAAGATACATTAATCAAACATGATAATGTAGAACAATTACGTGCTGCTTATGCAAATGCTTCTAAAGCAAACACAAGTGCAATCCAAAATGCAGCAGGACAAGACTTTAATATCTAAGATATAAGGTTGATAGGGTTAAAATGGGGGTCAATGACCCCCATTTTTATTATTATGATTATTAATATGAATGTATAAAATGGAAAAGCTAAAACAAGACATCAGAGATTATCAATTGAATGGAGGTAAAACTTACATGCAATATAAACAAGACAAATATTCTGTATATCAGAACTATTTGTACAAAAGAGCACTATATGGTTTAAGTGCTTTAAGTGAGAAAGAACTTGCCACAATGTGTGGAAAGAAAAAACAAAGGATACTAAATGTATACAAAAGAGCTCAAAATGTATTGAATATCTTCAAACAGAAAATTGCAATAGAGTATACTAACAAAATATTCTTGAGTTTATTTCCCAAAGCAAGTATTACTAAAGACTTAGTAAACTGTAATGAAACAGATGAAAAGTTTATAAATACTTTAACTTTTAAAGATTTAAATATTGGGAAAGACCAGATAATTAGTATCTTTATAGCTGAAGGTGTACTTCCTAAAAACTTTTTAAGTTTAAAGGAAGCACCAGTAATATTACCAAGATTAAAGAATGAAGTTAAAGCTTAAAATTTGTGATGGCTGTCAGAAAGAGACGGTCATTTGGAAGAACCATGAGGGATACAGATATTGCAAACTTTGCTGGAGTTGCCACAAAAGTAAAGATAATACACAGAAACCAACAAAATCTGCTATCTCTCAGGTTTCTTCTAAGAGAAAGAAAAAAGATCAAGAGTACTTAAAACTTAGAAACAGATTTCTTACAGACTTTAGTCTATGCCAAATTGCAGTGAAAGGTTGTAGCATAAATGCTACAGATGTACATCACACATATGCTGGTGCTAACAGAGATGCTTATTATTTAGTGCAATCTACATGGCTTGCAGTCTGTAGGAATTGCCATGATTGGATTCATGCTCATCCAAAAAAATCAAGAGCACTTGGTTACTTAAAATAATTTTATGGAGACACTTATAACAAAAAATAAAGTACAGTTAGATGCACTTGATGCTACAAATGGTAAACAAAGATGTAGTGTTGTTCTTGGTACAGGTGTTGGTAAAACTCTTGTGGGTTTGCATCATATTGAAAGAAATACAACACCATTAATGCGTGTACTTGTAGTAGCACCAAAGAGATCTATATTTCAGTCTTGGAAAGATGATGCTGTTAAATTCAACAAAGAAAACTTATTAGATAGAATAACATTCACAACTTATTTAAGTCTAAATAAACATACTCCTAGTGATTATGAAGCAGTATATTTAGATGAGGTGCACAGTTTATTAGATAGTCATAGAGGATTTTTACAATTATATAAAGGTCTTATACTTGGTCTGACTGGTACACCACCTAAAAGAGGATATTCTGAAAAAGGCAAATTGTTAAATGAATTCTGTCCGGTAGTTTATACATTTAAAGCAGATGATGCTGTTGAAAATGGTATTCTAAATGACTATCAAATCATTGTACACAAAATAAGTTTATCAAAAGAAAAAAACTATTCAGTTAAAATGTCTAGTAAACAATTTTTTACAGATGAGCAGTCTAATTATACATATTGGTCTAGAAGAATAGATGTCGGATCTGGTAATATGCATATGTTGAGAGTAATGAGAATGAAAGCTATGATGGAATATCCAAGCAAAGAAAAGTATACTCAACTATTAATGGAACATATAAAAACTAAATGTATTGTGTTTGCAAACACACAAGCTCAAGCTGATAAGTTATGTTCTTATAGTTATCATAGTGGTAATTCTCAATCTGAAAAAAACCTAGAACTATTTAAGGAGGGAACAATTAAACAACTATCAACTGTATTGCAGTTGAATGAGGGTGTGAATATTCCAGAACTTAAACAGGGCATTATTATGCATGCTTATGGTAATGAGAGAAAAGCAAGTCAAAGAATTGGAAGGTTGCTCCGTTTAAATCCAGATGATAAAGCTATTGTACATATACTATGTTATATGAATACTATAGATGAAAAATGGGTAAAAGAAGCACTTGAAAACTTTGACCAAAATAAAATAACATGGAAAGATTTTGGGGTTAAATTAGATTAACCCCAATGTTTTTGTATATTAGTAGTATATGGAAGGTACAAACACACACAAATTAGTATTGTATAATGATAATACTCATGATTTTTTGTATGTTATTGCATGTCTTATTAGATTCTGTAAACACGAACCTTTACAAGCGGAACAATGTGCACTTCTTGCACATACTAATGGTAAATGTTTTGTAAAAAATGGGGATTTTATAGAGATGTTAGAAATAAAAACAGATCTTGAAAAACTAGAACTGATTACAGAAATAGAATCGCATGAAAGTTATATGTATTGATGCAAGCAATAAACCTACAAAAATATCATTGGAGGAATGGATAAAAAAAGGTGTAGTATACACTGTAATTTCTATGACAAGAATGGGTTTACAACCAAACAAAATAGGATTTAAACTTAATGAAGTAGAATTAACTGAAAAATCATTTCCTTATGAGTATTATGATGCTTCTAGGTTTTTACCAATAGATGGATTGATTGCTTATGATCAAGAACATCAGATAGAAGAAAAAGAAGTTCAACTTGATTTAATATAAATGGAAAATTATACTAAAGAGGATGTTATTGCTTCATTAAAGCAACTTTCTCAACATCTAAGAACAAGATCACTTGTTGATCAAAGAAGTTATCTTATAGGTATTTTAGCTTATAGATTTGGAATGTCTGAACCAAAGATTGCAGAAATTTTTAATATTAAAAGGTCTAGAGTAAACTATAATAAAAAAATAGCTGTTCAATTTTATAAAGATAAGCTGTTTCAAGCAAATGTTTATGTATATGCTCAAATGTTTCCTTTTGATTTTAGTGTAATTGAATCGGTTCAACAAGTACAGAGAAATAAAAGAGTTCAAATTGATATTAGTAGAAACATGTTTAATAAACTAAAAGCTGCTGGTTCTATTTATGGACACAATGATATAAGGATAACAATTAAGTTTTTATTAGACAAAAGCATGAAAATGTTATGGGAAGAATGAAAGAAGTATATATGCAGATTATGCATGCAAATAATGGTATACCAGAGGAAATGACCATTGAAGATTTCCTAAAAATGAGAGAATTAAACATTTATCATTGGCAAGAGTATGAAAGAGCGCAAGAAAGAGCCAGATTACAACTTGATCAACAAGCAAATCTGGGAGAGACTACAGAAGATTCTGAAGGAGAATCAACAGGAGGAAAACAAAACAATTAAAAAACCAAAAAAATGAGAAAGTTATTAGTATTAGTAAGTGTTAGTTTATTTAGTTTTAGTGCATTATCACAATGGCTAGTTAGAAAGATTGATAATGGATTTGATACACCATATAAAATTGCATATACTGAAGATGGTCAGAGTGAGTTTTTAAAACTTGAAAACTACAAGGGTATTGCATTTTACATAGGTGGGGTATATATATGTGATGAATCGGTTACTGTAGATATTTCATTCCTAGTAAATGGGGAGTATCAAAAGTATAATATTGCAGGAGAAGTTTCTGAAAATCATAAAACGGTATTTATGGTAGATGATCTTAATTCAGATGCAGAGTTTCTTGCAGATTTTAAAGCTGCATCATCTGTAAAAATTAGAATTAATGATACTACATGTGATTCAGAAATTTATGAATTTAAGATGACAGGTAGTACTGCAGCATACAATGCTATAAGTAATCCTTGAAACACTTTATAAAATATCTATTGGTATGGATAAGCCAAAACTTGTCCATACCATTTTGGATGGTAGGGCATATACATCTATCACTAAATGTATATGCGGATATCCATGAGATACTTATGTCACTGGGAATGAACATAATAGTTGCAATTGGGTTTATTATTGATTATAGAGATTCAAGAAAAAATAGTAATTTAGAAGAAAAAAATGAGTGATATAGCTAATTGCCATGGATTTAAATGTCCAGTTAAAGAAAAATGTAAAAGGTTTACTGCCAGACCTAATGATCATTGGCAAGCATATTTCCTAGAACCAACATATAAATATAAATATCAATGGAGAAATGCTACACGCAGAATCAAAATATGATGGTGCTGAAAGAACTATTGACTTATTAAATAATTACTATGAAAGCAACACTTGAATATAATCTACCAGAAGACAAACATGATTTTGATCTTGCTATTCAGGGTGCCACTATGTACTCGGCACTTTGGGATATCTCTCAGGAGTTAAGAACACTATGGAAGTATGAGGAGCTCAGTGAGGAGGAGTGGAAGATGGTAGAAAGAATCAGAGATAAGTTCTATGAGATACTAGATGAAAATCAGATTAAATTAGATAAGTGAGTCTAGTAGAGAAAGTTACCAGAAAAACATTTAAAATAAGATCATCAGGAAGAAGTACAGATTTTATTTCACCCAGTTTTGGTCACGGGTGCCTTTATAACTGTGGTTACTGTTATATGAAGAGGCACAAGCCGGAAGGATTATCTATAGCAACAAATACTATGGATATCCTGACAGAGATTAATTCACATGTTTGGTTTGCTGATGTAGAGAAACCTAATCAAACAGGAGAGCATATTACTTATGATATCTCTTGTAATGAAGACTTTGCTCTGCATGTTAAATATCATGATTGGAAGACTATATTTAAGTTCTTCCGGGATCATCCACTTGCTATGGGTTCATTTGCTACTAAGTATGTAAATGCAGATTTGCTACAGTTTGATCCATATGAAAAAATTAGAATAAGATTTAGTCTAATGCCAGAGAAATGGAGAAAGATACTTGAACCTAATACTAGCCCTATTGATTTAAGATTAAATGCTGTGCCAAGATTTATTGATGCTGGTTATGAAGTGCACTTAAACTTTAGCCCTGTTATTGTTCATGATAATTGGTTAACTGAATATGAGTTTTTGTTTGATATAATTAAGAAACATGCAATATATAACAGTTGGGATACAGATGATGTTAAAGCTGAAGTAATCTTTCTAACACATAATAAAGATAAACATGAATACAACATCAAAAATGGGCTCATGGGCGAAGAAATTCTTTGGAATCCATCTATACAAGAACCCAAAACTTCTGAGTTTGGAGGAAGAAATATTAGGTACAAGACCGGGTGTAAATCCAAATACATTGAAGAATTTAGAGCTTTACATGACTCCATTCTTCCGTGGAACACAATCAGATACATATTCTGATGTAGAGACATTTAACAAAATGAAAGAGCTAATGAAAGAAATAAAAGATTTAGTAGCAGCAATATCTGAAGAGCATTATAATTTAACAGATGGTTATGATAATAATCTAAACTATCTATGGTATATGTATTATAAGGGTACTAAAAAGGATGATTTCCGACCCTTTATATATATGGCTGAGTTAATGTTACTTAAAAAATTTGAATATTTAACAGAAACAGAGGTGCAAAATGTTGTAAAAATGATGAAGTCAGATGATAAAGATAATCTTCATATAGCAACATTAACTCTTAAAAACTTAAGAGATTTAAGAATTAAAGAAAAAGGTGTTTATTCTAAAGAAAATACTAATTATATTGAAGTAAAGCAAAAATATAGTTTTGAGATTCTTAACCATACAGTATTCATGGAAACAATGATAGAAAAATGACAGAACAAGAAATAATTAATATGGGTTTTGAAAAAGTAGAAGTTTTAAACTCTGAAAGTCAAAATGGTTATGATTACTATTATTATATAATAGATCTTATGCCAGGTTTATCATTACACACATCTTGTGATGATGAAAGTTCAGACGAATGGTTAGTATATAATCCAGATTGGGATGTTAAATTACCTTTAGAAAAAGAAGCTATTCTTCAACTTTTTCAGATTGCAAAGGTTCAGGGTTATCTAAATCAACACCACCAGTAAATTTTTTAAGTTGAGCTTTTTCAGCAAGTATATTAAACATAATCATTGCTGCAGCAGATTTATAACACTCATCTATTTCAGTTTGTAATATATCCATAGGTACGGGAGTTGTTAAAACTTCTCCCGTTCTTAAATGTACTTTACTACCTGCATCAACATTCATAAGATTTACAAATGAAGTTCTTGTAATATGAGTAATATTAATGTATTCAATATATTCTCCGTCTTTGTCTTTAAATGTAATTGGTAAAAACATTATACTATCGTGTTATTTTCTATTTTGTAATTAGAAACAGATACTTTATCATCTTGTTTAGTTAGTATTGCAAACCCATGATTCCATTCATTTATCTCCATGTAGTCTGGTGCTAGTTCACATAGACATCCAAGGCTATAAGCACGTATAGTTGTAGAATCACTAGTCCCGTAAACTCTTTGTGAGCTTTGGGAGCTTTTGTGAAAGTGATTAACAATACAATTAGTTTTAAGCTTCATTAAAGCAGTTCTAGCTGGTACTACACCACCTGAGCCAGGAATTTTATCACCATGCTCTATAATAAAATCACCAAAAATAACTTTAGTTCTAAATGGAATATATTCTATTTTGTATTCTGCAACATGTAGGATTACATCTAGTCTAAATTCATCCATATCAAGTAACTCAGATGCTTTTATTTTAAGATATCTTTCAAACCTGTTTTCATGATTACCTGGTATAAAATAAATAGGAATATTTGGAAATCTAGAACGGATGTATTCAAAAAACTGTTTGCCTGATTCTATTTCATCTTTAAAATGAACTTTTCTAGGATCTTTTTCATGAAAAGAAAGTTGATAAAAGTCAAGTAAGTCTCCATTAATTAGGATGCTGTCTACACCTTCTAATTCTATTCTGTCACATGCAGTTTCTATTGCATCTTCATCATGATAGGGAATGTGTAAGTCACCAATAACACCTAACTTCTTACAGCCTGCAGGAAATGTAAATGTTCCTCTTTTTTGTGTAAGAGAAGAGGGTAATGATACAAAATTATTCATAACTTTAACTTTAAGTTCTTGTTGAAATTTTTTATTAGCTGTTTTTTTTCTTGACTTACTTCCTGATTGACCTCTATAATATCTTATTCTATCATAAACAATATCAAAAGTTTCAAAGAATGCTTGATTTTCTTGATATATTTTACGAGCTAGAGTTTTAGTAGGAGAATTTGGAAACTTTTCAAGATATTCTAAAATAATTTTAGTATTTGATTTGAAAGAGTTATGAGATTTTTCAGTCATAAGTACATAATAATATAATAAAAAATGCCGTATGTTTAGTTTCAAACTTACAAAAACTAATGGAAAGTTAGTTCATATTAATGAAAACACAAAGATTTCTTATCAATTATTTCTTGATAAACTTGAAGAAGGTCAGGAAGTTGAAGTGTTTATGGGACTTACTTTAGATTCAGGTAGTTTAGCACAATTAGCTAAAGTACATGCCTGTATTAGAGAATTAGCCAAGAAATCTGGCTATACATTTGAAGAAATGAAATTTATAGTTAAAAAGCACTCTGGTCTGTGTTATGACGGAGGTGGTGCTGAATACTGTAAGTCTTTTAAAGATTGTAGTAAAGATGAATTAGCAATGGCAATAGAATCTGCTATTGAACTAGGAAGAGAGCAATTTAATTTGAATCTGGGGTAGGTTCTACATAACCTTCATCCCCAGGTTCTAGAATTTCTTTTTCATTATAAAGATTTTCATCAGTTGCTCTTTTTTCTATTTCAGCAAGAAGAAGAAGAATAGTATAAAAAGCTCTTTGAAGATCATCAAGGTCTTCGTATTTTTGAGTCATTATTGACTTAAAATACTCTTCTCCTTTTTCTACAACATTCATCTGTTGCAATATTGTGAAAGAAGCAGCTTTAGCCATTAAGTAATAACTTTTGTTGACTTTGATGTCTAAAATTGCATCGTCTTTTAATTCTTTTGCTTTTATCATGATTTTAATTTTGTATCAAAAATAAGAAAAAAAATGAAAATAGAACCTGAAATTGAAGAAATTAAACAAAAATTGTTTGATAAACTTGAACCTAGTGGTTGGGGTAGAATTTTTAAATCTTTTATATTTAGTTATGAGTTTACTGACATTTTAAATAAACTTTATAAATTAAGTACGGAAGGTAAAAGATTTACTCCACCATTAAAACAAGTATTTAGAGCATTTGAAGAATGCCCATATGACAAATTACAAGTTGTAATGATTGGTCAAGATCCATATCCACAATTAGGAGTTGCCGATGGTATTGCTTTTAGTTGTAGTAATACTAAAAAAGAACAACCTTCTTTAAGATTTATTCTAGATGAAGCTCAGAAAATGTATCCTTTTTATGATAGACCTCTGGACTTAGCTAGATGGTCTAATCAAGGTGTATTAATGTTAAATACAGCTCTTACAGTTGAGGTGGATAAAATTGGTAGTCATTATGATATATGGAAACCATTTACTGCTTATTTATTGGATTGGTTAAATAATTATAATACAGGATTAGTATATGTGTACATGGGTAAAAAAGCTGAAGAATGGTCTGAACTTACTGGGGATAATAACCATAAGTTTTTTGTTAAACATCCTGCTTCTGCTGCTTATAATGGCTCTAAATGGGATAGTAATGATATATTTACTAAGATACATCATCTAGTAAAAGAATCTAGTGGTAATACAATACATTGGTAGTATGGAAGATATATTTCTAAAATTAGTTAGGGAGAATATAACTCCAAATAGTTATTACATATTACACTGTATAAAAAATAGTATAATTCCTTGTTCTTTTGTAAATAAAGATTTAGAAATTAGAAGATTAATTTCTGAAAATTGGTTGAATGAGGACTTGACATTAACAGATAAAAGCATTATCTTTACTACGGAGATTGAAGGATATTTTAAGAAGTCAAAGAAGAAAACATCTAAAGATTTAATGGGTCATAATTTTATGCAAAACATAGAGGCATATGTAACTATATTTCCTAATAAGAAACTATCTTCTGGAAAATATGCAAGAGTGCCTGCTAAGAATCTTGAGAATGCATTTAGATGGTTCTTTGAAATGTATGATTATAGTTGGGAAACTATATTTGCAGCAACACAAAAATATGTTTTAGAATATGAATCTAAAAACTATGAATACATGAGAACTGCTCAATACTTTTTGAGAAAGCAAAATGTAGACAAAAGTTGGGATTCAGATTTAGCAACCTACTGTGAATTCTTAAAAGATAATCCAGATGATGATGTAGTTTTGTTTCCTGATCTTATTGTATAATTAAAAGTAAAAATCTATGGGGAAGTTATTTGATGGTGCACGACCATTACTACCAGTTAGTGAAAGAGATGGTCTTGAAAAAGGTTTAATTAAAATGAAGGCAAGAAGAGAAGGTAAGATACCATTTCTTATCAGTGCTTGGCCAAAATTTAATGATGCTTTTTGTGATGGTCTAGAATGGAAAACAATTACAGTAATTGGTGCAAGACCTGGAATAGGTAAGACCCTTTTTGCGGAACAGCTGGTTTCTGACATCATTGAAAAAAATCCAGATCAAGACTTTAGAGTTTTAAAGTTTCAAATGGAAATGGTTGATGAAACAAGTGCCATAAGAAGATTTGGTATGATTACAGGTGCTGATTATAACACATTAATGAGTAAGGGTGGTAAACTTGTGGACAGAAAGATATTTGAAAAATGTGTTGAATATTATCATGAAAGTGCTGGTAGTGATTTAGTAAATGTAGTTTATGATACCTGTACTGTGAAAGAGATGTGTGCTACAATTCATCATGAATTTGAAAAGTACAAAAGAGAAGATGGGAAATACAGAAACATGCTTATTACTATAGATCACTCAGCATTATTTAAGAATGATACTGGACAAAAGGACAAATTTGAAATGTTAAGTGCTCTTGGTGAAGCATTAACTTATATGAAGAAAAACTATCCTGTAGCTTTTGTAATTCTAAGTCAATTAAATAGAAATATAGATGATACTAAAAGACAGGTAGAAGGTACATATGGAAATTATGTTCTTGATTCTGATATTTATGGTTCTGATGCATTATTACAACATGCTGATGTAGTAATTGGTATTAATAAACCTGCTACAAGAAAAATAAATAAATATGGTCCAGAAAAGTTTTTGATTGAAGATCCTGAAACATTGGTTTTCCATTTCTTAAAATCTAGAAATGGTCTTACAAGAATTAGTTTCTTTAAACTAGACAGAACTATTATGAGAATAGTAGAGATGCAATCTCCAGCCAGAGAAGTTGCACAGAAAATCCAAGTAAATTAATTAATATGAATAACAACAATCTAAGAAAAGAAAAAGAGAGGGAATTCTATATGGATCATATGAATACCTTTAAAGCAATTGGACTTGCTGATCCGTTCTTTGCAATCAAAACTGCTTTTTATAAAAAAGGTAAGTTTGGTAGACAATCACAATTTTTTGAGTGGGAATTAAAGAAAGGTGAAGATATCTATATTGAGTTTTACGAAAACACATATGACAATGATGGTAGAAGTACTGGAATAGAACCTATGTTAGCAGAACGTCAATTGTTTAAACTAAAGTATAATCCATATTTTCATGAAGAATATGATGTTACTGAGACAGTTGATCCAGACGGTAAAATTGATAGAAAATACCTTATACCTGTAAATGAAATGGTAGCAGTTCTTTCTAATGGGCAAGAAATTAGTTATGCTCTTTATGAGAAAAGAAAAGAAGAAGCAGCTTTAGAAATTCCACAGCTACAAAGTACACTAAGTATCTTTCCTGATTTTGAAGAGCAGTTTGCTCCTAAAACTAATGAAACAAGTAATGAAGTATCTGAAATTTTATTAGAGATTGCAGAGAACTTTAAAAAACTTGCAACAGCTTTAAAAAGTAAATAATATGAGTATAGTACTTCCAACTAAAAAAGTTAAGGCAGAAAGAGTTAATCCAAAAAGAATTGTGATTTATTCAAAGCCAAAGACTGGTAAAACAACTGCATATGCAGGATTAGAAGACAATCTGATTATTGATTTAGAAAATGGTGCTGATTATGTAGAAGCTCTTAAAGTAAAAGTAAGTAGTTTACAAGAGTTATTGGATACTGGCAAAGCAATTAAAGCAGCTGGTAATCCATATAAGTATATTACTATTGATACTGTTACTGCATTAGAAGATATGATTATGCCGTTAGCAATAAAGTTGTACAGACAAACCCCAATGGGTAAAAACTATGATGGAGACAATGTAACAACTTTACCAAATGGTGCTGGATATTTATATATTCGGCAAGCATTCTTTCAAGTTTTAGATTTTATTGATACCTTAGCTCCCACTATTATTCTATCAGGTCACATTAAAGACAAAGTGGTAGATGATAAAGGTGAAATGGTTATGTCTGCAAACATTGATTTAACGGGTAAAATAAAATCTTTAATTTGTGCAAATGCAGATGCTATTGGGTACATGTACAGAAAGGGTAATCAAACTATTTTGTCTTTCAAGACAAATGAAGAAGTTACTTGTGGTGCAAGACCAGAGCATTTACGTAACGAAGAAATAGTAATTTCTGAGATGATTGATGGTGTTCTAAAGACATCATGGGAAAAAGTTTTTGTTTAATAATTTAAAAAGTAAAGTAAAATGGCTTTAAGTACAGAAGATCTTGGTGGAGGAAGTAGTAGTCTACCAAAAACAATTAATCCGGGTAACAAGATATTAAAAATTAATAGCCTTGAGTTAGAAGATTTCAAATTTATAGGTGGTGCATACCATTTGATTTTGCACGTAGAAACTGAACCTATTGATGGTTTTGAAGGTTTTGCAATTGATAAAGATAATCCTGAAAAGGGTCATTATGCAGGTCAGATTGGTAGAGTAAAAGCATCACAGTATGCATTTGCAGATGGTGAGACTAAATCTGGTATTAAAATTCAAAGAGATAGATCAATCTTGATCTTTTTACAGAATTTCTGTAAAACTTTGGGTATCAATGAGTGGATGCAAGCTCAACATAATAAGCATGAAACTATTGAAAATTTCATAGCTGCATTTAATAAAACTGCACCATTTAAAGATAAATATCTAGAATTCTGTATTGCTGGTAAAGAATATGTTGGTAAAACAGGATATACTAATTATGATATGTGGTTGCCAAAAGCAGAAAATGGAAAGTATGCATTTGGTGAAGTGGAAGAAGGGAAAGTAATTAGATATGATGAAGAAAAACATCTTAAGAAATTAGATGTAAAACCTGTAGACAAGTTTGGTGATGATGAAGATGATTTTTCTACACCAAGTAAAAAGTCTTCAGACTTTAGCTTAGATTAACAACTCTTATATAAAGGGGAGTTATTCTAGCTCCCCTTTATTTATTAAATCGGGTTGCTATGATTTCTACAAAAAATTTAATATATGATTTAGCTGATGTCCCAAGAGAATGGGTCTTTGAACACTATCTTAATCTTACAGAAAAACTTACAGGTCAAGATATTAAAATGAAGTCAGTGTTTAATACACGGGAAAAAACTCCTTCTATGTGTATTTATATTGATAGGAATAATATCTATAGATTTAAAGATTTTTCTTCAGGTAATGGTGGTGATGGACTTACTTTGGTCCAAAATCTATTTAATTTATCTACTAGAGGTGCAGCAAGTTATAAGATAATTGAAGACTATAACCAGTATGTTTTAAACAATGGTTACAATCCTATAATGTCTTATAAACAACACAGTAAATTTAAAGTTACTGATTATGAAATGCGGCATTGGAATACTCTTGACCAAAAATATTGGATGGGATTTCACATTGGTTCTAGATTATTATCTAGATATAATGTTGTTCCATTACAATATTATGTGATGACAAAGACAGATGAAAATGATGTTGTGTCAAGTATAACAATCAAGGGTAATTACATCTATGGGTATTTTAAAGAAGACGGGACACTCTATAAGATCTATCAGCCAAAGGTTAAAGAAAGTAAATTTATCAAGGTAAGAGATTATATACAAGGTACAGAACAATTAGTATTTGATAAACCTTATTTGATAATTACATCTTCCCTTAAAGATCTAATGGCATATCAAAAACTAAAGATTAGTAATTCAGAAGCAATTGCACCAGACAGTGAGAATACTATGATACCTGAGAACATGATGAATAGCATTAGTTCTAAGTATCAGAAAGTATGTGTGTTGTTTGATAATGATGAGGCTGGTATAAAAGCTGCTGAGAAGTATAAATCAAAGTATGGTTTTGAGTATGTTGTTCTTGATCTTGAGAAAGATTTATCAGATGCTATTAAAGTACATGGTATAGACAAAGTAAGAGATAATCTTTTGCCGTTACTAAAACAGGCATTATTATGAGTTGGATATATCAAGGTAAAGAGTTTGATGATAAACATATTCCAGATAGAGCGGTAGGCTTTGTTTATATAATGTCTGCTATTATAGATGGAAAATCAGTTTTATATGTAGGTAAGAAAAACTTCTTTGCTAATATCAAAAGACCTTTTGGTAAAAAAGCACTGGCTATGTCTACAGATAAAAGATTAAAAAAGTACAAGCGAGAACTGAAGCCTGACTTTATGAATTACTACAGTAGTAATAAGGTTCTTAAAGATGCTCACAAAGCAGGAATAGTTATTAAAAGAGAGATTCTTAGAATATGCTATTCACAAATGGAGCTCACATATCAGGAGACTAAACATCAGTTTGTCTATGAAGTACTTGAGAAACAAGAATTCCTAAATGGTAATATTTTAGGTAGGTTTTACAAATTCAAATAATTATGAGTAATGACAGACACATCTGGGAAGGTTGGACTGTACAAGATTTTATCAATGAGTTGGAAATAACATTTCCGTACCAAAAATTTAGAACTAAACAGGAAGTAAAAGACTGGTGTAAATCAGAACAACCTTATTACAAGAAACACATTCCTGAAGTAGCAAAACATTTTATTAAAAAAGCAGGATTATGAAAGGTTTTAAATGGGTTGCTTGGTTTGAGAATCCTATTTGTTTTAGGACTAAAAAAGAAATGCTAGATTATTGTAAAGGTAAATTTGTTATAATGTCCAAAATTCAAAAAAGATGAAAGCACAAAAATGTAAGATAAGACTTCATGGAATTAGAAGAGAAATACTTACTGGAGAATTTGAAAGTATTTCTGCTGCAAAAAAATGGTTAGACTTATGTTGGTCTAGACCTTATACAATTGTAAAAATCAAATAATTATGACAGAACAAGAATTAACACAAACCTTGATCCAGTTAGGAGATCTGGGAGTTACTGGTATTAGAATAGATTATGAAGGTAGTGGAGATAGTGGTTGTATAGATACTATACTTTATACAGAAGAAAAAGATGTTTCTATAGAGGATGTTCAGAATTTACCTTGGGATTCTAACGATTTAAGAAAATTAAATAATGGGTTTGCAAATAGTATAGAAAACTTTGCACATGAAAAAATCCTTGATGACATAGAAGATTGGTGGAATAATGAAGGTGGTAGTGGTACATTGGCTATACTAGTTCCTTCTGGGGAATATTACATACAAAATAACATTAGGATTATTAACTACGAAGAATATTTCCATGAGGGTAATTTATTTAGAAAAACAAAAGAATAATGTCACATCCTTATGAACATGCAAAGTCCTCTTCTAAAAAATGGGGAGGTGAACCAAATGAGTATTTAAGATATCATGAATGGTTTGATGAGACAAAAGCTTGGATAGGACATTCTAAACATAGAATGTTCAGACATCACAGTGAGGGTATATTTCAACTTGAGCAAATATTTGGGATTTCTTTTGTAAATTCAGTGGGTAAAACAGTGTATGTTAGGTACATTGGAGAACAACATGTGAAAGAGGATTGCAATGGATATATTCCAAGTGCTAAAGAATGGGTTGATAATATAAATACACCTACAGAGTGGATGATTAAAACTTTAAAAATTGAAGACTGATGATTTTAACAAAAGAAGAAGTAAAAAATCTGATTGGAATGCTAAGATCTCCCGACAAGGATAATAGACTTGTAGCTTTTAAGATAATAGAAGATCTAGATCTTAAAAAACATATTGGGGAGATAATGGTAATGTATAAATATGGTGAGTATAACTTGAGTAGTTGGGAACAAGACTGTAAACCTGCACATGAGTTTATAGTAAAAAGGATAGAGAAGTTTAATGGAGATTGGGAAAATAAACTAAGCTCTGGAGAAGTACTTTCACTAATGACAGCAAATAAATCTAGTAAGCAATCAATAGAATTATTCTTAGAATATTTTATTAGAGACATGACTAAGATGTTAGATGCTATGGGGTATCCCACAGATAAATTTGAGTTAGATATAAAACTAAAAGAAGATGGACAAACAGAAAAGTCTAAGTAAAATTAGTAAAGAGCTGATGTTGAAAGAGCCCTATTATGGGTTCTTTCTTATTATGCTCAACAAAGTATGGAGAAAAGATCTTCCCACTGCAGGTGTGAGTAAGAATGGTATCAACTTCCAGTTAGCAATTAATGAAGAATTCTGGACAGGTCTGAGTGAGATGCATAAGATGGGGTTACTAAAGCATGAATTACTTCATATTGCTTTTGGACACCTTACAAGTTTTAGTTCTTTTAAGAATAAGAAACTTGCTAATGTTGCAATGGATATGGAAATCAATCAATATATAGATAAAGACTGGTTGCCAGAGGAAGGAATAGATATAGATGACTATAATGATCTAAATCTTGAAAGAAAAGCTGGTTGTAGATATTATTATGACAAGCTTAATCAGTTTCAGGATGAGAAGGATAAGAAAGGTACATGTGGTAATGAGGATATGGATAAGTTACTTGACCAAGTAGCTAATGGAGAAGGACCGGATCACAGTACATGGGAGGAGTTTGATAATCTTAGTGAAGCTGAGAAGAAGTTAATAGAGAAACAATTACAGAAAGTTTTATCTGATGCTAAAGAACAGACTATCAAGAAGCGTGGAAATATTCCGGGTGAAATAGAAGGAGTAATTGTTATTGAGGAAATAGTTCCACCTAAGTTTGATTGGAGAGGATATATTAGAAGGTTTACTGGAGTGAGCACAAAGGTATTTACTAAAAAAATCCGTAGAAAAGAAAACAGAAGATTCTCTGACAATCCGGGTCTAAAGATTAAAATGAAACAACACATGTTGTTAGCTATTGATACTTCAGGTTCTGTGAGTGATTCTGAACTACAAGAATTCATGGGAGAGATTCACCATATTTACAAAGTAGGTGTAGATGTTACTGTAGTGCAATGTGATACTAGTATTAGATCTATTGAACCCTATAAAGGAAAACATGAAATAAATGTAGCAGGAAGAGGAGGAACAGAGTTTGATCCTGTCTTGGATTATTATAATGCTAACCAAAAGAAATATACTAGCCTGGTGTATTTTACTGACGGTGAGTGTTATACATCTGTAGTACCAAAAGGTAATGTCCTTTGGGTATTGTCAGAAAGATCACACATGAATGATAGTCTTCCTGGAAAAGTTATCAAACTTGAACTTTAATTCTAATTTAATTACTTAATCACATTTTTTATGTGTATATTTGTATATGAAGTTACTAGCATTAAAAGAAGATTTAATTAAGAAATCTGGAGTATATCTTATTGAGTGCAATTTTCACAAATACATTGGAAGCAGTATTAATTTATATGCTAGATATAAACAACATAGGCTTGCGTTAAAAAATAAAAAACACTATAATAGTTTTTTACAAAGAATCTATGATAAATATCCAGATGATATAAGTTTTAAACTTATTGAAATTTGTAATAATTATGTAGAAAGAGAAGCTTATTATATTGAGTATTATAACTGTGATGTAAATGTAGAGAGAGATCCTGTAACACATGCAAAGAGTAATGAAACAAGAAAAAAGTTAAGTATGGCTAATACAAATAAAAGGTTAGGCAAGGAAAATCATGCTTCAGTAAAAGTATATCAATATACTTTGGAAGGAGAATATGTAAATGAATATGATACAATAAGAGAAGCTGCATTAGCAGTTAATGGTAATGAGCAGTCTATAGGAGATGCTGCAATTGGAAACTATAAATCTTCAAAAGGCTTTCAATGGAGAAGAGAAAAGTTTGATTCAATTTCATGTATATCTAAAAAAAATAGAAAACCGTATTCTATTAAGAAAATTAGCATTATTGATAGTACTGAAAAAGTAATTGTATCAAGTGTTAAAGAAGCTGCATTATTATTAAATGCTAATGAGGGCACAGTTAGAAAAGCACTTACACACGGATTTAAGTGCAAAGGTAAAGTGATTAAATTAGAATTATAAAAAAAAAGAGTTATGAGTCAAGTACAACTAAATGTTGAAGAGTTAAAAGGTTTTATTAAGCACATGGTTAACAATAACCAGCATATACAAGCTCAAGGTAAAGTACCTGTAGCAATTAATATTGAGGGTGATGCAGGTCTTGGTAAGACTTCTGCTATTATGCAATTAGGTAAAGAGCTTAATATGCAAATTGTAAAATTGAATTTATCTCAGTTAGAAGAATTGGGTGACTTAGTTGGTTTTCCAGTTAAAGAATTTGAAATTCAAAATTCTGAAGGTAAGACTACATGGATAAATGAGTCTCAGATAAATGCTGCAACTGTAAAGGGTTATAAGGTTATTGGAAAGAGAATGTCTCATGCTGCTCCTGAGTGGATTCAGGGTAAAGGAGAGGGTGGTTTCTTAATTCTTGATGACTATACTCGTGCGGATCACCGCTTTATGCAAGCAACAATGGAGATTTTAGATAGACAAGAATATGTCTCTTGGAAGTTACCAAAGAACTGGCATGTTATCTTGACTACTAATCCAGATAATGGTGATTATAATGTTACTTCTCTTGATGTAGCTCAAAAGACTAGATTTATCTCTGTTGAGTTAAAATATGATTCAGATGTATGGGCTAAGTGGGCTGAGAATGCAGGAATAGATGGTAGATGTATTAACTTTATGTTGATGCACCCAGAGTTGGTAACTCAAAGAGTAAATCCAAGATCTATTACTACATTCTTTAATGCAATTAGTTCTATTGATAAGTTTGAAGATTCATTACCACTAGTTCAGATGATTGGTGAAGGTTCTGTTGGAGCAGATTTTAGTTCTATGTTTACTATGTTTATTAATAATAAACTTGATAGGATTATTTCTCCTGAAGATATCTTGACAAAAGATAAAGACTATGTAATGGGAGCTCTAACAAATGCAGTTGGTAAAGATGATGATTTTAGAGCCGACATTTCTAGTGTTATTGCCACCAGATTGATTAATTATTCACTTGTTCAAGCTGAAAAAAGTTCAGTTCCTGCAGGAGTAATTGACAGATTAGCAGTCCTTACTACTGAATGTGATGCATTTACAAATGACCTTAGATATTATATGGTCAAAGAGATAGTGAACGGAAATAAGGTAAAATTCAGTAAGCTCATGCAGAATACTAACGTGGTGAAGATGGCTATCCAGTAAAACAAACGTAAAGGGTTTCCCTTTTAAATAAAAACAATACAAATTAAAAACTAAGATAGGGGGAGGTAATACTCCCCTAATCTTTATAAATTAAATTATGGAAAAATTTGTTCATGTTGAACTAACTAATGGTTCAGATTATAATGTAATTCGTGGTCTTGATGTATCTATTGTAGAGGGACTAGCAGATTCAGTTGCTACATTTGTAAATTCAAAAGGATATGTTCCTACAAAAGGAGATACAATATATCTATTGCCGGGAGTTAATATCCCAAGAATGAAACTAAGGGATCTTGCACTCAATCTTGGTATTAGAGTAGTAAGAGATCCAGAAAAAGCTAATGTAGTATTTACTGGTAAAAGTAGTGTGGGTAAACTAACTACATCTACTTGGTATTATGTTGCAGATGCAAATGAAATTCTTAAAAATGTAAAAAATCTTTGCAATGATCAGTATTACATTGACAAACTAGAAACAGCAATATTAAATACAGGTACTACCAAAGTTTGTTCAGGTTGGTCAGACATGAAAAATACTCTATGTAATGACGATTTTACCATCTATGAAAGTCAATATGTTTATGGTATTGAACCAGAGTATCAAGAAACATATGATGCTATTCAGGGTAAACCAATTTATTGTGAGTCAGAGTTGCTTACTAATATCAATGGTGATGATTCTACAGTTATAGACTATGATGTTTATAAACAGCTAAAAACTATGTTTGAAAGCTCTGATGATGACAATCATATCCTAGCTATGGAAATTATGGCTAACTCTCATTATGAAAATAGTGTTGTGTACTTACTGATGCTAATAAGTGATTTTAGTGTTGTAATATCTAATACACATACTAAAAATCATGTGAACTTCAAGTCTATGCTGGCTTATTTTAATTGGGTTCCAAGACAAATAAGTAGTTTTAATGCTGATAATATAATCAAAATAATAGATGGAAAGGGTCTGTTAACTTTAGATATGATTAAGATATTGTATAAAGAGTATGCTAATAATATTCATATAAGAATTGCATATGATGAAGTTTTTGAAATCAAAGAAGTTACTATTAAACAAGAATATCTTGACAAACTTAATTTAACATCTCTTAACTTAATTAATCCTGAAGAACTTGAGGTCACAGATCCTGTAGATGAAATAGTTACTGATGAACTTATAGAAGCTGCAATAACTAACATTCAAAGAGCTGAACTTAGGTCAGAGTTAATTGCTATTGAAGAAGAGTTAGGAGCTCAAGATGAGACTCCGCATGAAGAGTTAAATAACAATCAAATAGAAGAAACAAATGGAGATGACTTTGAATGGTTCTGAGGAACTAGAAAAATTCTATAAAGAAAAGTTTTACTTTAGTTATTCTAGCATTAGTAAGCTTCTTTATTCTCCGGTAGCATTCTATAATCATTATGTGCTCAACAACAGAGAAGATAGTGTTGGCCCTCACCTGGTAGCAGGTAGGGTCATACACTGTCTCTTGTTTGAAGAGGATAAGTATGATGATTATTTTACAAGCATGCCGGGCAAGATTCCAACAGATAGTCAGAAGAAAATTATTGATAATATTTTCAAGACACACTTGTCAATAGAAAATAATTCCCTATCTTTGGAGGACTACTCACAAGATATACTTACAGAGCTACTCACAGCTAATCTCTACCAAACACTTAAGACAGATCAACAGAGACTTGATAAGATACTCACAGAGGAAAACAAACAATACTTTAATTTTCTTAAAGAAGCCCGTGATAAAACGGTAGTTGATCAACCTACTCTAGATGGCTGTAGAGCAAGTGTTGAGGTATTTAAGTCTAATAAAGACATAAGACAATTACTACAATTTGATAGGGCAGAAACAGATGATCACATAGAAGTGTATAGTGAGTTGCAAGTGCAGGTTGACGTGGATTATCTACCATATGGTTTTAAGGGTGTAATAGATAACCTTGTGATAGATAGAGAATCTAAAACAATATTTATCAATGACCTTAAGACTACAGGTAAATCTTTATTAGAATTTCCTGAGTCTGTGCAATATTACAAGTATTGGGTTCAGGCAGTGTTATATGAGAAACTTGTATTTCACAAATTCTTAAAAGATTTACCAGATTTGGGTGAGTGGCAGTTATACTTTACATTTATTGTAATAGACAAATACAACCAAGCTTATCCATTTCAAGTCTCAAGAGAGACAATGGCCATATGGCAGCAAGACTTTGATGAAGTAAGTGATATGGTAAAATATCATTATAAAAACAAAGACTTTACACTACCGTATGACTTAATATTTGGTAATGTGAAATTGTAAATTTTATGGCTTTAAATTCTGTTTATACAAAGTATTTTCAAAAATCCAAGGTGTTTTTATATCCGCTCTTGGGTATTAAAAGAGGTGTAAGTGTTGTTCCAGTAGAAACTTATATTTGCTGGGAAGGATGCTATACCTCTGAGGATATGAAATTAATATGTGTTTATGATATTAGAAAAGATGATGAGTACAAGTTCTTTGAGAAGAATACTTTGTTATTACATAACAGGTTGCATGACTATGTTAAAATTGGTTCTCAAGCAGTACTTACATTTGATTTTTCTGATTTAAGTGATGATTGGTCTCATTTTATAAATGGGAAATACAGTAAAATGAACATAAAATTAAAGCAAAAGATCCTTGACTTTTTTGATAAATACAGTGGAAATTATACCTATATGCATAGTTACTTAATACCCGAAAAATATTTTAGTAATTATTCAGAACTGTTAGGTGTTGACATTGAAATGTTAATTCAAGTGGGAGAATTGTGTAGTAAACCTGATTTTGAAAAAGAAACATTAGTTTTAGAACTTGCAGATTTAGGTAGTATAGAAGAAAATAATTTATTAAATTTGTCAAAACCAACAGAAAATGAATAACTCAATGATGTTAGTTCAAGCTACATGGCAAGAACAACAAACCTTTAGAATGATTCCTACTTCAGATCAATGTCCATACGTGGAATGTATCTATGATCCAGGAACAAAAGTCTTTGTAATTATTTCTAAAATCAAAAAGACAGCATTACATATGCTTCCAAAATTGGATGAATATGGACAAGCTGTTGCTGGTACTAAAGGAGTAAAACAAGAAAGACATAAACTAGAAGTCTTCCAAGAATTTTATGTGGAAGATTTAGTAGCCATGAAAGACATAATTCATTTCTTTGCATCAAATGCAAATGAATTTGATTATGCTTCTTTTATGACTGAATCTGAAAAGTAAGTAATTTAGGTCACCATGGGGTGACTTAGGTTGCCCCATTTTGTTTTTAAGGGGAAACAGCTTAACTAAATTAATTATGAGGCAACACTATGTAATGGACTATGAAACATTATCCAACTGTTTCATAGCCTGCTTTGACGGAGTAAAATCCACAGATCAAGAAGTTTTTATTATTCATGAGTCTAGAAATGATCTGATAGAACTAATTACATTTCTAGAAAGAAATATTGATTATGATGAATGGCATGTAAGTTTCAATGGTCTTGCTTTTGATAGTCAAATTACCGAGCACATTTTAAGAAATAAAAAAACTCTGTTAAAATTATACGGTGATGATGTTGCAAAATTTATTTATGACAAATCACAAGATATAATTAACAGAAGTAATAATGGTGACTTTCAAGAGTATGCCCCTAAAGATTTAAAAATTAGACAATTAGATCTTTATAAACTAAACCATTGGGATAATAATGCTAAAAGATCTAGTCTTAAGTGGATACAGTATACAATTGATTGGCATAACATTATTGATATGCCTATTCATCATACTACTGAAGTTACAGCAGAACAAATACCTGAAATAGTCAAATATTGTATTAATGATGTTCAGTCCACTAAAAAGATTATGCATCTCTGTAAAAATCAGATAGATTTGCGTAGACAATTAACAAATGAGTATGGAATAGATTTATATTCTGCATCTGAGCCAAGAATATCTAAAGAACTGTTTCTATTTTTTCTTAGTAAACAGACTGGAATTAAACAGTATGAGCTAAGAAAAATGAGAACAAGTCGAGAAAGAATAACTGTTAAAGACATTATACTACCTTATGTAGAATTTAAAACAGCCACCTTTCAGAATCTTTTGAAAAAGTTCCAGGACGTAGTTATCTATCCCGGAGGAACAAAAGGTGGGTTTAAATATTCTGTAAGGTATAAAGGTGTCCAAACAGATTTTGGTTTGGGTGGTGTTCATGGTGCTAGATCTACTAAAGTATATGCATCTAATGAGGAGATGATTATAATGATGTCTGACGTTACTAGTTTCTATCCCAATCTTGCTATTAGAAATAAATGGGCACCAGCTCATTTACCTAAAGAAGAATTCTGTAATCTATATGAGTGGTTTTTTGAGGAAAGGAAAAAGATTCCTAAGCATGATCCCAAGAACTATGTATACAAGATTATTCTAAATTCAACTTATGGTTTATCTAATGATGAGAATAGTTTCTTGTATGACCCAGAGTTTACTATGAGAATTACTATTAATGGTCAGCTTAGTCTTACTATGTTGTATGAGATGATCTGTGAAGAAATACCAAATGCTGTTCCACTAATGCAGAACACAGATGGTTTGGAGACTATGATCCCTAGACAGCATGTAGATAAATATATGGAGATTTGTGCAAAATGGGAGAAGATTACTAATCTACAACTAGAACACGACAAGTATTCTAAGATTATTTTGGGAGATGTAAATAATTACATTGCTATAACAGAAGATGGTAAATCTAAGTGTAAAGGTAGGTTTGAATTTGCAGACTTAGCAATGCATAAAAACAAAAGTTTTCTGATTATTCCCAAAGCAATTCATGCATATTTTGTAGATGGAATTAGACCCGAAGAGTTTATTAAATCTGTCACAAATATATTTGATTTTTGTGGCGGGGTAAAAATTAAAGGAGATTGGAATTTTTATGAACACAAGGTTGTTGGTGGAGAGTATTTAATTGAAAAAGTACAACATACTATCAGATATTTTATCTCTAATACTGGAAGTAAAGTGATTAAAAAGAACAACTCTGACAATAGAGAAATACAAATAGAAGCAGGTAAGTGGTTGCAGACTTTGATGATAGATTACAAAGAAAAACCATTTACAGATTATGATATCAATTATGATTATTATCTGGACAAGATCTATAAAGAGATAAGGGATCTTGAGCCTATTATAACACAACTTAGTTTATTTTAATTATGCCAAAGAAAATTGCTGAATGTACAAAGGCACACTTAGTTAGTGTGCCTCTACCAAATCATGGTGCTAGTTATACTGTAATTAGTCACCAATCTGTTATGGATTATGTATATACTGAGCTTGCTACTGCAGGTTTCAGTGTTATTAGTGAGGAGTACAGATGTACTGCTGATGGACAAATTGCTCACGGGATTTACAAGTTAAATTTTAATAGTGACCCTGAGCTGTCAATGATGTTTGCTTGGACAAACAGTTATAACAAACAAGTAAGATTTAAGTGTGGTGTTGGTGGTTATATTAATTTGACCGGAACTACTATGGTTTGTGGAGATATGGGAAGCTGGGCCAGAAAACATACTGGAACAGCTGATGAAGAGACAATTAAAACCATACAAGATCAAATAGCTAATGCACATATGTATTATAATCAGTTATGCTCTGACAAAGAAGCTATGAAGGGTATCACACTGAACAAGAGAAAACAAGCTCAGTTATTGGGTATCTTGTTTGCGGAGTATCAGATTCTTACTACAGAGCAGGCTAGTATTGTAAGACAACAGATGGAAAGACCTAGTCATGTCTATACTGATAGTAACAGCTTGTGGGCATTCTACAACTTTGTGACTATTGCTTTGCAGCATTCTCATCCTAAAACTTGGATGGAAGATCAACGTGTGTTACATTATTTTATTTCAACTGTTAATAACTTTCAACAGTGCAGTGCACCTGCACAGATAGTTGTACCTGTTCCAACAGATATTAATGCTAACACACCTGTAGTTAATCCTAATCAGGTGGATTTATTAGATTTGATTGCTATTGCAGAAGCAGAACAAGCTAACAGAGCTGATTTAGAAGCAGATCAAATGGATGAAGATGTAAGATATGCAGCTCAAGAAGAGGTTATTATTTATACTGATCCAGTTGGAAATACTTTTGAAGCTATAAATTTTCATAATGAGGTGGTTAGTGATACTAACCAATTGGAAGATCCAGAAGATGAAGAAGATTTAAATGATTGGATGAATCTACCAATAGAAGCTGCTCCTGAAGATGATGTTCCACCATATGAGCCTGCAGAGGATCAAGAATATACTGGTGAGAATGCATCTTATATGAAAGGATCAGATTTTGACATAGATAAATCTAACGAAGAACTTTTTGCAGAAGAAAAAGGAACTCCTAGTATATTTGACATTGCAGCAACATTAGTAAAACCTGACAACTTTGGTTTAGATTTTACTGACGATACTAATGAAGACACGGACAAAGTTCCTGACTTCTTTTAGTGATGAATAATTATCAATTTAAGGGGGATGGCTTCGGCTGTCCCCCTTTTTTTTTTAACTTTGAACTATGAAAGAACAATTAAATTCTGTGGCTGAGTTTCACAAAGCATTTGGTCAGAAAGATGGTAAATGGCCACAACCATTAGAGTATGGAGAAGTAGTATTAAGACACAACTTAATGGCTGAAGAGAATGATGAGTATCTAAAAGCATGTCAAAAAAATTCTCTTGTAGATATAGCTGATGCACTAGGTGATCAATTATACATCTTATGTGGGACTATTCTAAAACATGGTATGCAAGATGTAATAGAAGATGTATTTAGAGAGATACAAGCAAGTAACATGAGCAAACTTGGTGAAGATGGCAAAGCTGTCATGAGAGAAGATGGTAAAATATTAAAAGGACCTGGTTATTTTAAACCTGATCTTTCTAAGTTTATTAAGACCAATCAAAAGAAATAGTAATTATACCTAGGGACAAGGAGAATGTATAGTGATCATAGTCTTCATTGGGGGTATAAAACTCCCAACCAACTAGAAATCTTTCATGTGGTAGAACAAACATTATAGTTAAATTCCACCAATTCATTTTCCTTGTCTTTTATAGGTCTTTTTATAATTCTTTGAACTTTTTAACTTACTAGTTTTAGTTTTAGCATGTACTCCTGGACGGGATACTTTTATTTTCTTGTAAGTTTTAACTGCTCCTGGGGTTGTTTTTATTTTTGCCATTTTTAACGTCCTCCTGATTTAGATTGATTTTTAAACATATTTTCATATACTGTAACTGGATCTCCAGTTCCACCACTGAATCCAATTGTTTTACCCAACTTACTCCAAACTTTTAAACTGCCTTTTTCTTTCCAAGAATATGGTCCAGTATCTCTTTTATATCTATCCATATCTTGAAATGTAATAAAATCTAAAACATCTCCAAGAATATCAATATAAAGAACAATTGTGTTATACCAAGCACTTGTTGTTTGAGTAATCATTTTTACATAATCATCTGCTCCAAAGTTAATTCCCATTACTTGAGGTAGAGGAACAAATGCGGAAGTTTCTGCTTGTACACCCATCATTAAAAGAAGCATATGATTAGATAAAAACCCATATGTATTAAAAGTATCTTGACCAATTGCTCCTGATTTTGCTCTTAATTTTTTCCATTTTTCATCATCATCTGGATCAAACCCAAAGATCATTAAACCTAACAAAGCAAGACCAATTGCAAATAATGCTTCTGTACTAAGTTTTCTTACAGCACTTTTTTCTTCATCAGTTAAATAACTGTAATTTCTAAAACCTGATTTTATAGTTTTTAACATTGTTTGAAATGCCGTAATATAAAAACCTTTACCATAAGATGTAGTTGCCCAATCATATCTTTCTCCACCACGAGTCCAACTAATAGTTTTAGAATCAAATCCAAATCTATTCATCAACATAGGGGTAAACCACTTTCTCATAAAGAAAAATAATCTATAGAGTAGTAATTTATTTCCTTCTGGTTGACCCATATCATCATATGCACCAAAGAGTTTACGAGATGTTCCTTGAATTCTATTTTTCAATCCCATAAATAACTCTGACTTAGCAATAATAATTTCTTGACCATCTTCAAGCTGCACTTCAGATTTAATTCTGTTTTTAGCTTTAAGTTCTTCAACAGAGATGTGATATTTTTTAGCAATTGCTTCTAAACTCTCACCTTTAGTATATTCATGATATACTGGTAAATTACTCCAACCTGGATGAATACCTGGTTTTAATCTAATAATACCATCCTCATCTTTTTCCCAAGCTTCAATATATCTTATTGATTTTTTAGCACCATTCAATACTTGATCTACTTTTTGACCATACATAAATGCACCAAAAAGTGAAGTAGCAACTTGCATCTCACCAAATCTTCTATGCATATACATCCACTCAAAATTAGCTAGATCTTTTACCATAGATCTTTCTACTTCTCTACCAAATTCATCTTTGAATTTAAATACGGGGTCAAAGATTTGAATAAGTTGTGTAGATATTGCACCTGGACCAGTTTGATAGATTCCTTTTGTACTCCATTCTAACATAGCTTTTTCTGCCCAAGGTCTTGCTAATGCAATATCTTTAAGATTTATAAACTCAGCACCTGCACCTTCTATAATTAACTGTACATATGCACCATATTTGTTTTTAAGGTCAGAAGGAATATTTATAGCTAATGCACTCATAGCAGAAAAACCTTGAAGACTTTGCACCCATTTACCAAATCCTGGGTGAGTTTCTTCAATACCTTCAACCATTTTACCATAGTATTCTCTTTCTATAAGAGACTTAACTTGTCCAAGTCTATTATTAGTATCAAACTTTTTCTTTGCCATTCTAAGAGCTCCTTTAAGACTATACATGTTTTTATCAAACTTCTCTAGTTCTTTTGGAGCATTTTCAGGATCCTCTAATGTTTCAAGTATGGAATTAACAAGCGGTAAGCTTTCTAAAAGTTTACCCTGGGTTTGTATAGATAAGGCATATCTAAATAAGCCTTTGAAAATATCAGCATCTTGGTTCTCTATATCTAAGTTGTAAATACCTGATACAGGCACATAGGTGATTTGATTACCGTCAAGATCTGTATTGACTAAGTTATTTTCTGGATTATAGTTATAATCATTTTCAGCATCTACTACAGATTTACCTAAAGCTTGATTGTACCATTCTTTAATGTTTTTACCAAGTTCAGAGAATCTTTGACCATATGTTCCTTTTTGTAATGCTTGATAAATATCACCTTTTTTAATAGCATACCTAGGCATATCAAGATAGAGTTTACTATAGTTACTCATACCTTTCTGATTCTCTAGATGGTATTCTTTGATAGCTTCAAGTAATTGAAATTCTGCATTGTTTGCAGATTTCATTTGAAAATATTTCTGATTCATGAATCTGTTATCCTTAGCACTGTATTTGCTTGAAGGATCAAACATTCTTGGTAGCCACTGATTTTTATTATCAATATATTCTCCAATATAATCTTCTTTGTTGGCACCAAAAGGAATGGTTCTATATTTATCTTTTACTTCATACCTAGAATGTCTTGCTGAGGGTACACCAACTAACTCAACTTCATTACCTTCTCTATCTAAGATCTTTGTATACTTAATATGATCTGGATTTTTTGGTATTGAAACATTATTGGCCCGAGTTCTTTTATACTTTGTTTGATATGATTTAGTTTTTTTATCATATGCTTCAACAGTATAATGGTTTAAATTAAACCACTTCTTAAACCCTTCATCTGCATCTAATATATCTTGAAACTCTTCAGAATTAATGAACTCATCAATCTTATCCATATCAAGCTCTTTGATATTTTGCTTAGATAGATTATAATTTAAGGTTTCAATATAATGTACTGTAGGTAAACTTTGTGCTAGTGCACCCAACTCACCAAAGATTTCGTCTATTCTTGCAACATCATCAGGATTTATACCCTCTGCTTCTTGTCTTTTTAATAACTCAAAATATCTTTTAGATTCTGGAGTACCAGGTTTTATTAAACCACTTTTTGCTTTTTTAGTTAGAGCTCTAAGTTCATCAGCATCTTCTCTTGAAAGACCCATGGACATGTCAAATCTAAACTTAAAGTCTGAAAGGGCTTGCTCAAGATCTCTAATTCTTTTGAGTCTTGTTTCACCCATAGCAGAACTATTAGGCTCTCCTTGTTCATCCCTATAACTATAAATTAGATCACTAATTTCTTTAAATGCGGCAGCAGAATCAAAAGTTGATTTAGTTGCAGCATTCATTTTTGCTTGTAGTTCACCAAGTTCATTCCATAGTTTAACTCTAGATTCCCAGAAGTCCTCTGTATATTCCATACGTAGGTTCTGTCTTCTCCATTTTTCTATTTCTCTATTAAACTCAGCAGATCCTGGAAAGATTTGTTTAGTAGCAAGCAAATCTACATACTCATTATATGCACTCTGTAACAAACCTTCAATAGGTCTCCATTCATAAAAGTCTTTAGTAGCTTCTCTATGTTCTATAAGTACTTTTGCTATACTTAAATCATAGACATTATTTGCAGGGTCATCTACCTTTGGAGTACCATCTTCATATGTAAGAGAATATAACTGTTGGAATTCTCTAAATGCAGCTTGAATAGTAGAGTATTTTTCCACTCTTTCAAGCTCACTTTCCATTGAGTTAACTAAGTTATTATAAGCTTGAAGTTTCTGTTTCTTTACATAGTATGCTAATTGACCTACCTCAGATTTTTTAAATATGTCATCCTTTGCATAGAATTCAGGAACATTTTCTTGCCACATGTAGTCTCTTTTAAAATCATCAAAGTCCATAATAGCCTGAGCAATCTTAGCAGGATCTTCAGTTTTCTTTGGTTCTTCTATGTTCCACTCTAATAGATCATAGTGATATCTATAATCTTTAAATGCACCCACATAACTCCAAACTTCTTTCTCAATAGGTTTCCCGGTTTCTTTATCTACCCAGAACACTTTGTCTTTGAATCCCATCTTCTCTCTCATTGCAATAGAATTCAATTTGCTAAAGCCAACTTTGGGTAAAAGTTTTTCAAGTTTATTTCTAAACTTCATTGACTTCTCCCAAACTTGTTGTTGAACTTGAGTCTTTTCATTCTGAATAAACATTGCTAATGGACCTACTATGATGTCATTACTAGAACTATATGACTCTAACCATCTATTAAACCAGCTTACATCATGAGCTCCTCCAGTAAGTGCAGCTTTGATTTTTTCTTCATCAATTACTAAGTTTTTATACTCAGTTATAAACCCACGTAATACATCAGCAGGAACACCTTTCTGCACTAATGCATCTATGTCTGCATCAGTAAGAGTCTGTTGAACTACTTTATTATACAGGTCATCCACTTCACGTTCTAATTGTTCTGTTGGAAATGTTTGTTTTAATGCAATGCCTAAATTACCTTTCAATCTATCCTGAACATATTTTGACATATAACTTGTCATCTCAACATAGAACTGAACATTGTTATTTTTAAGTAAGTTGGCAATGTTTGTATTGATCCGGGTGATGTTTAGTATAATCTCATTCATTGTTTTATAGAATGGATTATTACTATCTATTATATCTCCACTTAATGATAAAGCTTCATCTATCTCTTGGATCATTTTTAACCAAGCTCTAGAGTTAGACTTGTAAAGCATCATCAATGCAATAGTACTTCTGTTATTTATATTAGAGTTGTTGATTCTAGATATGTCTAACAACATGTTTTTAGTCATGCCATTAATATTATCTAAACTGTTTACTAATGCCATTGCTCTTTGGAGATCTACATCCATCTCAACTCTAGCAGCATCTAATGCATTTTGTATAAGTTCATCTTCTGACTTACCTTCTATATTAGTATCCAGGTTGTTTTTTAAATTACTTACAACTTCCCGCAAGTATCTATTAGTACCTTTTTGAAACAGTGATTCTTTAAGTAAGTTTCTAGATACTTTATCACCTTTAAAGTTTTCGGCCTCTGTCAGAATTCTTTTGGTGTATTCATATGTAGTCCTTACAACTTTCTCCATTGATTCTTTGTTGGAGAATTTATTTAGTTCTTTTGCTCGTTCCAGTACTTCCCTGGAAAACATTGCAAGGTCATCTTCAGTTATCAAATCTGTAGAGAACTCAAAGTCTTTATCTAAGAGCATGTCAGCAAGTTCCTCTAACGTAGTATCCACATCTAACTTGGCAACATTTACTTTATTACCAAACAATCTTCTAAGTAATTGCTTGATGGCAGCGAAGAGTTTATTCATGAAACTCTTATACCCTTCAGTCTCAATTTCATTGTTGATTCTGTTGAGTGCTTTTAACTGCATTGCATATGCAAGTACTTCTTCTTTAAATAAATCTGAACTCTCCTCTAATTCTGGATAGTTAGTCTTTACATAATAAAAGATTCCCTGACCTTCTTCAGTAGCAATAGCTTGATTGTATAGATTCTGAAACAGGATGTTGTTAGTCTTTCTCAGAGCGTTTAGTACAGGATGTGAAAACTCATGCAATACAGTTCTCACGTTGACATTTTCCCCTACTACATAAACTGTTCCTGCATAGTAAAAGGCTGGTTCTCCATTGTACTTGACAGGTCTGTTTTTTAATATCTCAGCGGCCTCTTCCTTAGTGATATTTTCAAACTTGGTGTTTGTACCGAGTGATAGTCTTTTAGCAAGTACTTCAGCAATTTCTCGTGATCTTTGATTTTGGAGTTCATCTAGTTTGACATCCATGAAGAGTACTCCGTTAATTTCTATAAATGGATTTTCTTGAGAGTCAATTATTTCTTCTTGAGTTTCAACTGGTAGTTCTCTCATCATCATTGGTTGATCAGGTCTAGCGTTGAATAACTCTTGGAGTCTATCAAAGAGTGGTACGTTTGGTTCTGCTCTTAGTATTTTATACTTAGTATCTCTATAATATGTTGATCTCCAAGGATCAATATGCTCAGACATATTTATACTAAACAATTTAGCCCCATTAGTTTTGAGACCATACTTAGTTTCAGCAAGTGCTGTAAGTTTATCATTAAGCTCATTAAAGAGATCTTCATCAATAATTCTTCTTACATCATTAGTAGCACCTTTATTTTGTAAGTATTTTATAGAGTTTAATTGTACTTCACAAACCATATCATGAACATTTAAATGGATCTTCTTCTAGCTCCAATTGCATTAATATTTCTTCATCAGAGATTCCTTGAATTACTCCAACCATATCTCGTATTTCATTGTACATAGTTGAACCAGGATTGATGTATCCAAATTCCTCAAACAATCTCTTACTTAAATATACGAATAATTCTTGAGGCATTGTCTTAGGATTGCCAAAACCATACTCAGGAAATGCAATTTTACCACCTTTTTCTTGAATTTGTTTTAGTATATTAATTCTTTTCTCCCAAATGTTTTTTAGTGTGTTATACTGTTCAGGATTAAGTGGAACTCTTTGATTATTTACTACGTTTATAAATAAATCTGTAGGTAAGTTAACAGACATATCTGCTACTTCTGTCATAAAGTTAGATGATCCACCTAAGTTAATACCTCTTTCAATCTGATTTGGCATTATTTCATAAACACTTACATTATGTACAAACACTACATCCGGATTATTTTTACCTAAATTTTTATAATAAAACAAATTTTTTGCACCGGAGTCATTATAAGTAAATACCATTGGATCATCAGTATTTTTTAAACCGAGTCTTTTTGTTTCAGATAGTGTGTCTATATTAGTAGAATCTGTTTGAGTATTTACAGTGGGTTGGGTACTAACACTACCTTGTTGTTGAGTAGATGGTTGACTAACAAACTCTTTAAACCCTTCTATATCTTGTTTACCAGTTTGCTCTAAGTATTGAGAATAAAGTTGTTGGGCTTGTTGTTTTTGTTGTGGGGTTACTTTATTATAAGTAAATTCATTTAAGTCAGCTCTATTAAGAAAACTATCAGTTAATACCTGTAATAATTGTTTATCAGATAATAATCTAAGAATAAAGTTGGTAAACTTTTTCCACCAGTTATATGCTTCTCCTTTTTGTTTAACTACTTGTTCTCCAATAGCTTGAACTAATGCTTCTTCACTACCCCATCTTTTAATAGCTTCTTGTACAATAGGTGTATTTCTAAACCAAGCTATATAGTGATGAGCATATTCATGAGGTATTGTATCTGCTTTTTTATTTACAGCATCAACAAGTACTGTCATAGCTTTAATATTAGCTTGACCTATTATTCTATTAAATTCATCTTTTTGAAATTGAGTATTTTCTATTTTATCAAAATAAGTATATTTTCTTATAGCTTCGTTTGAAAGTGCTTGGTATAAATAGGAGGAATCAAAATCTGTTGATTTTAAAAAGTTTAAAACAGTTTGATACTTATTAAATACTGAATGAGCTTTAAATTTATTAGTAATTAAGTCTGTAAAAGTTTGAGTTTTATAAATATTAAATTGTTTAACAATGTTATCTTTATTTCCCCAATATTTTTGCAGTAGTAAAGCAGCTTGTTCTTTAGATTTATATTTATCTAAAACATTTGACGGTAATAAAGTTTTTATTGTGTATTGTTGCTTAGAATCATATTTTTTAAGAGCTTCTTCTATACCATATACTTTAACTTGTTTTGTAAAAGACGCAAATAATTTTGCCAATGAATACACTTGGTCAATGGATTTATTTATTGAATCTAAATTTTCTTTTGCATTTGTTACTTTATTTAACAAATCTTCAATAAAAATTTCAGATTTTAAATATTTATCTAATGATTCTAATGCAGTTTCAAAAGAACTATAATCAATCTTATTTTCAAAACCTCTTCCTAAAACTGAGTTAATTAAAGTTCTTAAACTAAAAGAGTCTGTTTTTTTAGGTAGATATTCTTTTGTTTTTAATTTTAATTTGTTTTCATAGTATTTAATTACCTTTTGTTCTTCTTCTTTTGTTATTTTTTTAGTTTTTAAAATATCTTTTTTATTTTTAATACTTTTTCTGTATTCTTCTACATCCCACTGTTTAAATTCATAGCCAGAATCTTTTATTTGAGCTTCTAGTAAATTGATATACTCTTCTGAGTTTTTAATATTTTTTGTTATATATTCTCTAAAAGAAGGTGCTGCATCTGCCCCTCTCCAACCATTATTGTTTAAAATAGAATGTATAAAATTCCCAGCTTCTTCTGTAGAAAGATTATAATTAGCCTTTATTTCATCTATTGTTAAAGGTATCAATCTTGGTTTATAAGATTCTTTAACTTTAACATCAGAACCTTTTCCAAAAAATTCGTTAGATATAAACTCATTTTGAGGCATATCGTAAATATATATTCCATTATTTATTGCTACTGCTGACACATAATGTTCTATATCAAAATCTCCAATTGGAGATTTTACTTTTACTGGTAATTGAGAACCGTTATAATTTGAAGGATAAGGATTAAGCCCTATTTTTTGCAAATGTTCAGTAGATGCTTTTGCAGTATAATTGCAAATACCACTAGGACATAATTTATCTTGGTTTTCAAATAATTCAAAGTTGTTTACTTGTTCTTCTAACTTTTGATTAAATATATTATCATCTTTTTCCCATACAGGATTGTTGGTAATGGTTAATTTAATCTCAGGATATTTCTTTTTAAGATACTCAGTTAACTCTTGTTCAGTCTTACCTGTATTTTTTAAATTAGATTCTAAAGAAATATTTCCTGTAAACCCTAAAGCTTCATATACCTGATTAGCTAATTCAGGATTAGATTCAAATAGTTCTGATACACCTTCTTTAACACTACCTTGTTTTTGAGTAGATGGTTGACTAACAAACTCTTTAAACCCTTCTATATCTTGTTTAGAACCTAATATATGAATCTGACTAGATTTCAAGACTATAATATTATTAGAATCTTCTGTTGTAGGATTTGATTCTTTATATATAATACTATCTTCATTATCGTTTAACTTTTGAGGTAGTATGTATTCTACAGTTCTTGGATTTCTGACATCTAATATTGTAAACATTTTAATGTTTCCATAAATAGTTTCAGATTCTTTATCAGTTGTAAAATGAAATCCTTTAATAACATCCTTTGCATTTGTATTTTGATTACTACCTATTTTTTTGACATCAAAGGAATTAAAAACATTATCTGTAGTATGATAAACAATATCCTTCACTTTACTGGTATAATTATATTCTCCACTTGAAGGATTTTTAAGAATACCTAAGCTTACTCTTGCTATGTAATCATTGTATTCTTCCTGTGTACCATATTGTTTTAAAGCAGGTGTAGATTCATAAGCAGTTTTAGCTCCTTCTAAAAACTCTTTATTGTTAAGTCTTTCTTGTAGTTCAGTAAACTTTTTAACTTGTTCTTGTTTATTACTTTGAAATATAGGATTAGTATTGGGTTTACTTAAACTATCAAGATATTCAGAATAAAGTTGTTGTGCTTGTTGTTTTTGTTGTTGAGTTATTTCAATGGTAGGTTTTACATAATTATTTGGTAAACCGATTTCTTTTAAAGAATATTCAAAATCTAGTTCTTTTGAATTTTTTAAGATAACATATAGTTCTATAACTCTGTCATTTTCTTTATTTGTTTTATTAGTTTTATTACTTAGTTCTTCAAACTCAGTCAACAAATCTACTTCTTTAGATAGTTGTTTTGCGGCAGAAAGTTCCTTTTGTTTATTTTTTTCTATTACTTTCTTAACTGCATCTAAGCCTCCTTTGACAAAAGCATTATGATATTCCTCATTTTGAAAAGTTCTATTGTATATCTTAGATTCAGAATTAGATTGTTTAAACCCTAAAGCTTCATAAATTTGATTAGCTAATTCAGGATTAGATTCAAATAGTTCATCTACTCCTGGTTTAACACTACCTTGTTGTTGAGATGGTTGGGTAGTAGCTTTAAATGTATTAGCATACACATCTCTAATAGCTTGTTTACCAGCTTCTGTTTCATTTGTACTACTACCAATACCAGCATAATTTTTAGTTAGAACTGGAATACTTGTAGAAACAAAATCATTTTTAGAAGTATCCCATTTATACCATCCAATAGGATAACCATAAGATGAATCTTGATTGAATACATACACTTGTTTACCAAGTAAAATTCCACTAGCTACAGCATAACCAGTTCCTCCTTCTATAATAGAATGATTAGTTTTATTTATATATCCTTTTCTACCTTTTACACCAGGTTTAACTAGTTCTGAAACAGCATAAATACCATCAGCCTTAGCAGCTTGCATCATATCTCTTCTTACTAATTTACCAGCATAAGTATCTGCTGATAAATTACTTCTTCCAAGCCATTCTCTAGCTGCTTGATATCTATCTTCAAGTTTTTGTTTTGTAGCTTGGTCTAG